TTATATAAACTGGAGTGTAAAACAAACCACTGCCGCCAAGGTAAGCAGCACATAAAAAACGATTGCTTTCTTCCTCTCCGGATAGGCTTTCAGGGCATTTAAAACAAACAGCACAATAACAATTCCAAGCTCCGTTTTTAAAATCCAGCCCTTATTCATCCCCATGCCCACATCGATAATGATAAAGATTAACAATATGGCAGTCAGTATACTTTGTAAAATCATGAGCACTTTTTCTTTCTGTCTCATAAGCCCCCACGCGCCTGCCATATCCTGCGAAAGTTTTCTATCTGCCATTTATTTCTCCTTTCTTATTGAAACTGCCTGCATCTACTTTACTGTAAATGCAGGCAGTTCGAAAATAGTATACAAAATAGTATATTGTAAACAAAATAAAGGAAGCTTCGAAAGGGACTTGAACCCTCGACCCCTTCATTACGAGTGAAGTCAGGAAATTTTATGCATTTACAAATCAAGTGAGAAAAACATACGATTTTTCGGCACTTTCTGTAGTTTTGTGTTTAGTTTGTAATATCGTTATTTCTTATTTTGTCCCCTTTTGTACCTTGATTTATTATTCTGGTTAGGGTACAATTGGGGTACATAATTAGTATAACAGAAACAATGAAAAAGTGAAAGGGGTAAAATTATGAAAAGACGTAATGGTGAAGGCAGTTGGGGAACGAAAACAGTCGGTAATAATAAATATCATTATTTTAGGGACAGTTCAGGACATTACACGTATGGCAAAACTGTTAAAGAAATCAATGAAAAAATAAAAAAAAGAAAAGCAGAAGAATTTTTATTGTCTGATAAAACAACCTTTGGTGAGTATATAAGTGAATGGCTTAAATCTAAACAAAAGAATATTGAGCCTACGACATATGATTGCTATGAGACAATTATATCTTCTCTGATTTTAAATTTTAAGGATTATGATTTAGCGAATATACAGCTTCATAATTTGAATTCAAAGGTATTTCAAAAATATTTGGATGCGTTGGCGAAAAAATATTCGCGTGCGACAATAAAAAAAACATGGGTTCTTATAAGACAATGTATTAAAGTAGGAGAAGTTAAAAATGAGATTCCTATGAATACAACTGTTTTCGTTAAAGTTCCAATTGAATCACAGGTTGCAGTAAAAAAGAAGAATATACCTTTTTTGTCAGAAGCTGATGCTGAATTGTTATATAATACTTTAAAAATGAGATATAAGAACGGAGATTTCAAATATAAAGAAAATGCACATGCATTAATCCTTATAATGTACTCAGGTATGAGAATATCTGAGATGACATCTTTAAGGTGGAAAAATGTTGATATTGAAAATAAACGAATATTTATTCGAGAGTCAACAGCTCAAAGAAAGAACCGTGATAAAAATAGTAATACAAAATATATAACTTATACTAAAACGCCAAAAACAAAAGAAAGTATCCGTACAATTCCTTTGCCAAATAGAGCGATGGAGATGATACAATGGTTCTATGATAAGCATAGTAGCAATCGCAAACCAGATAATTTTGTATGTTGTAGTAAAAATGGAACTCAGATGATGAGAAGAAATGTAAATAAGACACTAAAATCAATGATAAAAGATTCAGGCTGCTCCGTGATGGATTTTTCCGCTCATACATTGCGTCACACTTATGGTTCTATTTTACTTGCCAATGGTGTTGAAATAAAAAAAGTGTCCGAATTATTAGGGCACGAGGATATAACAACGACATATAATATATATATTGGTATATTAGAAAAGGATAAAAAAGAAGAAGTTGAACGTGTATTCGACAAAAAAATAGAGGGTAATTAAACCCTCTATTTTTATAAAACAATCTTAGAATTTTTGTTATTTTTTAGCCATTCATTTAATTCGTTTTTAGGTATGAGAATCTTTTTGCCTATTTGTATGCTAGGAAATCCTTTTAATTTTACTAATTTATATGCTGTGTTTTTGCCTATTTTTAAAATAGTTTGTAATTCAGACATTGTGTATACTACTTCTTCTCTCTCATCCATTCATATATTCCTTTACATCATCTACAAATTTCTCAACCTGACTATCTGTACTTAGCGCATGAATTTTAACATGGCATCCTTCAGAAGTATCCATCGAACAAATGCCAAGAATACTTTTTGCGTCAACTTCATAACTTCCTTTACAGAGTAGAATGTCAAAAGAATATTTATTGCAGATTCTTGCGAAGTCCACCTGTTCACGTTGAGTATTTAATTTAACGTCAAACTGTTTTGTCAATATTGTTCCCTTCTTTCTTTGCTTTATTCTTCAAACTATACTTTCTTAAATATTCCATTTGTTCTTTATCACTGTCTTCTATATCAAAAGTAGTTTTGCAATTAACTAACGCTAGTGCAAAAATCATAAACAAAAATATTAAAGTAATTATAGCTATTACTGCCATTATTTATTCACCACCTTATTTTCCTGTACTACCAAAACCTCCATTACCACGTTCAGTATCATTTAATTCTTTGACCTCATTAAATTCGGCATCTATATAAGGAAGAAATACTAATTGTGCAATTCTATCACCTTTTTTAATTGATACTGGATCGCAACTATCATTATGTAATGCTACAATATATTCACCAGTATAATCCATGTCTGCAACACCAACGCAGTTTGCAGGACGAATACCTAATTTTGTAGCAAGCCCACTCCTTGCGAAAATAGCACCAAAACATTTCTCGTCTGGTTGGAACGCTAATCCTGTACCAATCTTTTCAGTACAATGTGGCAGAATCGTTTCGTCTTTTGTAGAATATAAATCATATCCTGCCGAATATTTGCTCCCTTGTGTTGGAAGCACCGAATCTTTATTTAATCTTTTTACGTTTACTTTCATTCTCTTTCCTCCTTTACAAAATTAACAATTTTACCATCTTCAATCACCGCACACATATCTTTTAGTCGATACATATCTGTACAGTCCTGTAATGTGATATTATCCATTTCTAAAATACTGTTATAATCCATGTTTTCACCTCTTGCTTTCTTCTGATTTAATACAATTAAGCGCATCTTCTCTCTTAGTAAATATTGTTTTATTTATGCCCTTATATGGGAAGATATAGGACTGCTTGCTTCGTTTATCCACTGCAACAAAATAAGTGTCATATAAAGTCCTAACTTTCAGCTCATATAAGTCATAGGTTTGAATCTTAGGGAGAATTCTTGCCCAATACATTATTTGACCAGTTTTAATGTTTTCATGTTCCATATGTTTATTCTCTTCTTTCTTTTCATTTTTAATTGCAATACAGGATTATTTTGTTTTGTGCGAGAGATTGCTTTACATTTATAACGTGCTGATTTTTGCTGCCACACCATTTGAGAGTAAGGTCTTTTTGTTCATCTATATATTCTCCGTCAACGAGCACATTTACGTTAGAAATGATCTTTTTTCGTTTATCTGTGACTTCTATTGTATGTAAATCATCAGTAATAGTTGGAATTGGAAGCATGATTTGATTCCACTGATATCCTGTGTATAACCAGATTGATTTATCAGGATATGAATTACGGATTTCTTGAACTAATTTGAGAACTTCATCGAGGTTATTTTCATGTAGTGGATCACCACCACTGAAGGTAATTCCTGATATATAATCTTTAGACAGTTCGTTGAATATTTCTTGTCTTGCTGATTCATCAAACGGAATACCACTGTCAGGATTCCATGTCTGAGGATTTTGACAATTATGACAATGGTGTGAACAGCCTGAGAGCCATAAAACGACTCTCAAACCATCACCATTGTTCATATCATCATGTGTAATATTATGATAATTGATATGAATCACACTCCTTACATCGAAACTCTATCTGCGATTTCCGCATTTTTAGCTTCGTTATATCTTGTCTCACCATGTACTCTTGTAAATCCTAAGTATCCGTTCATCCTGTCAATTTTTGTAATCATTTTGCTACCACACTTAGGACAAACATCCATTTCAACTTGCTGATATCCACAATCTTCACAGTAACACATCGCAAGGTTTACCCCCTCATAGAAACCTTTATCCATTGCTCTAAGAATAAGTGTTTTAATAGCTTCTTTATTATATCCTAGATTGTATCTGCAATACTGAATCTTTCCACCATTAAATAAATTCCAGAAACGTCCTTCTTTATCCTGTTTTTCAATAGGCGACATCTGCTCTGATACATGACAATGGAATGAATTGCTTACATAAGGCTTGTCAGATACATTCTCAATGATTCCATAAATCTTGCGGAACTGTTCAATCTGAAGACCACACAACGATTCGGCAGGAGTGCCATAAATTGCATATAAAATATGATCTTCCTCTTTTATTCGATTTGTATAATCATTGATATATTGCATAACTTCTAATGCAAATTGTCCATCTTCACGAATAGATTTACCATTATAAAGTCTTTGCAATTCATTTAATGCAGTAATACCATAACTCATTGTCATTGGTGGAAGAATTGATTTGATCTTATCTGTTGGCTTTAAATTACCACCAAGTAAACCACCTTCACAGAAAGCAACTGGATTTACACTTGCTCTCAATTCACCAATATAATCATATGTTCTTTTATGCAATCCACGGATTAATTCAAGATAGTAATCAAGAACTTCATAGAAATCTTTAGACTCTCTTCTTGCTTTTGCAAGGATCATTGGTAAATGAAGTGACACTACTCCAAGGTTAAATCTTCCTTCAAAAATTGGTTTATCATTTTCATCCATTGGATGCATACCACCTTTTTCGTACCAAGGTGAAAGAAATGCTCTACACATGTTAATCATATGTCACCATATGCACTGACTAGCTTTTCCCTGCTGAGATGTCCTAATTCTCGTCATTGGGCGGTATCTTTGGAAATGGTGCTTATCTCCATTTCTACTCGGCTACACTCATCACCGATAGTCGATTGACCTTATTTATAAGGCACAGCTTCATCTATAATACAAACGAATTCCTTCTCTTATAGACCTATCTGTTAGCAGTTAAATAATAACCACACCTGTTAAGCAACAGTTAAATACCGTTTTACATGGGCTGATTTGCACTTACCCATAGGACTTACCACTTTTCCATATTTCTTATACATTTCTGCAACATATCCATCACCTGTTAATGATAACCAATCTGGATACATTGTCTTACTGCTACAGTCAAGACCAGCATTAAATACATCTGCACTCGGATATTTATCTGAACCATCTCCATGAAGATTTTTGTCATATAAAAATACAATCTTAGGAAATAATACAGGACGTTTAAATCCTTTCTTACCCTGTCCTTCTGAATGAACTTTAAGAAGTGAAATAGCTGCCATTTTACCAAGAGTAGATGTAGCTAAACCAATTGTCATCGTGACAAAAGGATAGTCCCCTCGACTTGATCCAACAGAATTTAACTTCATTTCAATACCCTGCCACCCTTGTTCAAAGTCACGCTGAACTTTGTCTGTAGCATATTCATCGACTTTATCAATTAAATGATTTTGTGATAAACCATTAATAAACTCATCTGTTATATCAAAGTATTCTTTTTTATATTTCTCATATGATTTTTCAGCATACGGTTCAAGAATTTTATCTACTTCTGGAACTGTAAAACCCAAGTATGATTTTTCATCATACATGCACTATTTCTTCAATGATTGTTAATCATTGCCTTGCGCTTCGGTACAGGAATTTCACCTATATACCTACTCTACTCACTTCTTTATATAAAATCTCACATTAACGATTTTATACTATGTTTTCGATAGTCTCTGAACCTTCATATAAATCTTCTATATATTAAAATTATTCATTCCTTCTATGTAAAATTCAAATGCATTGTTAATACACTCATTTTCAGCTAGTCTTCTGATTTGTGTTGTTGACACTCCACTTCCTCTTGACGCAGCTTCTATACTTTCATATAATGTTTTAGTATTGGTTGTTTTATCAATGCACAAGCACCGTCTTTTCATATACTTTGGTCGGTTTATGGGGCGGTGCAATTCTATATAAGCGTGTTCTAAATTATCAGAATATGATAACTATTCTAAGTTATCTATTCTATTATTAGATCTATCGCCATCTATATGATTTACAGTTGTTTTATTAACTGGATCATCATTTTCTATAAATGCTTCTGCAACCAATCTATGTATTTTAAAACATTGTCTTTTATTATTTTTCCTTAAATGTATCTCGTAAACATTTACTCGTTTGTTATAGCATATATGTAAAATCTTTCCCTTTATATATTGCTTTCGTCCACCTGAACTATTAACATATCTATCTAAACTTCTAACTCTCCCAAACGAACTAATCTGATACATTCCTTCATAATTTTTAATATCTTTCCAAATTTCTTCTATAAAAACATCTCCTTGCTAATATAGAAGATTTATATGCTTGGCACACCGTTACTTAATTAAAAGCTTCAGTGTTAGCAGTCTGTACGACCACACCGCCCATTTAGGCGTTCACAAGGTTTTTAAGTACGGCAGTCGGATGATTTTTACCGTACTGTTGTGCGGCAGTAGAAAGAATGATATCTCCCATTACATCAAAAGCAGTATCAAGATAATTTGGTTCATTATACCAAATATTACCCATTTCAAAACCGCCCTTCATAACTTCTCCTACTCTAAACAAATCACAATTAAATGTATCGAGTCTTGCACTTCTATCATGAATATAGATATATCCATCTTTTGCAGCCTGTTTCTCATCGTGAGTTAAAAAGAACTTCTTATATAATTCTCCACTTAATTCATTATAAATAAGACTTCTTTTTGTTGCTACTAATGCTGAGTCTGTATTAGCGTTGCTTTTATCTCCAATATATCTAATAGACTGACTACGTTCATATACCTTGTCCATCATATGTACAAAGTCTTTTTTGTAGTTTCTATATTCCTTATACATTTTTGCAACCGTTGGAAAATCTTCTTCCAAAACAGATTCTACAATGTTATGCATATCGTAAATTTCAATATCTGTATCTTCATCGTAACTTTCATCTATTTTTGCTAATACATCGTTTAAAATCTGTGCATAATCATTGTCTGACAACTCATACATGGCACGTCTAGCAGCTTTGTTACAAGCATCAATAATCTTCTGCTCATTATAAGGTTCTATAGTACCATCTTTTTTTATTACATTATACAAATTTTATCTCCTTTCTCGATTTCACAAGAAATCAACCTTTCGTCATTTTTAAACAACATAGTATTCAATTACATATTCAATAAGTTCATCAATATCACCAAAAATACGATTACACATTTCTTTCTGCCATGGATGTAACATTGGATAATTCTCTTCCGAGCATAAACCAATAACAGGGATTCTATGCTCGTATGCGATTGCTAATTCTGCCATCGTACCAAGTGATTTCAAATCATTAAAATTAACAATAATTAAATTAGAATTTCTTACTTTATTGAGATCAAATTCCATTACTTCTCTTAGTGTTGAATATCTTGGAGAATTGTCTTCAAAGCTATAATAATCATTTGGATTGCAAACTCTTACTTTCTTACCATGATCTAATGTTATTAGTTCCTGTTTAATATGTACTCTCCAATAGTTACTCTCATCAAAATCTTTTTTGCCGAATTTCTGCATACCACCAGCAAGATAAATGTTTAATGTTTCCATTTTTGTCCTCCATATAATTATTTGTAAACCCTAATTTCAACAATTTTACCCCGAAATTGTTTTCCTGCATAAGATACATCACCATATATATAACGTGCTTTGCGTGGAAGAACAGAAGTATTTACTACAAATTCTGCAACACTTCCATCTTTATGCACTCTATGGTTATTGACTGTATCTCTATCTGCTTTTTGGTCAGCTAAAATGCATTTCAGTACATGCTTTCTGCCATTATGCGATAACACTAAATCTATTTTCGTACCGATTTTTGTTGCATAATAGCTGCCCAATGCTACACAATATCTATCACCAACCATATAAACGCCTGTTTTATAGTCTAGTTTGTACTTTCTATGTAATCTTCCTTGTGCAATTGACTTGTTTCTTGTTATACAAGAACCTGATAGATAACTTTTGAAAGCTCTATTACTTGGAGATTTATAGCGTTTATATTTCATTTTTTTATTTGATAGATACTTACTCACTACATAGTAATATTCTCCATTAAGAAGAATTTTGCTCCATTTGTTTACTTTCTGCACAACTTTAATTGGGTCGTTATAATACTTTACTTTTACAATCTTTGATTTTAATTTTGGTCTTTTTCTAACATTGATTGTTGTCTTTGCATATTTAACCCTGTAGTTATGCGTGCTTGCTTTCGCTGTTAGCATAGGGGTCGTAAGCAATGATAAACTCAACGCTATACTTAGCACTTTGCTTTTTAAAATAGAATCACTCCTTTTATTGCCAAAACTTCAAAGCACCATTTGAGTTATAAGGCTTTGTAATAATGGCTTTGTATGTATTTGAATTATCAAATCCTAATTGACGTGTTTCTATGCCAATAATTTGATTATCAAATCTGCCTAATGAGTCATGCTGCTCACCAATACAAACAATGTCGTTATCAGCGATATTTGCATTGATGAGTTCCTTGACCTGTTTACCTTTTATGTAATTCACTTACTAATACTTATTCTCCCTTCTTTAGCATTTTTTCAAAATCATCTTCTGTTATAATTGGAATACCAAGCGATTTTGCTTTTTTGTTCTTTGAACTTGTAGAATTAATATCATTGTTAATAAGATATGAAGTCTTAGAACTGATAGATCCTGATACTTTACCACTGTTAGATTCAATTACTTCCTTTAACTCATTACGATTAGAATAATGGTTTAAACTACCAGTAATTACAAATGTTTTACCATTCAATAAATCATTTGTTTTATAATTGCCTTTTGTCTCAAATACAAATTCTTTTGAAAGTTGCCAAATTTTATCACACTGTTTTTCAAAATAATTATCCATTGAACTAATAAGAACATTACCTATGCCTTGGATACTTCCAAAATATTTAGCACCATATATTGTCATTATATTCATGAACTTACCTAAATCATAATCAACTGCTTCAGCAATCATTTTACTTGCTGACTTGCCGAGTAATGGAACGGATAAACTATAAAGGAAACGCTCAAGACTTGTTTTACGAGACTCTTCTATAGAATTAAGAAGTTTTTCAACAGATTTCTTACCAAAACCTTCTAAGGTTTTCATATCGTTTTCATGAACTGATAAATGGTAAATATCCTTAATTGAGTTCAACCAACCAAGATTAATGAATTTTTCAATCGTAGATTCTGAAAAATTTTCGATATCCAACGCATTTCGACTTGCTGCGTGAACCAATTTATTTAAAAGTTTACCTTTACAATTTGGATTTTCACACATAAGAACTTCTGAATCATTCTCTTTAACAATTCTTGTAGGTTGACCACAAATAGGACATTTATCGGGAATACTAAAATTACCACTCTTATCTATGCTATCATGTATTTTAGGAATAACCATATTTGAACGATAAACCCTAATCCTATCTCCAATACCAAGCATCATATCTTTAATATATGTAATATTGTGAAGTGTTGCTCTTGTCGTAATCGCTCCATTCAGATCAACAGGTTCAAAGATTGCTACGGGATTAATTAGTCCAGTCTTTGATGTATTCCATTCAATATCTGTAAGGAGTGTTTCAAATAATTCATCCTCATATTTGTATGCCATTGAATGTCTGAAGAATTTTTCTGTACGTCCCATAGATTCTGCAATCTTATAATCGTCTATTGCCATAACTGCGCCATCGTAAGGTATATTTTCTTCGTCTGCATATTCTCGAAGATCGTCAAGACGTTTTACTAATTCTTCTTTTGCCCATGAGTATTCATTTGATAATTTCACGAATTTTATAGATGGTATAATCTCAAATCCAATTTCTCCAGCCTGATATAAATCGTCACTAAGATTTTTATGATTAAACCCTTTAATTACTCTCCAAGCAACAAATCTCATATTTCTACTTGCAGCTTCTTTACTATCCAGTAATTGTAATGAACCAGATACAAGATTTCTTGGGTGCTTATATTTCTTGTCTTCTGGTAATTTGTCATTAATATCTCTGAAAGTATCCCATCCAATAATTGTTTCGCCATCAATAATTAATTCATCTTTATATGGAATTTCTTTCGGCACATTATCCATAGTTAATACATTCTGAAGACATTCAATACCTTTTACTCCATCTCCTCTGGTTTCTGCTCCAATTAATTTACCATCAATATAATGTAGTGATGTTGTGAGTCCATCTGCTTTTACTGACAAAAAACAATCATTGTATCCCATAAATTCAATCAATTCATCAACAGATTTTGTTTTATCTAGTGAAAGCATTGGATGATTATGCTCTACCTCATTTAATTCATCTGCGACTGAATAACCAACATTATGCGTTGGACTATTTGATAGTACAATACCAGTTTCATCTTCCAACCGCTTTAATTCTTTAAGTTTATAATCAAACTCTAAATCGCTCATGATGGGATGTCCAGTATTGTAATAAGCTTTGGATGCTTCGTTGAGTTCTTTGACTCTACCTGCAATATCAAACTTGTCCATTTGTCTCCTCCTTTTCTCCGCAATATTCTCTTAAATATTTAAGCATTTCATTTTCCTCTGGAAAGAATATGTCTGTTTTCTTTGTATAAACAACCCATCCAAAAAAGTTTGACATAAACTGTCCAAATCTAAGGTCGCAAAAATATGTTTTCCAAATCCTATTCAATTCCGATGTGAAAACATCAATTCTATTTGGATCTCTCGTTTTAATCACTTCCTTATATATAATCTTTAAAATCATCATATGTAAACCCTTTATCTTTTAAATCGTCAACACACATAAATAAATGTGCCATTATAATTTTGATAGCTTCATTGATATATTGCTGTTCTACTTTATCATCTGTGTTATCTGTTTCTTCATAATTAATAATGTCAATCATAATAACACCTCCTTAATACTTGTTGTCATAACTGATCCATCTGAATTTAATCTTGGTGTCATACCACCCTCGTCATAATGTGAATAAATCCAATAATGAACACCTGTATCTGGGTCAATAAATTCATAAATATCATTATTATATATTTTTGATGTATTTCCTTCTTCACTTGTTTGTGTTCCCTGTAACGTATTACATCCAACCAAGACAAAGTACATACAGGTACATAATAATAAACAAAAAATTATTTTCTTCATAATAATCCTCCTCTTGAAATAAACATTTATTTGCCATCATACATAATCAACTCTTCCGCATATGGAAGTGATTCTATCCACTTTATAAATGACTCTGACCACTCTGTAAGTTTGTGATATTTACGCTGAAAGTACATATTACGAACATTCTCATAATTCATTGTTATTGTGCGTTTCTGTAACCATGACTCAGGAAGCCAACGCACAAGTTCCTTCCAATATCTCTTATCTTTTGTCTCAAGATATTTCTGACGAATATTTTCTAATACATAAATAATGTCCTCTTCAAATGTTGAAATATTATCTAACCCGTCATCATCCTTTGGATTATCAGTAAGAGATAAATTCCTATCATAATCATCAGTCTCAAAACAATCTAGTGTAATTGGAGTTGTAGCAAGCTTATGCATTGTGCTTGTAGAATTAGCAACTGTTCCTACTTTATAAGTATCAAATTCTTTCCACCAATAAAGAGGAGCTGTTATATCAACTGATACAAAAATCTGTCGCATAAACTTTCTATGTTCATTCCCTGCTTTAATAAGAGTCTGTGCGAGTTTTATATCATTTTCACCAATCACAAATCCATTTTTCCCATCATTTGTAAAATCGCTTTGATAACTATCACTTCTACTCCAACTATTCTTTGGATTCCTTAAACCTCTAAACGCTCCCTCAAAATTAAAAACTTCTGTATTCTCAAATTTCAAACTCTATTCCTCCTTAATCAACGTAATCCGTAAATTCTTTGCCGCAACATAAGCATTTAACAGTTTGACATTCTACAATTCCACTTGGTAAAAATTCATATACGAATTGTTCTCCTGCTGTTGCACGAGATACACAACCTTGTCTTCTATGAGTTACTACCCATTCATTTAACTTTTTACTTGTTTTAAACTCCAAATTTTACACCTCCTCATAATAAAACATAAATAATGACAAAAAACAGACCTACCAAAAATATTAGCAGTATTGGCAGTGTTAGACCAAATGTTAAATAAGAAAAATATATAACTGCTTTTAAAATAAAAGGAATAATTATACATGCTAAAACCAACATAAACAACAATACTACTTTAAATAATTTTTTGAGATTCATATATTCTACTCCAATTCTCCTATAGTTTTAATTTTCTATACTTATATTCTCCATAACAAACTTTTTAACAATGCTTTTTAGCTCATCTAATGTACCATTATTTTCAATAACAAAATCATAATTATAGTTAAATACACCTGCATCAGCCATATTAGATGTAATAGTCTTAACTGAGCTACGTTTGATTAAAATAGTCTTTACATCTTTATATTTATCGCATAATTTTCTGATTTCCTCTGGTTCACGGATATCAATGAGCAATACATTATATTTTTTATTTTTATGAAATTCCTGAATTTGTTTTTGAATCATCTTAAATGGAAGATCGTTATATTGACTTGTTAGAACTTTTAGATCTGATAAGAATTTTCTTGACCTTTCATTCTTTTGACCATCCCAACCACACAATTTAGCAATTTCTTTTATATAATCAATAGATGAATACTTCTTAGTTGGTACAAACTCATTCATCAACGCAGCAAATGTATCTTTTCCTGAACGAGCCATACCATTTGTTACAAATATGTATTTATTCATAAGCACCCCCATTTAACCACACATAATTTACAAATTTATCCCAATTTAGATAAATTTGATTGTAGATATCAACTTTTTTATCTTCCGCATTCCCGATAAAGGAAGAAATAATTACTTCCCATTCTGCTTTAGACCAAAAGTAATATCTTACTAATACATTCAATTTGTCTGCAAAATCTTGCTTTGATAAATTCTGTCGTAGTAACTCCTTAACGTCTTCAGTGAATTTACAATGTCTAAAAATATTATATGGTTCAATAGCATTATTATCGAAATTATGATAGTAAACATACCATTCCATCTTTAAATCCCCCTTCCATTTTTCAATGCATATTGATTAATCTTATCTAACCAATCGCAAAATTTCACTGTCTTCTTTTTATCTAAAGTAAATCTATAACCCTGATTTGTCCAATTGTTATACACTTGGTAATCGTAATATTCGTATTTTTTATTTCTTTTGCTAAGTATCCAATCTGCTGCTGGTTGTCCTAGAGCCGGACAATTAAATGTTTTACCAGTTTTTATGACATCTTTAATTATTGCCGAAAGTGATGGAATCAAACTACACTCATCGTAACGCATATCAAATAATAATTTTTTATTATAATCATATTGTCTAAAAATAGACCACGAATAATATCCTTTATAAACTGCACCCCACGATTTGGGAGGTTTGTCAGCAAAACCATGTACACGAGTTTCTCTCGGATAAAACCTTAATATATCTTTGTAATATGCATTGTTAATTAAAACAAAATCCATTTTCTTTTTCATATTTATTCCTTTCCTGATTCAGATAATTTTCCATCAATGGTTATTTCCTTCTGGAAATTTCCTTCTTTATCATAAAAAGACATATAATATACATCTCCACGCTGTTCTAAAACTATATTTCCATTTTCGTATAATTGAACTCGTTTCTGTTTGTGTATTAATTTTATTTCACCCGTTTTATCTTGTGAAACAAACATAGGTGGAAGAGATGGAATTTTTATTGTCGCACTGTTAATTTCTTCAAGAATACAAGAAATATCATCATCCAATTTATCCTCATCATCTATATGTTTGTCTACTGCCGCAATTACATCACTTTCAAATAATAATCTGCTTGTCATTTTAATACGTTCCTTTCCATTCACTCAATTCATAAAAATCATTTATCTGGTTATCCAAATTTCTAACCTGTTCTTCTAATTCATACTCTTTCTTCTTACTATCTGTTCTCTGACATTTTTCCCATAATTCCTTACGCTGCTTAGATAATTCGTTGTACTTGTCAGATACATCAATCTCATCTACAACTGATATTTCTATTTTCTTCCCACAATAAGGGCAGAACTGAATCGGATAATTATATGTCTGCTCCCATTCATCTTCCCAAGAACCAACTGTTTCTGTATAGGAAGTACAAAACTTTGGGATAGGATCATCTGAATATTTTGCTTCTTGTTCGAAATTATCATATACAAAATCTTCGCCTGTAAAAATGATAGTTTTATTATTCTGAATTGTCCTGCAACAGTATTGGAATGGTTTGAATTTATATGATAAATATTCGTCAAATTTTAATTTAACAAGTTTTATTTTCACAGCCTTGTCACCTCGTTCTTTACATTTTTGTTCTATTTACAACAAAAAACATTTCTTCTCATTTTGTTGATTTTATCAATTTTTCTTCCCTGACGGTTAATGAATTTAGCCAATTTCTTTACTTCTGAATTATGTTTAATATCGTCTTTAGAAAATTCCATCCTAAATGCATCAACACAATCTCTTTGATAATTACTTAAATTTACCATTTTATTCTCCTGCTTTTCCTATTGTTTTTGGTTTTCCTGTCTACGATAGCAAAGATTACAAGAACAATAATTGCGAATACAATATCAATCCATAATGGACACAATACCCATAACCATGACCAATTAATAACGCCTACTAATTTGAGTACAACAAATACGATTGTTAATACTCCGCAAATTCCAATGCCTGAACTACTACTGTTTCTGTTTGAACTCATTTTTTTTACCTCCTAATCTCTATATGAAATAATGGCTTCTTGCTACTTTTAATCATCGTCTTTACTACTTCCCAACAGTCTTAAAAACAAATTGATAATATCAAGATATAAAGCAACTGCACTATCTATAGCATTATCTAAAGTTTTTGCATTATTTTGTGCTTCTGCCCAATCATATCCAATATATCCACAGAATAACAATGCGACAATCCAATCCCACCATTTAGGTACATTACCAAATAAAATCATAATAAATTCAATTACTATAACTGCTGATAAACAAATAAATAGTGTTTTTCCCATTGATAGAAATATTTCTGGTTTAATACTTGATACAATAATAAGCACAATGGTAATCAGAGTAGTCAAAATAAAAGCTTGTACAATAGAAGACATATAATAATCTTTTAAGCAAATACTTAAAACTACACCAACTGGCAATATAACTAAGTTATATCCTATAAAACTCACAATTGGATTGTCTGAAAACTCACTCATACCAATACCTGCTAATGCAACTACAAAGTAGCCAATTAATACCATTGTTGGATTTAAGTTGCAAAATGTGTCCTGAAAAAATACACACATTATTGTATTCACTAAAAATCCCCAAAGTAAAATAATACCAATGGCAATGTTATACTGTTTGTCTGTTAATTTGTTATACATTATGTTATTCTCCTTATCTTCTACATCTCACACTTCCACCAGCATCTATATCACCTAATACGTTACCACAAGTTACAGAGCCACCTGCATCTATATCTCCTTTGACATCTCCACTGACTTCACAACTACCACCGCAATCAATACTTCCTGAATTGCCGTGAACTTCTACTGATCCACCACAATCAATTTTGTTGACATCTCCTTCGATGACGACTTTAATATCACCACTATTACACTCTTGAATTGTTTTACCATCTACAATAACCTTTCCATTGTTGATGACAACATTAGCTCCTGAACATGTGATTGTTTTACCATTAATAGTTATTCTGTTCATTTTTGCCTCCTTAATTTTCACAAGAAACTATCGCTTTTTAACCTATCTCTCATCAACCAATTCTTCTAACACTCCACCAACTTCAGCAACAATAATTCCTACTGCTAATGGAATAATTGAACCGTTCACTAATGTTACAATTCCACCAATTACTCTGATTGCTGATTTTCCTAAACTAATAAATAAATGTCCTTTACTGTTCATTTCTAATTTCCTCCATAACTTCTTCCACTATGTATTCACAATTTGATTCTGTAGAAGCAATCTCTTCATATTTAATATTGTACTGATTTAACTTATCAATAATTTCTTTTCTCACTTCTTTTGCTTCGTCTTCATTCTGGAATCTTCCTTCGTTCTCATAAGAATGGTGTCTTGTGAGTAGATAATTCCTATTATTATATGAATTAAATACATTCAGTACAGTCTTATTAAAGTCTTCTCCTAACACTTCATCAGTGTTATATACGGCACATAAGATTAATGGTGAATCAACAACCATAACCTGCACTTTATTCTTAACTCTACCCATCTTGAATGATTGTTTACCAAATAAATATTCCTGGTGTTTAAATACTTCACCATTATTTTCATATACCTTATCCTTTGCAAACTCTGAAACATATTCAGCATTGATACCGTGTCTTTTTAATTGTGCTGTAATATCCATTGCACAGGTACTTTTACCTGCTGATGGTTCACCAAACAAATTTACAACAATTGTGTTCATTTTATACCTCCAATTTTCCAAAGAAACTGTCGATTCATAATTTGTCTATTTCATCATTTAATTCATTATATCTATCATCAATGACAGTAAGTATAGCAGATTTAAGTTTATCTTTTGTTACATCATCTAAATGTGCAAAACTAACATAATCACCGTTATAACAAAAACCTGTTTTTTGATCATGTTTTCTTTTTGAGAACATTTTAGGATATGGGTATATAACTATTCGTCTTAAATCATTAAGGCATTGTTGTGAACGCATTAATTTATTTGCTTTTTCAATTACCATTTTATTCATAGAAAATCTCCTTATTATCATTTATTAATACCACTTAATTATCTCTTATCTTCGCAAGAAGCTGTCAATTTTTGTTTAGTATTTTTCATATAATCCAAATATTCTTTGTGGTACACATCTAGGTCTTTTAGTAATTCTTTACAATTTTCTGCGTACTGAATATATGTATCAGCCAAATGTCGTCTGCTTTCTTCTGAATCATCGACTAGCTTATATTTCCATTTATTAGCTCTTAACAAGTCTGCATTATGGTTATAAGTTTCAATACTTTCAGTATATTCTCTCTTTTTCTTTTCATATGTTTCATCATCAATAATCAGATGCCCAAGTAATTTAGGAAAATCAAAACCTAATTGTGTTCTTGATATTCTGCCGTCTTCTGCATATTTAATATTCCAAGCAATATCATCCCAAGCCATACCACCCAGAAGTGATTTGTTATCCTCTTGTTGCATATATGAAAAATACTCATATAATTCTTCCTTTGATTTACTCATAATTCACCTCCTACGAGAAATCAGTTTATTCTTACTACTGTATTATTCTCTGTTCTTTACAAAACTTCATTGACAATTCCATACTTGACTGCTTTGTCAGAATGAATATAGAAATCTTTCTTCTTTTCACGAATCTCATTAATATCATCTTTTGTGAGATTTGTTCTGTCGATTACATATTCTTCAATCTTTTTATTCAGCCAGTCCATCTCTTCTCTGTCTTCTACCAAGTCCTGATATTTACCACTTCTCCAACAACTCATTTGATGATACATAAATGTTGAATGCTTGTAACAATATCTCTTATGACCTGCTAAAAAAATCTTAAAAGCTGCACTCATTGCATATCCTGTACAATATGTATATATTGGAGTTTTGCTATTGAGAATAATATCAATTAATCCCCACATGTCATAAACTTCGCCACCATGTGAATTGATATATAGTTTAATTGGCTCACGCTTATAATCTTTCTCTTTTTCATCTTTCTCATCATCTTCTCGAATCAGATATAAAATGCTCCATGTTAATTTACCAATAGATTCGTTGTCTACATCATCAGATAAAAATAATGTCTTTTTGTCTGTATTTACATATGAATTGTCTTTTGAACTCATAAATCCTCCTATTTTGTTATTTTTATGTTTCAATGTGCAACATATAGTATGTTTTTATGTTGTATATACACTATATATTGTACGCAAAAGAAAGACGGATTTCCTTGGCTTTTTGAGTCTCTGAAACGCCCTATTTATGGGCATTCCAGAAATCCTCTATTGTATTATTCTCTTAAAATACTAACTTTGGATGAGCTGTGTCATATAAACACTGCTGTAAGTGAGTCTGTTTCTTACTTACACCCTCTTTACTGATAGCCATTCTCAAAGCACCAGTTTGAGCAACCAAATCACATTTTTTCTTTGCTCTTGTAATTCCTGTATATAATAATTCTCTTGTTAAAAGGGAATATGATGAAAAATCAATGCCGAAAATAACATGATCGAACTGAGAACCTTGAGACTTGTGAACTGTAATTGCATAACCAAGTTCAATACTATTAACTTGTGTTCCTTCTACATATACCTCTCCAATACCCATAAATGAAATAAGCACTGCTTTATCTTCTGGAAATACCTTTTTAATAATACCAAGATTACCATTAAAGATAGGTGGATTGGTTTTGTATGTATTCTGTGTATTGATAACTTTGTCTCCTTCTCGAAGAATTGTTATTTTGCCCTGTGATACAACCTCAATCTGTTCTTTATTGCCGTCTTCTGGGTTATATAAATCCTGAATCGTATTATTGATGTTATAAGTGCAAGCATCACCTTGTTTCTTAACAGGAACAAGTATCTGAGTTTCCATAACATTGAAGTTCTCTGTGTTCATTGCTTCTGAAAATCTCTGCATTATTTTATAGAAAGTATTACTCTTATCTGAATAACAATCTAATGATAAATCCTGCAATTCTCCTCTTGTCTCTGTACCAACCCAGTCTTTTTCTACAATCTGTATTCCTTTACGAATACGTCTTGCTTCTGTAACAATGGCTGATGCTGCTGCTTGTCTATGTACTTGACTAAGATATACCGTAGGAATCTCAGGAGAATTGATCATATCAAACGCAATGTTACCACACCCAATTGACTCTAACTGTCCCATATCTCCAAGACAGATAAGCTTTGCACCTGAAGGAATTGCTCTTAAAAGATAATAGAAAAGATAAGCATCAACCATTGAAATCTCATCTACGATTACAATGTCAACATCCAATGGGTTTTCATCATGATATGTAAAACCATTCTTCCCCCCATCATCAGTACAAGGATATTTAAGCAATCTATGAATTGTATATCCTTCTTCTCCTGTGATTTCAGCCATTCGAGAACTTGCACGACCAGATAAAGCACACTGTACATATACATAATCTTTCAATGCTTCAAGAAAAGCAGACACGGATGAACTCTTACCTGTTCCAGCTTCACCATGAATAACAACTACATTGTTTTCAAGTGCTTCTTTTACACCCATTCGCTGTTCTTCTGTAAACTGCCAACCATTCTTATGCTCGACATGCTTGATTGTATCTTCCCAATCGCCATATGTAATCTCTGATTTTGCATCTCTTAATCGGATTAATTCTTTGGCAATTTTATCTTCAATATTGTAGAATTTTCTAAGACCAATCTGTGTCTTATCTTCATTCCACCACAGCTCATCACCCATATAATGAATTGCTTCTGTAATATTCATATCAGGGACATCTTCGCCAAGTTCATCAATAATTGCCCCCATTAACTCATCAGGTGTAATCCATGAACAACCATTCTGACCAGAATCTTCAAGGTATTTATAAATAAAAGCACTAATACGTTGAGAACAAAATTCTTCCATTCCACTATCAAGAGCTATTTTGTCTGCCGTTTTCCAACCGATTCCTTTTACTTCATTACATAAGATATATGGATTATTTTTAACCTTTTCAACAACTAAATCAGGTGAATTATATCGTTCCATTAATCTATTCACCATATTGTTCGTAAGGTTATACTGTTCCAACTCTGAGAAGATTTTTGCTAAATGAATATTTCGATTAAATCTTTCAATCCATCGTGCAGCCGTGTTTAGTCCACAACCTCTGACCTTTACCAAATCTTCTGCCTTGTTATTCTTCAAAGAATCAAATGGATCATCCAATGCGTCATACATATTTTCAATCTGAAGTGGAGTGAACAAAGTGGACAAGAATTTCTTCTGTCCAACTTTGTCATTCTCATTAAAAGTAATGGCACTATAGATTGATATGATATTGTATTGTCCTCCCCATTTGGGATCTTCTACATAATCTGCTACTAATACGTATGGATTACCTTCAACCAACTGTGGCATTGTACCTTTGATTATGATTTGATTGAATTTGTCGGTCTTAGGTTTACCCTCTTTGACCTTATCTACTGAGACAACAGCAATTCCAAATTCATTTTTATAAAATCGAATTGTCTCTACACTACATATAATTTTTATTCTATTTTCTGATGCCATTAGTCCTCACTTTCCTTTTAATCAACTTTTGTTCTTTCAGATTGAAGTAGCAATGTACCGTCTAAATGTATCTCTTGAACTTTATTTACTGTGTGCTGGTAAATTGTGTCTTTGTAAATCATTGGTCTGAAACTATCGTCCCTTCTGATTCCTGCCACAACAATCTTTGAACCTCTACTTAGCCAGCTTCTTTCAAGTACAGTCTTCTTATCACTATTCGGATCAAGTTTTGCTGAAATTTGTTTATTATAAAATGCATAGTGACCTTTATTAAACTTCACACGCACTGCACCATACTTTGTAAGAAGTGTAACCATACAATGCAAATTATCAGCATTGATAACTGTTCCTGCTATTCTTGAAATCTTAAATTTGGGCATTTTCTTTGGTGAACCATCAATATAGCGAGTGTAATAATCGTAAGGTTCTGGTTCTTCTGGTAAATCGAAGAAATTAACTATGCCATATAGTTCTTCATTAATATTCTCCAATTCATGCTCACCATCATAGAAACTTAATGCTTGCATAGACCAAGAAGGTAATGTACCATCAGCATATTGATTCCAAACAGTTTTAAATAAAGCTTCATTATAGAGATTTAATGTATCAGTATTGTCAAACCAATCCTTTAATGGCTGAATGTGTTTATCAACCTCTTTAGTAAACAATTTTTCTGATACGATATAATATTCTCCTTTTATTTTAACTACTGAGTCTTCTGTGAAATGTTCCTTGAAGAAAGGCTGAGAATTGTTGTCGAGAATATAATAACCATCATGATATCCTCTTTTTGGTACTTTCTTTCCTTCATCTATGTGCTTTTCATACAATCCTTCATCATCTAAAACATATTTTTTGAAATTAACCATACGTTTTGCCAAATCTAATGATTCAGGAATAATACCTAACTTTGTCATTTTTGCGAACTGTTGCATTGTAATTTTGTCACTTGGAGTAAAAGCATAGTTTTTTAAATACCAACGCATAGTTTCTTTTCTATCTGATGAGTGCAATTCTGTAAAGCAACCAGCTTTAATTAACTGAACCATTTTTGACTTGGTAATAAGTTTTGTATCAAGCATTTTACGAGCGAAGTCTTCCATAGAATTAAATGGTCTATTCTGAATAATTGCTTGTACAATATCATCGCCTATACCATTGATACCCTTTAGTCCAAAAATGATACGATTGTTCTCAACATCTGCTTTAAAACCAAAGTCTGCTGAGTTGATAAGTGGAAGTTCTACTTTAACATTCTCTTTTTGAACAGCCGCTATTGCTATTGCCATCTTTCCATAATTGGTAGAATCACCTGCATTTTCATCTATTGCGCCAGAATCTACAATTAAATTCGCTGTCTGCCAGTAAATCGGGCTGTATTTATAACACAAATTCAGTTCTTGAAGACCTATAATCGAGTAGGCTAGTGTATGACTTTTATTGAATCCATACCCTCGCTGGGTGCAAATAAGCACATTCCACACATAGTTCGTTAAATTCTTTGATAAATTCTTCTCTTTCGCATTAGCAAAGAATTCTTCTTGTAATTGCAAGAACTCTTTTGGTTTCTTCTTTGCGACTGCTTTTCTTAATCTATCACCCCAAGCTAGTGAGAAACCACCAATCTTCGGATGCATTGTCAAAAGTACCAAATACTCCTGGGCTTCACAGATACCAAATGATACTCCAATAATATCTTTCAGAATATCTTGTTCTTCTTGTGTCAGACCATATTCAGTCATTTCATCATACCAATACTGGATATTTTCTCTAAAACGAGCATATTTCTGTAATGGCGTTTCAGCACCTTTTTCCTGTGCCATAAGTCGCAATACTGAGTTAATGGTTGCTAATTCATCAACAGAAGCAGGTTTTGCTAATGCAACCGCCTGTACACCACTCTCTTTCTCCATCTGAAAGAATGACATTACTTTGTGATTCCAAAGCATTTCCCACATATCTTTAGCATTACGTTCCAAAGTATATACGCCAATATATTTTTCATAAGTAGCTTTCAACGAACCTTGCCACTCTATTACATTATTCTCCAAAAGCAGTTCTAACTCTGCTTGCATTTTATCCAAAGCATCAATACAAAGCAGATCGACCTTAATAAGAGAACAATCTTCACACATATGTAAATCAAACTGAGTAATAACATCACCTGAATTTGTTTTCATAAGTGCTGTTGTATCTGTAAATGGTCTATCAACTAAGATAATTCCACCTGCATGTGAACCTACACCATTGACAAGTCCTTCTATCTTCTGTGCAGCTTCCCATAATTCAGGATATTTATTCATTTCTGTAACAAATTCTTGTACAGGTGGGTTATCATCATCACCATAATACATTTGTGATAAAGTTCTTAATTGACCTCTATCGGCTACAATCAATGAACTAATATACTGAGCTATATCATTATCAATCTTCAAACCACGAGCTGCTGTTAAGATAGCACTCCTGCTCTTTTCAGTTGATAGTGTCATAACCTTACTAACTCTATCTTCTCCGTATGTATCTTTCATAGCCTGAATAACTGCTTCACGCTTTGAACCACATATATCAATATCAATATCCAAAACAGAAGCACGTTCTGGATTCAAGAATCTCCAAGGATACGTCTTTGTTTTTTCTCTTAATGGATTAATCTGTGTGATACCAAGAATATTTAATAGACAGAAACCTACGCCAGAACCTCGACCAGCCCCTACTAATGTACCTGCACTCCAAGCAATCTGTACATCAATAGCAATCTGAAGAAGATATTTAGACCAACGAACCTTCATTTTTTCGGATGAATCCTTTATATAATGAAGACATTCGTTTATTTTTTCATAAGCTTCGTCTGTTTGGTAATAAGGATCTGTGTCAATATAAGCAACAATATCTCTTACTAAATGCCTATCACAATCGTATTCAGAATGATAAAACTCACTTAATAAAGGGATTTGATTCTTAAACTTTTCATACAATTCTTTGTTTGGTTCAGAGGTATTTAATGGAATGTACGGAATATCGAGGTCTTTTGTGAGTTTGTAATACTCTGCTTTTCCATATATAAGCATTGTATTGTCTAATCCCTTTTGAACTACATCGTGACCATAGTATTCGTCCATATACTCATGAATTTCATCTTCACTCATAATATAGGTGGTAGAATAAAAATCATCCACCTCTCTGTCGCCCTCTTGAGATTCCAAAAAGATTTTATGTATCTGTCTATCTTCTTTTTTAAGATAATGAGCATCCGTTGTAATGATATATGGTGTACCTGTCTCTTCTGATAACTGAATTAACTTGTGATTGACATAGATTTGCTCCATCATATGAGAAGGTTGCAACTCTAAAAAGAAGTAGCCTTCACCAAATATCTCATTCATATATGCAATCCAATCTTTACAAGATTGCCATATTTTTTCATATTCCTTTGGATTTGCTCTTTCTAAATCCTGAAATTGTAAAAGTCTATGTGGTAAAGCTCCTCCAAGACAAGCCGAGCTTCCGATAATATCTCCTTTATAGTTTTCCATCATTTCTTCAAGATCACTATAATAGGTAGGAACTCGCATCATGACATGCATAAAAGAGTTCTTAGTCCAAGCTTTTGTACTTAATTTCCTAATGCCTTGATGCCCATGAGCATTTAATGCTACTAAAATAAAATGAGGATATCTATTATTAAATTTATTCTCGGCAGTTACATCTTCTGTACACAAATATATCTCATTGCCAAGAACAACTTTAAAATTCTCCCATCCTTCTAAATCCTTGTGACTATCATAGTATTTAAGTGCATCTAAAGAGGAAGTGATAGACTCATGTTCCGTAAAGCAAATGCCAGCATGACCTAATGAGTGAGCATACTCAATCATTTCAGGCACTTTATTTATAGAATCTCGAAGTCTTAAATTGCTTCCCTCTGCACTATGGTTATGTACTCCAAAAAAACTCACTCAAATCCTCCTCTTATAACTGTTTTAATAAGCTTCTGACTGGTTCTCTTCCATAATTCTCTTTCAACCAATCAATGTATCCTTTATCCTTTTGTGCTATTATACTTACCAAAATTCAGCACATAAGTATCTAAAGGTGGTAACTCAGGTTTCTTCCACTCATCAAACTCCATGTCTAACGGCTTTCGTGAAGCAAGATAATCAGCCAAATGAACAATCTCCTGATATTTATTTGATGGTTTTGGAAGCACAATTCCAGCATCTTTTGGTTTGTTTGAGGTTGTCCATTGCCCCATATGAGATTCAATCACATTAGCAATCAACTCAATTTCTTTATCTGAAATAACTACATTTTCTTTGTGCTTTCTAACCGCTTCTGCCATTAACAACGGATGATCAAATACTGTAAACACTTCCTTTACGTTATCACTTGCACCTGATTTTCTGCCATCATGCACTAAACCAGCACATCTTAATAAATCTCTTTCTCTGTCAGTGAATTTGTTCTGATACTGCTCAAGACTGAAAAACCAATTAAGGAATCGTACAACCGCAATACTGTGTCTCATCAATCCACCATCGCCTAATGCATATGCAGGATGGTACTTGCCTGTAGACGAGGCAGGTACTTCCCACCAATATAAAGGAAGTTCTGACACCAAGAGTTTACAAAAATCTTTAATATCTTCATTTTCAAACGAGTCATAAATAGGCTCAATCATTTTCAGTTTTTCTTCTGTCATTAAAATACCAACTTTCTTTTCTTCTCTATATTATTATTCTCCAAAGCATTCCACTTTTTATTAACTTCAAATGTCTTTTGAGTTGGTGTCCACTTTGAATAATATTCACATTCATTTTTATAAATAGTTGCTTCTGGATTTGTTGTGCAGAAATTGCACCAATGACATAATGGTGTGGGCTTCGGAATAAATAATTTTTTATTCTCACTTGCTTCAATATCACCAAACACTTTATTAAGTGCTTTAATTAAACGCTTTTCCCATCCTTTTGTAAGAGCATATTGTTCATCATCTATAAGAATGAATCTATACTGCGATTCAATAGGTAGCTCACCAAATTCGTTTAAAATTGCCAGAGCATAAATTCCAAACTGTAATGAAGTTGCCAATTTGCTCCGATCGTATATTTTCTTGGAAGTCTTATAATCAACCGTTCTATACTGACCATCTTTTACATCAATTCGGTCAATAAAACCTTTTAAAATAACTTTGTTATCCCATACAAATTCAAAAGGTTTTTCAAAATATGTAGGCTGCCAAGTAGTATCTTCCATTTCTTCGTGTAACACTTTGTCAAATAGTTTTATTTTTTCTTCATATGAAGCACCACTCGCATTATCAGCTTCGTGCCATACTTCGAAATATTTTCTTCTTAGTTGTGCTACACCTAATAATTCTTCTTTTGTTTTTTCGTCTGTTTCGGTCACTCCATTCTGTAGAATATTATTTAACTTGTCATAATCTACTGCTTGACCAGAAGCAATCATCCTGCCTTTGGTTTCGAGTACGTAATGGCACAGACTTCCTAACTCAAGAGCTATAGAAGTATCATGAGAATATTTTTTATCAATATATTTATATTTATACTGTAAAGGACAATTCTTAAATACTTCTAATTTACTGTATGAAAAAACTGGCAAAACACGATCCTTGTCTGTTACTTGTCTTATTCTATTTTTTAATTCTTCCATTCTTCTCCTTCTCTGCTATTGCTGTATGAGTATTCTCCGTAATATCTTTCTTCTGCATTTTTTCTTGCTTCTACAGCTTCTATTTTTGTTTTGAACGATCCTAAGTTAATTCGTTTATGATTCAACCCAATTCTACTAACCCACTTATTTGAATTTTTATCGTAATAAACTCCTGATGTGCCACTTGTGTTATTTTTATTTAGGGAACGATTCATATTGTTATAAGTATTAAACGAATAAATCCCTTTTGGTTGTCTTAAATTTTGTTTGCGATTATCTCTTTTATTCCCGTTTTTATGGTCTATATTAATTGCATTACATACCAAACAATGCATTGACACATATGAATTCACATTATCATAAGCAATAACATAACCATTAGAAGATATATACCAAGAATATTGTTTTATTTTTTCGTAATCGTCTAAATCAAAATAAAATTCTTCATTATTATTATCAAAACCAACACCATATTCTCCTGATAAATCATACCGATTTGTTTTGTTAAATAATGTTTTACCTTTTTGACATGCCAATTCTTTACGCAAACATCCACAAGACTTAGTAGCACCAGATTTTAAATGCTTTGCAGAAACAGCCACCTTATTTCCACAATCGCATCGACATTCCCACATTGCACTTCCATTCTTACTTTTTTGTGCCGATTTTTGTAGCACAACAAGTCTACCAAAACGTTGTCCTGTTAAATCTATTATTTTAGCCAATTACTTCTCCTTCTTTGATTCTTTCAACACTCTATTAACTTCATCCATTGTGATAACAATCTTCTCATCTAATAATTCCAACAATGTTTCTTTCCCCATATCTGTAGGACTGGCTTTATAAGGCAATCTATTCTCACTGTCTAACAACAAACAAACTTTGCAATATGGTACTAATCCTGCTACTTTTTTTACAAGTTTGTTATAATAAATCTCTGCTTCAAAAGAATGTGCATCCTGGTATTCTCTATCAAAAGCCACAATCACTTCTTCACATTTGAGATATTGCAACAATAATTTTTGCTGAGTGATAGTGATATTACTTCCGCAAGTTGCTACTGCAAATGAATCTTCTCCAAAGTACGAATAATTTTGCATACATCCTTTTTCTGACTCAAGTAGCATTGCTTTTCGTATTGATTTAATTTTGTTTTGGGTAACATTGATCCCGTATAGATTTGAACCTAATTGATGACTAAGAAACTTCCCACTTATTTGAAGCGGAACATACTTTCCTACTCTTTCAATATCAGATTCATCAAGATAACGACCTCTAATTCCAATCAACCGATTGTCTTTGTCTCGATGTGGAATTACGATTTGATTGGTCAATCCATAATAACCAATCTCATATCTGCTCAAAGCTTCACGAGAAATGTTGTCATTTAGCCAATCTTCATGGGGCGCATAATAGAATGTGTCTAAGATATTTTCACTAATTTCAGACAATGTAGGTACTTCACGTCTATTCTTTTTTACTGACTTCAAACGATTAATCCATTCAAAATCATTAATACGATTCTTTTCTTTCTCAATCTCATCAGCACTTGTAACAGCTAACTTTCCTGTAAGTTGCCCAATAAAATGTAACGCTTTATACCATGTAACTGTCTTTCCTTTAACTCTATTGGCTCTAATTACTAATTCAACAACGTTAAAACTATCTGAACATTTAGAGTAACAATGAAAAGTTCTTCCTTTGTACCCTTTATCCTCGTTTGGTTCGTGATAATAATACAATTTCCACGAATCTGATCCGTGACATACCGACTGGAATATTAAATCGCCATTACTATCTGTTTTTGGATAACTAGAGCCAAAATAAGTAACAATTTTTATTATATCTTCCTTAGTAAGTGAGTTAAGAATTGCATCCTTGTCTAAATACATACTCTCACCTCACTTACCAATTTCCCCAACTCTTCTTATCAGTTGGTTCTTCTTCCTGTTCTTCATCAATCGGATTATCAGGTACTTGAGATAGCAATACAGAATGTTCCTTAATCTTCTCTTCTACCTGCTCAATCTTTGTAAAATCCATATCAATTAACTCAAAATCATAATTCGTTACAAACAAACACTGTTCTGTCATAGTACCCAAATCAATTTTTGTCCAAATAATGATTCGTGTTAATCTTCCTCGTCTGACTTTATATACCCAATGACACATATTAGGTACAGGCATATTAACCATTTTATGTAACACTGATTCAATTTTCTTTTTCTCTGCTTTGGTGGGAGCCATTGAAATAACACCCATATCTAATTTATTCGCTAATGCTTTTGAACCAGCTAACAAGTTCTGATCCTTATACTGTGCATTTTGTGCTTCACCATTTAACTGAGAAGCAGTATAAATAAACACATCTAACTGTTGAGCGATTGTCTTTAATTCAGTTGCAAATACCAATAATAACTGATGCTCTTTCAGTCCCATTCCAGATTTACTATTTACTTCTGCCATTAAACGTAATGAAGTATGAATATAGTCAAAGAAAAAATATCTAACAGAAAATTCTCGGTTGTATTTTTTTATCTGGTTTTTAATGTCTTCAATGGAAAAATCAGGAATATGTACGATATATAATGGACTAGATTCGATATAAGAAATGGCTTGTTGAACTCTTTCTAATTCTCCTTGTTCATATGTACCATATAAAATATGTTCCTCATTTACTTTACTAACGGCTGCAATTAATAATGTCTGTATTTCATCTACTGGCATCTCAGTTGAGAAAATAGTAGTCGGCTCACAATTTCCTGTATACACATACTGCTTTGATACAACATCATAAAAATATGGAACTGCAATTTTACAAGCATCACCAGCAGCCATACGAGTTTTACCGCCACCTTGAGGACACGATCTCATAAATAAACATCCTAATCTCGCACCTCTTGATACAGTATTCAATCCCTCGTTATTCAAAGCTAAACCAACATCAGGAACTTCCATCAATTCATTTACCAAATCTGTCATGCCGTCACCAGCTTGAACATCTGTACTTAGTGTATTGGTACAATATTTCATATTGGGATTAATAACAAATGTTGCTTCAACCATTTCAATAATGTCTTGCTCAGTATAATTGTCAAACTTAATTTGTTCAGCTTCCATCTTTGAGGTATCTGCAATGGTACTGTCAAAAATAAATCTTGTATCAAGACCTTTTTGCTCATAATATCTAAGCAATGCATATTTTCTTAATCTGTGATAATAATAATCATAGTTCTCAATGTTAGCCATATCTCTTGCATTTGAAAGATATTCTATACCTTGATTCTCCTGAAAAATTGAATACTGTTCTTTGTAATTGCTTAGATATGAATCTATACTAAATTCATCAATTGTGGTGCAACCTTGCATATGTAGATTGTAAATTGCAACAAATAGCAATTCATAGAAGTTCTCTGTATTAAAATCAGTTCTATCTAATGGTCTATCAATATCATCTATTAAGGAAGAATCTTGTATTAAACAACCAATCGTATTCAAATATGCTCTTTTATCTACAAGTCCTTCATGTGCCATTATTTCACCTCTTTCCCAATTGACTGAATATCAATCTGTTTTATTTTTCTCCTTTTAGGTTGAACGATAATGGTCTTTTCTTTGTACATATTTGAAATATCCATATTTTCATTATGTTCTTCCAATTTATCAACCGACTCATAATACTGCATTGCTTCTGTGTGATAATACGGAACAATTCCAATTACATCACCAGTTAAATCCTTTTCAATGATTTCATGCAGATAAACCAGAGTCTTATACATGCTTTCGTATGTAAAACCATAACGCTTGATATAATCTTCTGTTAAGGCATATACTTTTGTACTTAATTCTTCTCCTTCGATGAGACTTCTTAAATACTTATAATACTGTTGCTTTTTTGCATATTCCTCTTCGGATAACGCTTCTTTTAATTCGGCTTGAGGTCTAGCCTTTCTACCGACTTTTTTCTTTGTAGCAACCTTATCTATCTGTTCAGTTTTATCTTTCTGCAATGTCTTGATTACAATATTAAAACATTTTTTATGAACATAGCGTCCCTTGTATGGAACGCCATCCTCATCTACAATTGGCTCATTGCATATTACGCATTTTCTTCGAGCTGCCATGTATCAACCTCTTATAAGTTATTCTCCTCAATGAAACTCTCAATATCATAAATGATTGCTTCAATAAGCTGTTCCTGACCTTTCTTCAGATCACTAGCCTTCTTACCTTCACCTAACTGATTTGCAACGATTGTCTGTAAATCCTCAAGATATCCATTATCAGCAAGCTTCTCTCCAAGTTTCTGTAGCTCGTCCATGAGGTCATCATATGATTTAACATCAACTGTTCTCTGTGCTTTCTGCTCCTCGTATGTAACTGCTGTGATTCCCTCTTCTCTCTCCTGAATCTCAATAGCCTTAATAATTACATCTTCAAGAGCTTCAGCAGTGAACTCCTCAATATAAGTAGTAGGAAGATAATCGAAACGAGAACGAGCAAAGAACTCATCTGTCTGTGCTAAGAAACCAGAAGACTTAACAACCTTACCGTCTTTATCAACACCGTTAGAACGAACATAAACACATAAGTCTGTATTATTGATGATAGGTGCTAACGCTCTCTTATCAGCCTTTGGTGAAATATATCCATCCTTCTCCTGTACATGTGCAATAAAGTAACAACAATATCCAGCACCAAGTAACTTGTTAATCTGCTTCCAGAACTCAGTCTCATACTCTTTCCAAAGTCCATATCCACCGTTTCCTTCTCCGATTGAAGGAGCTTTATACTTCTGACAAATAAATTCCTGACAATAGTTTGCAGCTGCTTCAATCTCATCAAAGATAATTGTTGAATACATCTCTCTTGCTTTTTTTACTGTCGCTGGATCTGTAAGCTGCTTGTTAATCTTAATGAAGTCAGACCACTTTGTAATAGGACAATATGGAACACCAGGAATAGCATTAAGACCTGCCTCGAATGGAAGATAGAATGGCTTCTTCATACGAGTTGCCTGTTTAGTCTTTCCTAAGTTATTTCCACCATAGACAAGAATAACCTTGCCCTCTAAACCTTTTGCTACTGTGCTGACCTGTGGATTAAAAATATCTAATTCGTTCATGTAATTCTCCTTTATTTTCAAAAATATTTTCTTTAATAATAATGGTACATATTTCAAACTATTTCATTCGTACCTACAACAAAGTTAGATTAGAAACCTAAACTTCTACCGTGTGCTGCACCACTTGGCTTTGCAGTAGATGCCTTTGCACCACTCTGAGCTTTAGCTTTTGCTTCCTCAAGACGATTTGCTCTCTCCTGAATTGCAGCCTGAATTGTATCAGCAACATATGGAACTTCTGGTGTGATACCCTCTTCATAAGGCTCGGAAGCACCAGTAATAATAAGATCACTCTTGTAATCTACTTTTACCTTTCTTCTTGGCTTACCAATCTTAACTGGAATCTCTGTAACAGTCTCAATTCTGTTATTAATAATGTCTCCATAGAACTCTACTGTCTGTCCTACTTCAAAGCCAGAATCAACTGCCTGTGCTACTTCACCCTCTGCTACAAGATCAATTGGCTCAATTCCGTTATATGTAGGCACCCAGCCACTCACCACAAGTCTTCCTGTTTCTACTCCCTCGTTATCAAGTTCAAGACTAATATCCGAAATAAATACCTCTACTGCGAACTCTGCATGTGGCTCAAACTCTTCATCAGCCTTTAATCTATTGAAGAAATTGCTCTTGTAAGCTACAATCTTCTCACCATTCTTACCTGTGAATGGACTAATATCACCAGTTACTCTAACCTTTGTAGCCTCTTCCTCACCAACTTCTGCAATAGACTTGTACTCATTCATTACTGTCTGAATACCTGCATAAGTCTTGTTATCAGTACCAGCCTTAGTCTTCTCATTTACATTGACATTGTACTTAACGAAATTCACGTCAGAAGTCTTGACTGTAATATGACCTGTTATCTTATTCTTTCCATCCTCTGTTACAATCTTTAGATCCTTCTCACTAACTACACCTACTGCTGTTGCCTTTGCATTTGCTTGTCTTAAATTTGTTTCCTTTGTTGTTGTCTCTGCCATTTAAAAATGTCCTCCTTAAAATATAATAAAAATTTAATTACTATCTAATTTAAAAATTAACCAATTACATAATCTCTCCAATGATTTGCAAAGAAACTATGAGTACCTTTTACCCTGTTAATCTGTGTGATACCTTTCTTCTCCATATGTTTTCTTGCAACCATTCTGTCCAACTTTCTAGTATGAACCTGTGTCGGTACTCTTTTTGTCTGCATAATATACCTCCTTGTATGCAATAAATTTTTTTAACAACTTATATCTAAACGCCCAAATGGACGGAACACAGAAAATAAATTTATGTAAAAATCTATCTTCAACAGTGATTTTTGAGTATAAAAACCCAAGGGTATGCTGTTCTTCCACCCATAGCACAAATGCTTTCCGCATTTATTTATTTTCTTGTTTTGTCTCGATTTTTATATAATTTTCGAGACACCTTGTTTTGGAATTTTTAAATTGAATTGTTCAAGACTGATTACATATTCTCTAAACTATCTAAGAATTGTTTCATCCACATATTTTTATCAGCAGTTCTCTTCAATTCTTCCTGCCATCTTTTATATGCTCTAGCAACATCATCTTCATAAAACTCATTAATATCATTCATATACGAATAAACTGCTTCATCGCTAATGTCTAAGTCTTTGTTTAATTCCTTATTATAATATTCTCTTATATCTGTATTTAGCGATATATCAATTTGATTTAATGCAAACTTTTTAACATTTTCATGCTCAGATGTTGGTGGAATCCACTTTTCAATCTCATCTCTAACTTTCATATATCGCTCATCTTCTGCAATATATTTATCAAGAGACTTTCTTGTTGATTCTATATCTTTTTTATGCTTTTCAATAAGTTTTTTCTTCGCTTCCTCAAAAGTCATTTGTCTATATTTATTACGAATTTCGACTGTTTTCTCATAATCTTTCTTGTAATATGGATCAGGCTCAAACTGAGTTGAAACTGGTTTTGATAATGGCTCATCTCTCATATTAATAGCTATACCAAAATTTCTAAGACAAAGCTTTAAAAAGTCTTTTCCTGTTGTAATATCTCCATCTTTTATATATGCTGTATAACCTGTAGGCACTTTCTCACCTCACTTATTTATTCTCTGTTACTATCGAAGAATGTGAACCATTCCTTCTCTTGTACCCATTAAAACAGGTTCTTCACCATTGGCTATCATCTTCCAATAAGCACTTTTACTTTTCTCCATTTCTAATTGATGTTTCAATGTTTCAATTTCTTTCTCATAATAGTCATTATCGAATTTCTGAGTACCAATCTGTTTATAGTCTTTGGAAACGTATTTTACAGAATAATTAGATATGTAATCGCTTGTACCATCTAAATATTGAATTGTTGGCTCAAAGAACCCACGCTTTTTACATTCATCACAATGACATATATCTGAAATATAACCAATTCTTCCATCTCTGTTTTCTACGAAATCTCCGATGTTAAATTTTATATTTGTTACATTATTCTCTTTTGGTATATGGACTTCTTCAAAGAAAAGGTTTACATATTCAATATCTTGTGCTGATCCGATAAATCTGTATCCTAAGTTTTCATATTCTTTAATTGTCTTATGTGCATCCGATAATCTAACTCTTACTTCCATATTCTCACCTCCTCGAATTTCCAAAGAAACAGTGATTTACACTGAACTTAATTCATCGTGTAATTTTCCACATTTCTTACATCTGAAAATGTGTTTTACTGTACTATATTCGTCTATAATTTCGTGAGCTATTTCAACATAATCATGTGACTCACATGGACAGATAAGATTCTCTAAATAAGATATTCTCTGTCTATATTTCAGTTTTTCGACTTCATATTTTGTTCTGTTAATCCACATAAGATTCCCCTATATGTTTATTCTCTATTCGATTTTCATTTTTATTGGAAATTATTAGCTGAATCGCTAAGACTAATTATTTAAGAAATTTCTGATATCAGTCATCATTTGCTCTGACTCATCAAGATAATATCTGTGAGCATCTTCACCATCATAATATTCAAAATACGGAATTGGCTGCTCATCTTCATCACACATCCATCCAAGTTCTGAATATGCATCAAAATATACTGATACATGCTTTCCGTTATAATCAATTACAAATCTGATAATCGCACCTGCAAATGGTGGAATAATCGTCACGTCCCATTCTTTATCAAAGTGAAAAGCAGGAAGTTTATGACTCCAACCTTTAAAATCATGAAACTGTTCTACTTTTGCTATCATTAGTGACTTATTTACATTTTCCTGTAAGGTCATCTGTTTCTCACCTCCAACTATATATTCTCTGTTTCAGGTTCTTCTAAAACTGCAATGCTCAAAGTTCCTGTATCGCAGTTTCTACCCATTTTTGTCTTAAATCCAAGTTTATTCAACTCTTTGTCTAATTCATATAGATCATTTTCATCCGTACTGTAAATCTTACTACCCTTACAAATTTCAACTGCTCTTACATAATTTTTATCTCGCCAAGCCGAACTAATATATAACTCTACTTTAGATATTTTATTTCGTGGAACTACTGTGAATGGTTTAAGAACTTCTTCGATTTCATCTCTATGTTCTATGTAATTATCTACTGGATCTCGTATCAAATTAATACACGCCCTACGACCTCTTTTATATTCCATAATAATATTCTCCAATCTGCACAAAGAAATGTCAGTTTACTTGACTTTTAATAAAACGGAAATTATTATTTCTAAAACCATTTTCCTCAATATAATTTGAAATTAAGAAGGAAGAAATAACATAGCCGTTATTTATAAAAACCTCATATAATGGAAATCATAATCTTTAAATATCTGCATTATTAAATTTACTTACTAGAAGGAAAAGATTATATAGCCATGAGGTTATTATCTGTGGAGAATGTACTGACTATTTTCAGCCTATAGAATTAAGAAGGAAGTCAGTACATAGCCACTATTTTAATGTTCGTTAGGAAGTTATGAGTTCTAAAAATACTATCGCTCTACCGACTGAGCTACATCCACATTTTTGTGAATGACAGGGCTCGAACCTGTGACAAATAGTTCCCCAATTTTAGAAGGAAGAACCCATATAGCCTAATGTATATCTCTTAGATATATTCTCCACTGAATACTTCAGTATCAAACGGTGTAATGCCATCGTTGACATCAAAGATAATATCTGCATCTTCTTTATTGTCTACTCTCAGACCCCTTGCTCTGATATGCAACTCAATCAGGTCATATAAATTTGGTTTACTCATATTTACCATACTGTAGCATGTTGCAGCCACACCAGATAAATTACTTTCTACATTATTTCCACCATAATTGCTATGGCATCCACTTAATGATAGGTTTATATCACACCATATTACCTCTCTGTTTACACAATCAAAGATTACAGGAATGCAAACTGTACTTTGTGATGCTAAATCCATCTTCTGTTCAACTGTCTTTGGTTCATAGATCTCACCTGATTTAACATCTTCCCTACTCATCCATCCGAACATTGCGTGTGGCATATCTGAAAGTTTCTGACCAGTATAGTTATAAATCTGATATACAATATATCTCGCACCATACTTAACGACAGAATCAATATCTACATCAAGAAATTCTGTTACACCATCTCCATCAACAGAACCACCATTTGTAATATCTCCTGAATGACATGCTTTATATCTATCTGAACGAAGATTTGTATATGAAACATGCTCCATATAGTTCCAATTCTCATCGAAAATGGCTGCCGATAAATCAAGATCCACCCTACCATTACTCCAATTATCATCACTATCATCCATATTTGTCCACCAACAAAACGCTCTTAATGCTTTTGTATTGTCCTCGATTTTTAATCTTGAACCTCTGACGATAGTTTTTAATGCCTTACTTGCACTTCTCTGGCTGAATGGAACAATATAATTTTTGAACTCTTCTGAAAGATAAACATTTCCAAGAAAATCCTTGCTCTTATAATTCTCAACTAATGCGTTCTCACAGATTTTCACAATTGCGTTGCAATACTTTTCATCAATATCTGATAATGTATTCTCTATACAGTGACATCTTGCTAAGTTACCTTTCGGAAAGAATACTCTTGATTCTAATTTATCTGTTCTATGAGCGAAATGTTCTTTTACTTGTAATAAAACAGGTGTAGAAACTTCACTTGCAACATCTTTAAATGTATTGACAACTGCATTTTTATCTGTGGTATCTCTTAACAAGTGATCCAGTTTTCTTGCAAGTTCACCTGGTCTTTTTCTCAAAAGCATAAGAGCTGATTTAAAATCTTCTGTCTCAATAGCCTTGGTTACTTTACCAGCAAATGTTTCTATCTTAATTCCATTGCGAAGCTTATCAAAAGCAGTAATAACTTTACCAAACTGTTCTGTACTATACTCTGATGGATGAAGCCTTTCACCAACACGAAGCCATCTGTTTTTGTATCTCAACATATCTTCTTCAATAGAGCCACAATTCTGTAAGAGTTCCAATAATAATCTTCTCTCTTTTCGTTTAAAACTTCTGAACTTTGTATTTGTTGCTAAACTGATATCACCATCTGACATTGCAGTAATCAGTCTCAATACATCGGTAGCCGTTTTGAAAAATTTCTGAATATCCTTTGCTGTTGCTAATGGATAATTCTCTAAATATAGCTTTCCAATCAATGCTGCATTTTCTTTTAAAGGAATTTCGTCAGGAAATTCAACCTGCATATTCTTAAAAATCCACTCTAAATCTTCCTTATCTGTCTGGGAGATTGAAGTTTTCGACTGACACAAATTCTTGAAAATATCATAAAGATCTTCCTTTGTGCCTAAGTCAATCACTCTTACTTTTGTTTCTTCAAATAGTGGTAGTCTCTCATTCTTTTCCTCGTAAGGAGATAATGTACCACCAGACCAATAATGCACAATCGCATTGATGAATAAATCAATATAATCAGCTTCCATTACTGATTCAGGAAAATTAGGATACATAGGTTTATATACGACATCTGCTCCAACCAGTTTCTTCAACATAGGAATCAACTCTAAATAGAATTTCTGTAAATCTTCCTTAGTTTGTGTTTGAAGTGTTTCAAATAATTCTTTGGAAAATGTATATCCTAATGCTTCTACATTCTTCATAATCGTAACAATGTACTGATTATTTGGTTCTACATTACCTTTCTCTAAAATCACTTTGTTTTTTCTTCGTAATAAAATCTCGTTCATAGTTTTATTCTCCTTTTTTAATGAAATTGGCGATAGTAAAAACTGTACTTTTATTCTTCCATATGTAATAGAAGGAACTATCGCCATAGCCTTGTTTTGTGGAAATAACAAAGTCTAATACCTTTTGTTTCATATCCAAGACATTTATCTCAGATACGAAACACCATTTTCTTATTTGAAATTAGAAGGAAGACTTTATATAGCCACATAGTTCTTATTATTTGTAGGGAATTAAAAGTTCTATAATATAAATAATTTAAAGTATTCTTGTTAATAGAAGGAAGAACTTTTGTAACCTACATTTATATAATCCATTAGGAAATCGTCAAAGCTAAAATATTCGATTAAAAGTCGAATGCTATTAGCATTATAGAAGGAAGCTTTGTTCATAGCCTAATGTTTTATATCTATTTATATATTCTCTGAATGAATATATTTTTATATTTTACTCTTCACCAACAAATACTAGCCTATCAATATATTCTCTACCTTCGCCTTTAAAAATAGGGATTTCTGTATCAATAATCCAATGAGGACGTTTCATATTAACTACGTGTTTTTTGCCATCTTCTCCGAATCTATTTTTTATTATTGTAATATCTTCCATTATTTTCTCTTCTGTTTTAATACAACAGCTTCCTCTCTTCTGATAAGTCGGAAAGTCGTTCCAGTTAATACCTTTTTGAGTCATAAGCATATCCTGAATATCATTACGTGACTTTTTATGCAATTCTTTATGCGAGAAAAATGCTCTTCCTACCATTTGGATAGAATTCTTAGCCGCATCATCTTGTCTCCAATATAATAAATTGGTCACTTCTTCCTTTGGGATATTAAAACAACGGGCATCGAACATTGCACCCTTTTCTACTGCACTTAATAATACCTGTATATATTCCCATGCATTATCCTCATAATTAGAGACTCCATCCCATTTACTAAATCTGTATTCATCAACATATTTTTCAAACAACTTATTAAATGCCATTGTAGCCATACTTGCTGTAATACTACATATCTTCTGTACTTCATAATCAAACCATGCTGAAGATGTGAGTTTCTTATAATCAACGAGGATTAATGTGATCTCATCTGACTGCGTATAACCAAGAACACAACCCTGAATATTCTCACATAGGTATTTCGTTGTTTCCTGCATTGACTTAATTAGCACTTCATCAAATGGTTTCTGAAATCCTCTTGTAAATGTGTGGAACGCTTTTCCATCAATTCTGATAGCAACTGGACACCTTCTCATTAATTTTGTCTTAGGAATCTGCTCGTAAAATGTCTTCATCCTAACACCTAAATCATCATGTACTGGCATATATATACCTCTCTTTCACTTATATATTCTCCTTTATGCTTCAAAATTAAACTCGTCTGATGAAATCTTGTTGTTAATAATCTTCTGATAAATATCTACATACATCTCATCTTTGTCTCTGTTATAAGTAACTTCCGCATACTTGTTACCCATTGGCTGTCCCCAAATAGTACATTTCTTATAACCTAATTCATGTGCAAACCACACGAGATCCAACTGGTCAATACTGATGTTTTCACTCAATGTCTGAATCACTGCATTCTTTGCAGCTTTTTCAAATTCGTAACTCGTCATTATATTATTCTCCTTTACATTTTAATCCCACAACAACACATTATTTATTGCTGATTGTCTCTCAAATTCATCTATATCCCAAGGTTTTCTAACTCTTACTCTTAAACTATCATCAACAATTTCTTCTAATAATGTGCCATCTTCTTTTGGTTGCATTCGTTCCTCTAAAAATCTCTCACAATCAGGACATAATGTTTTATTCTCTTCAAAGTCCCAAGGTCTAATTTTTATTGGAGCACCACAACAATCACACATATTCTTAGTATCGCTTTCATAGTCAAGAATATATCTCTTATGTTCTCTGTCAAATCCACTGCCAGTTAATACAATCTCATTATCAGGTGGAGTCAACTCATCATCACGATTCGCTCTATCAAATACACCTCTCCACTTTCCAAGAAGACCAAAACTATCATTATGGAAGTCGTTATTAGCTGTTAAATCATGTATCATTGTTATTTACCTCTAGTAAATATTGTTTTAACCTTTGAGAAAATATTATTCTTACGTTTAGAGCTTAAATCAGCATCAGCTTTTCTGACAATTTTAGAAATGCTGTCTTTTTCAACTTCATAGTGTGCATCTATATATTCTCTTAATTCCTGCACATCTTTTGGTGTATTGATTGTCCTAACAATATTTCTACCCATCTTCTCTGTTTCATTAATCATTTTGTCGAGTGTCAAATCACAAAATTCATCTACCCAATCACCAAGATAATAAAATCTGTCGATACAAACCTTTTTATTTCTATCCTGAAATGTTCCAAACAGAATAGGATCTTTTTCTTTCTTCTCAGCTTCAATTTTTCTTTCTTCTTTCCCAGAATAATCAGTATAAACAACATACATTTGGTCAAATAATTCCTTGGTCTTGTCAATTACATCTACAATCTCATCAGGAATTTCTCGTTCATATCTTTCCAGTTCAATAATCTTAATTGGTCTTTCGTTGCGATTGCGTGTATTAGCAACTGTATCAATATAGAAATCAATATCATCCTTGTAGACAAAAGTTGTAATTCCCATATCTACAAGTTTCTGTTCTTTTTCAATTGATTCCATACAGAAAAGAATTTTCCTCAACCCTCGAATCTGACCTGTAATTCTATACTTATTTGCTAATTCTAAGCAATTCTCATATATTTTCTTTAAGTCCTCTGAAGACACTTCATACTTCTTACCCTTGATTCTTTCAAAATATTGCTGTGGAGTTAATTGAGACTCCACATTATCTGTTGTTTTTAATTCGTCCATTTATAATTACCTCCACTTTAATATTCTCCAAAAGAAATCGAAATTTCTTGGTACTTTTATTACTGTATGTAGCGTGTATTTATTCAACACGCACTATATATAGTATATTGTTTTTACTCTACCACGTTCCAATCTTCTGCAAGCATATCTGTCTGACTTGCCAACCAAGGAACTACATTGCCCTGTGCAGTTTTCATAGCAATATATGCTCCATATTCCACCAATCCATTCTCATTAACAAGACTTGCTGCAATTTCTGTATAAGGAGCATATGCACCAACTGGTACATAATACAAAAACATACCCTTACCATTCCATCCAACTCTTGCTACTTTCTTACCATTCTTTAATGCTTCAATTGCCTGTCCAAAATTCATCATTTTTAAATCTCCTTTACTATACTACTTCCAACTGATACTGTAATATGATTCATTGTACTGAGTACCAGTTTCAACTTTATAACCAAGATCCTCTAATTTCTTTTGTGTTTCAGATTTTAAACAGCCATCTAAACTGATTGAAAATTTTCCATCTGCAATAGCAGCTCTAATTTGCTTAGACAATTCTGTTAATTGCTGTGTAGTACAACTATCAATTGCATGATTTGTCATCTTATTTGCTTCCGATGCAGACGGAATAACATTCTTTGGTGGCTTAACTTCTGGTATAGGTATATTAGAAGTAACAGCATATTCACAACAATCTATATCACTACATCCTATACAAAATCTATAACTTCTGCTAGTTATTGGATATTTACAAGTCATTTATTTATTCTCCTTCTAAACCTGTTTATATGATGAATTTTTTAATTCTTCAACTATTTTATTAACAGCAGCTTTACCCATTTTTTTATCCCATACTTCGCCTTTTCTGACTTTTGTGAAGAATAAAGCATAGTCTGAAATATTATTCTCTATATCCTTGTAAAACTCTTCATCTTCCGTATCTCCAAATACATATTTGCATGAATCAAGCATCATTTTTATCAAAGTTTCTTTTGCAACCTTAATTAAATCATCTGCTATCTCAGCCTGTTCTTTTGCTGATTCGACTTTTAGTGTTGATCTTTCTGGTACTGAGAAATAATATAATTGTTTAAAATCTTGTTCTTTTGTGTCTTCGATATGAATTCCCATATATTCTAATGTGAGTACAGTTTTAAGATTTTCTTTAATCTGCTTTGAATTATTCTCTAGTTCTATTGGTATCACCTCCCTAATAAGTTATTCTCCATACTTTTCAAATAATTCTGCCATTGTCATATCATTGTATTTTGCAAGATCCATTGCACAAGCACATACATTTTTACCTGTTGAAGCACCAATACAGTTACAAAGATATTCAGATAAATTTACGTATTTATTCCATAGCTTACTTTCATAAATTGGTGAATCCCATCCAAGCAAACATTCACCATTCACCTCAAAATATGTATCAGGAACACCAAGTACACTACCATCACTCTGTCTCCACCATGCTTCTTCACCTGCTAATTTAACAAATTCATCTTCTGTCATATCACACATTTTATTGAATAATTCTTTAGAAACTTCCCATACTTCATATCTACTGCCAGCATATGTTATTTCAGCATCGTTTGATGGATTATCTACTTTATCAAAAAATTTCTTTAATTTGTTTCCTAAAATCTCCACTGTTTTACCTCCTAAGAAACGTGCTTATTTGAAGTCAAATGCTACTTGAATTTTTTCATCACTGATATTCTTTAATAAGTTATCTCTATTAGATTTTTCTTCTCTAATCTTCCACTTAATTCTTCCGTTTTCTTTTCTAATATCTGATGCACATTCCAATTCAATTGAAAAAATCTCACGTTTCATATCTGCAATTGCTTTTAATTTATTCTCAAAATCACAATCATCCTTGTAGTTGATCATGTTCTTTGCAGTTGCAATAATCTGTTTCTTCAATTCATTATATTTCTCAACCTTTTCAGATTCTTTCTCTTCTTGTGTTGGTTTTCTGATTTTGCTCTGTAATTCCGAAATGTTTTCTTCGTAATGTGAAGTAATTTCATTTCGTATATTCTCCACATCATTCACACTGGCAATCCATGATGGATTTACATCTTTATATGCACTACTATAAACACTTAAAATAGCATAATTACCATTTTCTTTATGTTTGAGAATCATGCCAATATTGCTTTTAAGTCCATTTTCACCAGTTTGGAATAACACAACATCGCCTGGTTCAAATATTGATACTGTCTCTTTTCTCATTTTTTCACCTCCCAAGGAAACCGATATTTCTTGTCCATTTTGTTACTATATATAGTAGTTTTATTTTATTTAACCACTATATATAGTGTATTATTTTTTATTTTTTTCTATATATTGTTATTTGTTCTTTAAACCAATCCTTTTTCGATTAATTCTCCTAAGTAGTAATATCTATCTAAGTCATCTGGATCAATAGAATCATCTTCACCAAGAATATATCTATCACAATCTTCTACTTCTTCCATTTCATCAATCCATTTGTCCCAATTGTCTGCAATGAGCTGACAGAACTCTTCGCCACTTCCACGCAAGAAGCATCTACCAACCCATTCAGCTTTCATCTTTCTGCCAGGATAAACTAATATGAAATAAATTCCATTCTCAATCAAAGCGTCTCTAACTTCTTTATGGCTACTTACAAAGATATAATCAACTTTTCCAATGTTCTCTTTAATATGCTGAATATAATTTTTTGGAAATTCAGGATTGCGATACCTTTCAATTTTATCTGAATTAACTGGATTATAATCATAGCACCAACTAAACTGACTGCTATCACTATCAAGAATCTTGTAGCCTTTCTCATTTAGTTTTTTAAAAGCATATGTCTTACCACAAGCAGGGAATGCACTAATAATTTTTGTTTTCATATATTTATTCTCCTCTTACATCGCCTTTGCAATCGACTTAACCTGATTGTTGAGATATTTTACAACTAATCTCATCTCTGCCAGTTCCAAACCACTACTAAGACTAAATTCGTCCTCGTCATAACAAGATGAATCTGCTTTCAAAGCACCACTTCTAACCTGGACTCTCTTACCATTATCTCTATACTGATATTTAATAGTCTTTTCATCGCCCTTAATATCAATAAAAGTAAGTTTGTGTGCCAAACTCCAATCGCTCCAAGTCCTCTTTACAGGTGTCTCAACTTTCTCAAAATACTTTTCATACTCGTCATATGACATACAATCAAGATGGCAGCCACCGAATTTAAAGCAAATTACTCCACCTTTCTGAATATCAGTTACTTCACAAATCTCACCAATGTTATCAAAAACGCCCATCTTCTTAACTAATTTAATTCGATCACCTTTAATCATGCTGCTTTATCCTCCTTATTCGCAAACTTTTTGTTAAATGCATCAATAGCTTTCTGATCCTCTGCTGTTACGTCATCATTGAATCTTCGTCTAGCCTGTACAATATGATTATTTCTTACTTCAATCGTTACTAAGCTCTCATCTGGTTTATTCTTCTTTCTCAAGAAAAGAATGTGGCACTTACCGTCAATAACCTTATCTATATATGAAGCTACACAGTTGTTTTGTGAAGCAGCCTCATCCTTTATATCCTGTGTAGAATCTGGATAAATAAATATGTAATCACCAAAAGAGCATTCGTACTGTTTATTTATTCTCTTTTTAAATAACTCTTCTGAGAACTCTTTCCTCATTCGGTTGTAATTTCTACAAGCGATTTTATGAGTTGTAAGAAAATGTCTTGGATATTTATCATACTTTGTACTAAGTTGATTCATCATATTAGCATAATCGTACAATTCACGAATTAAGAAACCCATATCTTCAACTGCCTCAAATGTCTTGATTCTATCCAGATACAACCATAAATCCTTGGCGTTGTAGCCATATTCATTCACTAATTTATTAAAAAATGAATAATAAATACAAACACCATCTACTCTATCCCATGTATCTGTATTCCAAGCAATATAAATATCATCAAAATCTAAACTTAGATAATCCAAGTTATAAGCTATGTAATGTGCATCTTGATTTTCTTTATAATATTTAACAGTATTGTTGGATAATTTAATGGGATATTTACGACATAATTTGATTAGAGATTTTGGAATCTCATTTATAGAATACTTGAACCGATAACCATCTTTGATAATGTCATTAAATCCTGCTGAGAAGATTTGTTCAAATCTACTATATCTTGGAACTCTATCAAGAATTGTTCCTATATTGCTTATTGAATATGAGTATGTTTCTGAATTTCTAATAAATCGTAAAAACTTTGCATATTTCTCATCATCACAACAAATCAAATAACTCATTTAAAGTAAAACCACTTAGTTGACTACATAGATTTTTTACTGGTTTACCCTTAATCCCAATGGCAGTCTTTGTTGCAAAATCATATTTTACAGTGTGTCCATCTTCATAATCAAAAATAAGATACTGTTTATCTTTATATACTCTCGTTTATATCACTCCTATCTGTTAAAATAAAATATATTCATCCTTAATCATGGATATCAAGCACTGTAATAAATCCATCCATATTATCTGTTATAGCCTGTTTATATTTCTCATCGAATTTTTCATCTTTGATGATATCTTTACCATTCCATGAATCTCTTGCAATAGCTGAACCGTCAGGAAGAATACATATGTAACATCCAAGCTTGTCAATATTTAAAACATCGCTTTGTTTTGCTCCATCAACAAGAATATATCCATCACCAAAACCCATATTCATAAACCAATCTTCCTCATGGTACATCCATTCAGGTGTAATATTCTCTTTTAATGTTGATAAAAGACTTGACCAAAACAATCTGCCGTTTCTATCTTGTCTGTCATAGTAGCCCCAATTATAATATTCTCTATTTGCAGATCCTTCTTCATCTACTTTTAGTTTTAATTCAGCCTTGTACCTGCCACCGATTCGATAATAATCCCATGTAAAAACTGGATAATCAATCTTTTTGTCTTCTTCATCTGAGCCATATATAAGTTCTGAATTGTATGGCTTCATAATTGCTGCAATTTTATTCTCACTTGGTAATTCTTTTGTGAGTAAATGAACGCAATAATGCATTTAATTTTACCTCCTACTCTTATATTCTCTGTAAAATTTTTCAAAGGAAACGAATCTTTCTTGTTTTTAGTTCACATCATTATGTGTTTCGCCATCTGAGTAATAAATATTCCAATCCTTGAATAACTCAATCAATTTATCATTATCCCAATCATATTCATTACAATGTGTAATGGCGATTGATTTTTCTTCTCCAAAATCCCCTACATCATCGGAACATCTACTACATAATTCTCTCAAATCAAGCGTTCCATATCTCAACGTATCCTGAAATGGATTTGGTACATTTGTTTTGTCAAACATATATTCATTGATAAATCTCTTATTACATTCAGATGGGAATTTACCAACACCATGTCTTGTTAAATAAGTACGAGATACATAGCAAGTTTCAATATTTATCTCATCATTCCATTCAACATTTTCAATTATTCTCTTGGGATTTTTTATACCTGTATTAGACGGTGTAAGATGTGGGAAATATTCTGTATTATTTTGATCGAGTAATAAACCCTGTGCAGCTTCAAATACAATATTGTCAAACTGATTTAAGAAATAATTATCTGATATAGCCAATGAGTGATTATTCATAAAATCCCAATCATCTAAAAAGTGTTCAAATATACCATTATCAAAGAATATTCTTGACCATTCATCTGTTAATATAATATTCTCTCTTTCAAATTGTTCTAAGTAATATTCCCTGATATGATTATCTACATCAGTTACACCAGCTTTGTATCTTTTGATAGTTTCAAAAATTCCTAATCCACAACTACCATGTTTATTTTTCCCACGATTCTCCTCTATAATCTGATTTGCCATCATATCAAAAGGTGTTGTCAACATACAATTTTGATTGATATAAACATTTGGTATATATCCTAATTTTATCAATTCATCATATTCCTGCTTAAAAATAATTGGATTAACAATAAAATCCTCAGATAAATATGTACTTGTATGATTGAATGTTCCAGATCCAAAATGATGAAAGACATGTCTGATTCCATCAGGCGTTGTTACGGTATGTCCTCTCTGAGCACCACCATTTGAACAAACAACAATACTATTAGGTTTCTGTGAGAAATAATCTGTCATTAATCCTTTTCCACAATCTCCAAAGTTAGCACCTATCACAATCTTAATGTCTTTCATCTCTTAAATCTCCTATTCTACATTATTTTCTAATTGATTACCATATCGTGTTTTTTCATATTTGATTCTGCCACGTTTCTTTCCAATTTCTGTTGTGTACTTACACATATTAAATTCATTACCCTTAGTTAAATATTTAATTACTGTTCCTATGTCTAAATTTAGATTATTAGCAATATCTGTTGTTGTAATTGTTTTACTTGAATTCCACATATTACATATGTCTCTAAAAGTAGAATTATTTGTGGCAAAATAATCACATTGCTCAAAATTTATATTGTTAAAAATCCCCTCATTTTCAAAATATACATGAAAAATAGAATTATATATCGCATTTATCATGTGGATTTTATTTGATTCTGAGCACTCAAATTTTATGTAATAATTAATATTATTATTTTGGGCAAGTTCTTCTTTATAAACATCATTTTTACATTCTTCTTCAAAAGATCTTCCACCAAGTCGTTCAAATTCAGCTCTATAATGTTGACTGCCATTAGTCTCTATAATAAATTCTTCATCGTTATATTTAAAATAGAAGTCATATTCTCTACCAAAAGACCAATCAAAAGTTTTATGTTTTTCAAATTTAATATTCAATTGAAGCAACATATTACTAACAAATTTTTCGGGATAAGAAATACCATCTGAACATATAGGACATATATTAACACGCTTGAAAAGAGTTCTTGCAGAAATATATTCTCGGTATCCACAATAGGGGCATCTAAACCAAATCTTCTTTTTACTTCCACTTGATAATGAAAAGAATAATTTTCTGTCTTCTACATAATCAATTAAATATGGCTTTAACAAAGCTATCCTGTGAAATAAATCGGTAACACTTCCACATCTTTCTTCTCTTAAAAAGTGGCTACATGAGATAGTTTTTATTAAACCCTTATATGAAATTATTATTTTTGATTTTTTATAATCTTCTAATATAAAGTAATCCTCTACTCCATTGTATATGAATGGGATTTTTGCTCCAACGCTTTTATCCCATTCATATTTGTTATTTGATATTCTAATATTAGATAGATCTACTATCATCCCATTTGGATAATTTAATTTTCTTTTTACCATGTAATTCCATTACTATCTTCTTTGTGAATGATTTCATTAGTTGACTCATTTTTAATAATCGTGATAATTTCATCAACAACATTATTTAAATTAACTACTTTAAAATGATTTTCATCCAAATAATTCATAAAAGATGACTTAATATTATCTGCATCATAATGACATCTATGATCTACATCAAGATGATAAATGTTAAATTTATTACTGGTTTCATGGTAAAGTTCTTTTGTCTCAATATCTTCCTGAAGTTTATCTCCTGTAATATACTCAAGTTGATTTTTAGGCAAATATGGATTAAGTCTTTCATCCCCAATTGTAATAATGATTCCTTTTTTACCTCTTTTGTTACAATCTATTTTAGTATGTCTACTACCCATATACCACGCAGCAGTATAAGATTCATAATCATTGCCACCACCGCCATTTTCGAACCATAATTTATCTAACTGTTCTGCAATTCTAATGTCAGATTCAAACTGTGAAATCTGAATAGGAGAATTGTCATAAGCTAAATCACCAATTCCCATAATCATAAATTCAACATCTGCAATATCTTCATACAATTTTGTCATAATAACATTGAGTTTCTTTGCTATTTCAACAGAAACATCATTCATACTCCCTGTAACATCAAGTGCAAGAATAACTGGAATTGTGCTTGGATGTTCCTCTGTATCACAGCACTCTCTAATAACATTCTTAGGATCAAGTGCAGAATCAATATTTCTCGCCTTAAACATATCTTGATTAGAATAAGAACCGCTAATCATACCATCCGTTGAAACACTCATACCCTTTGTTGTTGAATAACTTACATAACTATCTCTTGTCCATGAACCACATCCCATATTATGCTTCCTCCTCTTCATCTACTTCTGTATCATCGTCATCATTGCTACTCATATCAAAGTCGAACATTCCGTCAAACATATCACTCATATTTCCACCCATCATCATAAGTGGCAACATAGAACTCATTCCACCATTACCATTCATCATGCCAGTAGAACCATTATCACCTTTCATCATCTGAGAAAGCATCATATACTTGAAGATATTGTTTGTACCTTTCTTGCCCTTGATAACATCACTACCAAACATCGAAACAATCTTGCCATAAAAATATGTATTACCCATAAATACATGTCTTTCAGGAAGTACAGTCTCAATTGTTGAGTCCTCATAATTGATTACTGTGATCTTTGTCTTATCGGATTCAATAACACATCTTGGCTTACCATTTACAAGAATGATGTCGCCCTTCTCTACCTTATTAGTTGGAATAATAAAGAAGAATTCCTCACCAATATCAAATACAAAGTTACTACAGTTTGTGAGTTTGCCAGTCTTGATATTATATGTCTTGTAACCACCATTTGTTTTAACTGCAATACCACCATTCATAGAAAGTCTACACATTCCACTTCCTACCTTGCCAAACATACCATTTAAAAAATTGTTCATCATATTTATTTCCTCCTATAATATAAAAATTATTGTTTACAAATATTTATTCTCTCAATCCATCTAATACTCTCATAAAATACGTCTTGTAAGATTCTTAACATCATTACTATATAAACCACATCCAATGTCACAAGTATGTAAAGTCAAGTGCTTTGTTTCTCTCTTCACTCAATAACCTCTTACAATTCTCATACTGAATATCATTTGTCTCATGAGCATTTCTAAGATTACTTTCTAAGCAGCGAATAATATCAATCAGCTCATCTTTTGTCATAGACTTTAATGTACTATCTGAATATGTTTTTCTTCCATCGCCTATTGACATATAGTTATCCTCCTAATCTTTAGAGATCCCAATTCCACTTACATGAAAACTTGTAACTTTGCCATCAACCATCTCAACGCTTTCTTCTGTGCCACCATGCCAAACAAGACCAACGCCTGTAATATACATACCATTTTCATCTTCAATCAATTCAACTTCTTGTGCTACTCCAATAGGAAGAAACCAACCATCATTACACGGTATCTCAATTGGAATATCCTTTACATTTTTATAAGCATTTCTAATTGCTTCTTTGGAATATATCCTACCATTCAAATTAGGCTTATCAACTGGAATTGGAATTTTAAATGTTACTTCTATATTCTCTGTTCTCATATTACTATTCTCCTATGCACCTGTATTTGCTGTCAAAACACACTGTTCTTCATTCATATCAATTTCTGTAATAGTAATTTCTTGACACTTCTTGAAGTCATCTGAACTTACTCTTGCTTTTCTTTCAGCATGTCTTTCATCTTGTGCGATAATTACCATTGCGTAATCTTGACACCAATCTCTTGCAGGTCGTTCTACTAAATATGCTTTCATAATGTTATTCTCCTCTGTCTAATATCTCAACATCAATACAAAATAAATCATGTAAGTTTTTAATCTGCTCATCAGTTGGTTCCTTCCATGCTATTGTATCATCAACATTAATCGTTACAGCACCACCACATAGCTTTATTCTTGCAATGACTTTTGGATTATAAATAGCTACAACTTCTGGCATTGGAATACTGCAACTCGTTTTTGGTAATTGTGTCATGTATTTATTCTCCTAATCTTCTTTGTCTATAATGAACCAATATAAAAAACTTAAAAATGTAAAAGTAATTCCAAGTATTTTATTTTCTACTTGATATGAATACATCGTTACGCCACTACAGAACCATACCAAAAGAAATGCGATTGCTTGTCTATAAAACTTTTTCATTTCACACCTCCAATCTTCATAAGAAAGAAAAAATTCATTTAAAATTTTAGAAGCCATAGTCCTGCTCTTCAGGTTCTTTTAATTCCATACCAAGAATGCAACCAATTTCATATGCAGCATTTGATATACCACAATCATATCCATCACAAAATACATCAGATTCATTCCCAGAAGATCTCATCTCTGTATACCCACACGCCTTTGGGCTATAATTGTTCTTTACCCATTCAATTAATTTATTTTTAATTTCTTTGTTCATTTATCCTCTAACCTCACTTGAAAAAATCCTAATCTAACCATCTATTATCCAAATAGTAGAACCCAAACACCATTCCACCGATTAAAATAACCCAAAAGATCCAGAAAATAATAATTGGAAAATCAGATTCTAGTCTTTCTATCGTCTCGTCAATAGTCGAATTATTATAAAATGATGTGTTATCAGAAATGGTTTTATTTCTCAAATCTGTAAAAATTGTTCCTTTATATCCAATACCAACACCATAATACTTATACCTCACATTACTTGACTCTTTAATTGTGTCAATATAATCAGTACCAGGTAAATCAATCTTATTACTTGTGAAATTTACTCTACAAAATGATACTTCTTTGCACTTAATATCTTCACTTCCGACTCTATCCCAAGTCCAATATGTTTCTGTTGTATAATAAGTTTTTGATTTACCATTGACAGTTCTTGTATGGGCTACTCGTCTTGTATGTTTTGTATATCGCTCTTTGACTTTCTCTACATACATATATTCTCCACCAATTTCAGGATATGTGACTGTATCTACCGCTTTCAAATCGCCATATACAAAGGCATTACCAACATTTGTGTCCATTCCATATTGGAACATTTCTTGACTTTCTATCTTAACAGCCTTGTTATAAATTTCATTTTTATCCATTTGGTGTTCTGAAATCTTGGAAGAAATCAGAATACCAAACAGAATCATAACTGCAATGATAGAAATACTAGCCAAGATTTCACGTTTTGTTATTTCAAAATCGCCAAAATCAAAACCTTTTCTACCATATCTCATAGACTAATCCTCTTTAAATAAATCCTGTGGAGCATCAACTGGTGCATTGTAATCCAGATACTCATATTCCTGCACTTCATATCCAAGTAACCCAAGAAATTGTCTTGTAGGGAACTTTCTTACATATCTCTTGTATTCCTTAATCTGCTTATTGTAATTGCTGCGATACTCTGCAATCATATTCTCTGTCATAGATAACTCATTCATAAGAGTCTTATAGTTCTCATTGGACTTCAACTCAGGATATGCTTCTGCAACTGCTGTAATAGCTGTTGTTACATTCTCAATATCTCCTGTTGATCCACGACCATCTGCAACTGCTGTTAATGTATCAGCTTCATGTTTGTCATACTGTTTTACGCAATCAGCAAGGTTATATACAAGGTCAACTCTTCGCTTTTCCTGTACCTTAATATCTGATGACGCTGTATTTACCTGCTCCTCAAGTGCAATAGCTTTATTCTGCGAACTCTGTACACCAAATACAATCATCAAAATAACTGCTAGTACTCCTACGCCAATAATTAATGACACTTTCCAATTTGTGTTCTTCATTTAAAATCTCCTTTATATGTAATATTTTTATTAGTTACACTGTAATATTCTCTTATTTATTGGGATTCCCATAGCCGAATGGCTTAGATATGATTAAAAATTTTCAAAAAAGATTGGTTTACTTAGAAGTTAATTCTTTCAACATGGCGATTTTATTTCTTATCTCATCTCTATGTGTAATAACTTCTTCCCTGTTATTGTCAGTAATGAATTCTGACCAACCAATCAAATCTTTCTCAATGTCTTCTATAAGTTCTTTCTCTAAATTATTTATTTTTATTTCAGAAAAATCGTGTAATACAGGCTTATCTTTTTCTTCTATAACGAATAATGAATATGGGGTAATAACTAAAGTAAACTCAGTACCCTCTTCATCAAACCATGCTATCCCTGTACCTGTTGTGTGATATTGAATAAAGGCATTTAATAGATCTACTGGTACATCTGTCAAATAACTTGGTGAGCCGTGAAATGATTTCAAATCAAAATCACACCATCCATAATTGGGACTACTTATCATGTTTTCACCTCCAATATATTATTCTTCACTTACAATCTCATAAATAATATCATCGTGATATTTACCATTCTTATCTTTAATTGAATCTTTCAAAATATGTTTCGTTCCATTGTGTCTTTCAATAAAGTTATCGTAACCTCTACAAGCAGGATTGCCACCAACAGCTCTCCATTCAACTCTATGTAATATTTTAATCAGTTCTTCTAATTTATCGAATACGTCCCTACCAACCAAGACATTTCCTCGATCGAATGAAAACAATCCAAAGTTATACGCTTTAGACACATACCAATCTACTGAATATCCTAAATAGCCAATGAGTTTTTCGTTCTTATCAACTATTGCATATTGGAATTGACTCTCGTTTGGACATTCTGCAATTTCAGGACTCCAATTACACATACAACCTGTTTCATACATCATATCTGTTGTATAATAATATTTTTGAAATTCTTTCTTAATCTGTTCTTTATATAAAATTGCTGGTACTAACACTTAATCACCTCCAAACTCACAAGTGTCACATGTCGAGAAATACTTATCATGGTCTATGCAGCACTGTGGTCTGTTGTCGTCAAAGTCAAAATTTGATATATGTTTCTTTCTATCAGTTACTACAATTGCATCGACTGTTGGTTCACACATGATTACTTGATCAAATTCAATTCTTCCTCTTTCGGATAAATTTCTCCACTTTTCTAAAAGTACATCACCGTCTACTAATCTTATATATCATTTACCATTCTTTACAGAAGCATTATTAACTGACTTCTGAATATTCTTCATAAGTTGAATATTGTCGTTAATCATAAGTGCTAATGCTTGATCCTCTGTAAATCCAACATTTACATATGCATCAAACATATTTTTCTTAATTTTCGCCCGAATTGCAGGATACTCAGTGTTCTCAGAATAATCCTTTGCAATAATCATGAGTTCCTTCAGAACATCATATACAGGCTCTTTGTACTTTATAATATATGTCTTTACTACCTCTCCTAAACTTTCTGGATTCTCTGCTAATAATCTTAAAATTGTTTCCATGTTTAATATTCTCCTTTATAATTTTTATTTTTCAAATGATATGTTGCTTTCTTGCGAAGTTACAGTAACTTATAGTGAATACGATTACCATAATCTAAAGTAATTTCGGCATAAGTATAATGAAGATTTTTGTACATATCTCTCAACTTTTCATCAATGTAATATTCATCATAATCGACCTTAAATTTATCATTTGGCAAAACAAAAGAATTTGATTTATTATTAAATGCTGCACTATTACCACGGAATTTAATATAAACACCATTGTCTGCCGAGTCCTCAATCCAAATATTATTGCTTTCTCCACTGAATAAATCAATTTTTACATTATTTGAACTGAATACAACACCTTCCTCTGTGAACAATGTAAGTTTGTATGTATTCTGTCTTTCGGATGTATTAACAATGTTCAAATCCTTAATAGCATCTTCAAATGTTTCACCATCATTTAATTCAAGTGCGATAGCTGATAAACAATCGTAATTAAGCTTAATCTTTCTTGAGAATGAAGCTACTTTGTTGATTTCAGAATGGTATTTCTCATCAAGCTTATCTCTCAAATAATCCTTTACTTCATCTGCCGTTGGATACTCAAATCTGAAATGGAAATGGAATCTTCCTGGTCTATTAATAAGATACTCGTTCAAATCCCTATAATTATTGCATGTAACAACAAATAACTTCTTACCTGAACTTGTACCATCAAATAAGGAAAGCATTTTTGACTGTGGATCGTTGTCTTTACTTCTAGCGAAAGTTTTATCAAATTCATCAAATAACACGAGCACTTCATTCTTAATATCATTTAAGAAATCATCAATGCCAGGAATAAAATCATCGACTAAGATAACAGGAATACCATTCTGAATTGCTTTCTGTGCCAATAATCTTGCAAACAATGACTTTCCAATCCCTTTATCTCCACTGAGAATTACACCTAAATTTTTGCGTGACTTCTCAAATCTGTTCAATACTTTATTTGCTTTTTCTTCGTGAACTCCGTAGATTTTATCCTCTTTAATCTCTAAATCATGCTGCTTCTCTAAAAAGAAACCTGTGAATTGACCAAATCCGACTTTATATGTCTGAGCTGGCAGATTGTCTAATACGACTAAATCTTCACCATACACCTTATATGTAGTTCCTGTTTCAATAATTTTCATAATTTTATTCCTTTCTATATCGTTCATCTATAATTCATTCTTCTCTCAACTTCCTGATCATTTTCTTTATCGTTGAAATATTTGTAAGCAAGAGTCATAGGATAATTAGAATCTTTTGCTCTATCCCACATCATAAATTCACACCAGTTCGGCTCTTTATATCCATCTTTGTTGTCATTACACCAACTTGGATCTTCAAACAAATCATCAAAAACGCTCTTAAATGAATACTTTTTTCTCTGAATATTCCTATCTTTGATAACAGTTGACTTATCATATCCTTTGATTTCTACAAGAACATCTTCACAGCCTACTCTTTTACAAAGTCGCACAAACCATTTCATAAATTCTCTGTAAGTCTGTTCAAATTCTCTGTCTCTTAAAGCTGCATTTACAACAAGGATATATTCGTCTTGCGTTCTCAATGCTCCTCTAGTATGACTTTTATTACCGTACCAATCAGTTAAATTATTTGTCACTTCGCCAAATTCATCACATGAACACGAACTGTTATAACCATTTTTCTGAATGATATATGTATTCATGTCACCTTCAGAACCTGTTACTCTTGGCAGATGATTTAACACTGTTTCAAGAATATATCTCTTCTCAGGCTGTGTTCTACCCATAGGACGAACTGTTATTGTACCGTTGATATAAGTCCAATACGACATTTTTTCTTACCTCCTTGCTTTAATATTCTCTCTTTGTTACCAAAGGAAACATGAATTTACTTACAATTCCCAAGTCCAACTTTGTAATCGTCTTTCACATCAATAGTTACTTCTCTCTGAAATTTTCCTTCCTTATCATAGAGGGATAAATAATATCTGTTACCACGCTGCTCTAAAACGACATCTTCATTCTCGAATAGTTCAACTCGTTTCTGTTTCTGTACTGGTTTAATTTCTACCTTTAAGCTGTCTATTGCTTCTTTTGAACCAACTAATACGACAGGATTTACTTCTTCAAGAATACAGCTAATATCATCATCTAACTGACTATCATCATTCGTATGTTTATCAACTGCTTTTATTACGTCTTTCTCAAATAATAATCTATTTGCCATTTTAATATTCTCCATTTCTACATATATAAATGATATTTTCTTCCAATCTGATCAACAACCTCACTGTCCATTGGTCTAAAACCAATTACAGTAAGTGTCCTACCATCTTCTTCGGATTCTAATTCAGTGCGACAGTTATCGTATATTCGCCAAAAATCTTTACCTTCAACCATTCCTAGTTCTTCTGCCATAGTCTTAGCTTTTAGCAACTGATTCTTATTCTTGGCTTGAAGAACACATTTTGTAAATTCGCCCTCAATCCAATTGTGAAGAATATCTTCGTCAATATAGCCATCGACATGACCATCTAAATCGGCATTATTTCTAATAAACCAACTGAGAAATGCCATAGAGCCGTGACTGACTTGAGCTGCGAGCTTGCCATGACTCATGTTTAAATCTTTTCTAGCAATAATAATTTGTTTATACATATACATCCTCTTTCCACTCATCTAACAAATAGAAACCATTAATCTGATTATCAAGCTTTCTAACCTGTTCTATTAGTTCAGCTTCTTTCTTCTTACTATCTGTTCTTTGACACTTCTTCCATAAATCCTCACGCTGCTTAGATAATTCATTATACTTATCAGATACATCTATCTCATCTACGACTGAAATCTCAATCTTCTCTCCGCAGTGAGGGCAAAATTGAATTGGATAATTATCTGTCTGCTCATACTCATCACCCCAAGAGCTAAATGTTTCTGTGTATGAATTACAAAATTGAGGAATTATATTGTCATCTGAATCTCTTACTAATAATCCAAATGTATCGTTGCATACCAAATCTTCACCTGTAAATACAATAGCTTTATCATTTTGAATTTCATCACAGCAATAAGTGAATGGCTTATGCTTATATGCACAAGTATCATTGAATTTTAATTTGATTAACTCTATTTTCATATCTTTATCCTCCTAAACATCTTCCACATAAACAGTAATACAACTCCCAATCTCGCCACTCACTTTTGGGAATACCATTGTAATACTATCTATGTAATATTCTTCTCCGTCTGTATCAATGACATCATTAGTATTGATTATTAATGGAATTTCGTTCTTTCTCATATAGTCTAGCGTCTTAAAAACTTCTGATACATTCTCTACTTCTGTATATCCAAGAAGCTTATAATCATCATATCTGTCGCTAAAACCAACAATTCTTATATGCAAGTTCTATACCTCCTTATATTTAGTTATTCTCTCTTTTATTTTGGAAATAGTGAGCAGAATTGCTCTTAGATAAAATCAATAGGAAATGCTTCTTTCTTGTTCGCCTTCTATGCAACAACTTGTTTGTAAAATATTCAGTTTTCATTAATGCATTATCGGTAATTTCATTAATGTCCTCCATTAGATTTTCACAAGACTCATAGTGTCGCAAATAATATAAAATTAAATATTGATTCTTTAAAATTTGTGCTAAAACCTTATTTTTAATCATTTATTCCTCCATCTGATCTACAATGCTCTGCAACTAACTCTTCGTCCTTAATGATACACGTTTCTTTCATTATCCAATCTTCATATCTATTCTCTTGAAGTAGCTGTTGATATAAATTTATCCAACTCTGTGCAGAAAGTTTATATCTCCACTTATAATTTATCCATTTTTCATTATCGAACGGTTTGAATGTAGCCAATTCTATACATTTGTAACATTTCTTATAAAGGTTAATTGCGTACCAATCTGACCATTTTTTGTTATAAGCATTTATAAATGCTTCAGTCGGATCATACCTACTTCTCATATCAGTAAGAGTTCTGTCATACAGCTCAGTCTTTGCGTTGTACAAAACATGAAGTAAAAAATAGATGTCTTCATAGTCACTGTTTAATTTTTTGACACCATTGTCTAAATCCCAATATATTTTTCTCACCTACTTTCACAACCAAAAGACGTGGTTTTACTTGCCTTTTTCAATTTACTGTACAAATAGCTCAACGGTCGATAAATCATCAGCATTAAGCACAATTTCTTCATTGTTGTACATTGCTCTTACTTTATTCTCTGCATCTTCTTCATTATCAGCTTCTACCTCTATAATTCTACTTAATAATTCTTCTATATTAACTTTGTATTTCATATACACCCTCCTAAATCAATACAAGTTTTGTATACTCAGGTTTTAGATTACTCTTGTGCCAAACAGCGTGCATATATTCGATAGAATCTGTACTACCACGTTTAGGTACTCCATCTTTATCAAAAATCGTATATCCATCTTTATCTTTCTTATCTGTAAAACCAATTCTGATATGATGTACAAAAGCCCATTCAGGCATATATTTTTCAAAGAACCATTCTCTTGATTGACTACCAAAGAAATTAAGTCGAAGCAACATAATCACATATCCATCATCGTCTACATCCTGCAACGCTTTTTCTATAATATCCGTTGCAATGGCAAATGGTGGATTTGTAATAATGATATTAGGTTTGTAAGGTAACTTTTCCTTTAAATAATCACACTTATTTTCAGCAAAACTATCTTCTCGTAAATCATATGTATGTATTTCACAATCCCCATAAATATTCTTAATGGCTGTTGGATAGCTCATAGGGTGATATGCATCTTTATCTGTTTTGGGATTACCTCCTGAAGTTGGATCAACGATAATAGAATTGTTCCAATCTAAAGGAATAACTTTTTGAAATGATTTTAAAAATAATTCAATATCACTAATAGGAGTGACATAATAATCTGCAATATGTTCATCTCTTGCATTACTTCTATTTGTACTACTCAAATTTGTTCACCAATAGTAGCTGCGCAGCTTTACTCACATGTGAACATTTTCCTTTCTTTAATTGTAATTACATTGTTATATTCTCTGTTTTACTATGAAACTTTTTACTTGCTTCTAAAAATATATCATAGGCACTTTTATATCCACCATCACTATTTTGTATATCTGTATCAAATAATTCTTTAAAGAATATTTTAAATGCTTCTAATTGTTCTGATTCTGACGCATTTTCATCAATATCGTAATTTATGATTCTTATTGCTCTATCTAATTCCAATAGACCACCTCCTCAAGAAACCAAAATTTCATTATAGCTTTATTTTTTAAAAAACGGATTTTCTATAATACAATGGTCAACCATATCTCTAAACGCAAATGGAGAATCTATAACTCTGTCTGAATATCTAAATCGTTTCAGAAAATCCAATACATCTCGTGCATCTTTATGTGATAATGGAATAAATTTCACATATTCTGGATGACCTTTAATACATACAACCGCCCAAGAATGGTCATCAGAATGGAATCCTATATCTGTTCCAACATCCATCATAGAATTTATTAGTTGATGACAATCATCGACTAATTTAAATGACCAGCCATATTCATCCTTTGCAGCATTTAGATACCCTTTTGCTCTATTATATAAGTCTTCTGCATCTTTATAATTTTGTTCTGCCGATTCAAATTTTGATAACTCTTCTGAAAATAACCATTGTCTTAATTTGTCTCGTATTTTGTTTTTTATTTTCACTACATTGCCTCCTTTAAAACCAAGAAATATCGCTTTAATTGGTTCTCAACTTTTGATATATTTAACTGTCTTCATATCGCCTTCAACATAAGGCTCTGAATTAGGGTACAACGCTTTAGCTTTCCAATATTCGGATCGTTTGTACTCTAATTCTGTACGCTTTTCTTGTTCTTCAAGAAACCTCTGATATCCCTTTATGTTGTTCAGTGCTGCCTTGTAATAGCTGTATAACTCATCATATTCTTTCTTTTTAACATAACCAAACATATCTTTACCTCCCAATGAAAGACAGGTTTATTGTCAAATTGTTGATTCAAAATATTTACAATCTTCCAAACTATTACCATTTACAGTTGCTAATAATGCTCTTCCAAGTGTATTATCAGTTCCAATACCAAGATAAATCTCATTTACAATTCTCTTGTAAGAAGCATACCAATCACAATCATCTTTACAATCACATTTTTCACAAATCATAGTATTATTCTCCTAAGTCGTTAAATTCTCTACCGTCTAAAATATTACCAATCGCTGTTTTACATTTTTCTAATGCATAACAATATGCGTTCTTCCTAACATTATCTTCTACAGAAATTGGTCGTTTCTCATATTCACAATCAATTTCCTTATCTATTACTTCAACAAATCTTTCCAGTCGCTCAACAATCGTAGAAGTGTCAAATAGATTTACTCCTGTTGGCTTGCTAATACTTTGGATGTATTTGTCAACAGATTCGTTCTCTGCTTTTGTTGCTTCTCGCATTGAATATTCAAATGCTCTCAGTTCATCCTTGCCGAGCCATTTCTGGAAAGCACCACAATCATTACAATACAATCCTGTGTTATTACCTTTTACTTCTGTATGAAGTGCAATACTTCCACACTTTTTACAACAATTCTGATACATAATTTTTTCCTCCTATCTAAAAACAAGAAATGCGAGATTCATTTGAACTAAATCTCAAATAGTTTTTCTACTGCTTTTTCACCTGTAACTCTATCTGATTTCTGCAACACTTTACGTTCTTTCTGCCAGATACACTTAAAATCATCAGGCATGTTATATTCACTTATTAACACTATATTATTCTCTGAAAGCTTACGAAGAAAATCGTAAAAAGAATCATAGTCAATTGACTGTTTAGAATACTGTTTTGTGTTTTTATAGGGTGGATCAAAATAGAAAAGACAATTTTTATAGTCTGCGAAATCATTATAATCACAACACATAAATTCAATATCTTTTAAATTCGGTGCTTGTTCCTTGAAATTATTTAATCTCTCATTATAAATACTTCTGCCACCCTTTGAATCTCTACCATAACCGCCATCAAAGTATCTACCACCATAGCTTGCCATATATCCAATCAATGCAATATATTCAGGTGAATACTTATGAGTTCCAAGTTTTCTATCTTCTCTAACCTCTGCGTAATGTTCAAATGTACATACTTCAGGTGCAATAGATAAATTATTGTCTGTCTGAGCATATTTTAACAAAGCAATCAATTCCTCATTAATATCTGTTCCAATTCTTTTGTCACATTTAATTTTATCAATAAGATTAGCTCCACCAACCATAGGTTCTATGTAAGTTTTGATATTATTATCATCAATATACTTCTGAATAATTGGCACTAAAAATTTTGCCAATCTGTTTTTACTTCCTTGATATACCATTTAATTACTTGGAGTAAGGAATTCCTTCTTGTGCGCACGAACCTCGTCTCCTTTCATTATTTTATTCTCTTAATTAAGTTGCACTCATCAATATATCCTGATTAATATAATCAGCTACTCTCTTACTTCCAACCTCAAAAATATCCTTGTCCTTCTCGAAACATATGTAATTTCTACCTGTATTCAAAGCTGCAATTACAGTTGTACAACTTCCTGCACATGAATCAAGAACTAAATCTCCTGGATTGGTGTAAGTCTTAATAAAATACTCACACGCTTCAACAGGCTTTTGACACTGATGTAAACTACTTTTCTGAGTGTCCCACTTGAACTGCAGAACATCTCTTGGATATCTTTGTGTACTACCACCACCTGAAATACCAGTCTTTGTAGCACCATAACAGTTACCATCTGTTGTATGTTTTGTATAAGAATGAACAGGCATATGTCCTTCTGTCATTTGTGGATTGTAAGTAGGGAGTTTCTTATAGAAAATCAAGACATTTTCGTGTGCCTTCATAGGCATTTTTTTAGCGTTTAGATGACCAGTTGCTTTGGTCTTTTCGATAATCCATTCGTAGCGATATAGCTTTTCATTACTACAAGCGAGTCTCTTATCAAATGGGGACTGTGCCCATAATGCAATACAACCATTATCTTTGATGATTCGATTGTAATGAGTCCATAAACCATCTTTTTTGTTCTCATAAAACCAATCTCTTGTATATTCGAGACTGCTATTTGTTACTTGAGCTAACCTGAATAAATCTGTTTTATAAAAATATTGACCTGATAATTTCACATAATCATTTAACGGCATTTCACATTCCCAAGAATTATTAGTTGTATTGTAAGGCAGATCCGTGAAAATAAAATCAATTGACTTATCATCAATCTTTTTCATACCTTCAAGACAATCTTCGTTGTATATTTTATTAATCTCTAGCAAGTGGCATCACCTGCCAATCTATTTTGGGCTATATTAAACCACTTTTGATCCTGTTCGATACCAATAAACTTTCTACCAAGCTTCAACGCAGCTTCACCTGTTGTCCCACTGCCCATTGTAAAATCAAGTATTGTATCGCCTTCATTTGTCCAAATTGTTACGCATCGTTCCATCAACTGTAATGGTTTTTGTGTTGGATGTCCGTTTCTTTCAGGACTCCACGGAACGATAGGTGAAATATCATACCAAACATTTGTCAATGCTCTATTTTCTTGACCATTCTTTTTACCTAAACCACCTGTTTTCTTGGGAATATTAGAATAAATTTTTGTATATGTAGGACTATTACCCTTACAGTACCAAAGAATATCTTCTCTTGTTGAAACAAAATTTTTCTTCGCACCACGTCCTTTAATACGATCCCATGCAATCCAATTCTGAATTTGAAAATTTTCATCAAGCAGAGATATTGTTTTTGCTACATTTGACCAGCCCTGAAATAAAATCAGATTACCATTCTCTTTCAATAACTGATAACACAACTTAATCGCAAGAGGCATATTAAACTCTTTGTCCCACTCAGCGTAATTGATTACATATGGAGGATCACAAATAATTGCATCCACTGTAACTCCATCATCAATTAATTGTTCCATAATTTTAAAACAATCATCATTATAAATTTGATATTTTTCTTCCATTTCTTACTCAGAGCAAATCCAGATTTAATGCTGCAGCAAATCTCTCGCTCCTTTCATTTTTTTATTCTCTTAATAGATCTCTGTCCATTCACTAATTTCTACTTTATTATCAGGATAGCCAGATAAACTCCATTCATTGTCGTTATATACTACTTTCCACATAGCATTTTCTCCATGTGGATTACCTTTAATTTTGCCATAATATAATCCTGAACATGGTGGTAATTCTTCTTTTGTTTTTCTCCAAATTGGTTTCTCATATACTTTATTAATGTCATCTATCGCTTTTGCCAATTCCGTCATTGTATTTGTAAAATATTTATCCTCTGTTTTAAGCATAGAATCAAAATAATTCTTCATAATATATAAGAGATTTTTTGTAAACTCTTCAGATGTATCATTCATTCCAAGTATGTAATTATTATTGATCTTAAAAGAAATTCCAAGCCCAATAAGTGCTCCTATACAAATTCCTAATAATCCAATTAACATCATTAAATAAATATCCATATTTTACCTCTCTTTCTTATCATTCGAAGGAAACTTCGGTTTACTTTTATCTCAAAATCTTACTCAATTTCTTCACAACTTCTTCGCAAAATCTATACAAACAAGTCTTCTTAAATGCTATTTTTAAATCATCAACGACTTATCTATATTGCTGACGTATTTTGTTGTCTATTATATTATTCTCCGTCATATAATTTAACTGTTCCATCTGAATTATAAATTGGTGTTATTCCCATCATGTTATATCCTTCAACACATAAATACATTACTTTTGTATTTTTGTCATATAGAACATATACACTATTATTTTGGTAAACTAATTCCATATCAATATACTTATTATCCGCATTTTTGAAATTGGCATAACCATTGTTTGTCATACTACTACCACATCCAGTCATTCCAAAACATAATGTTAATCCTAATACGACTGCTAAAATTTTATTCCTCATATGGCTTATTCCTCCTATCTACCATACATAATGTATTCATCACCAAGTTCAAGATCCATTTTGTAATTTCCATTGTTATAAACCTGAACTCTCATATTGTAAAACTTGCTATCCTGCTCATGAGAATTTGGATCATAAGGATAACTAAAACCTGCTCTTGTTAAATGTCTAAGAACACGTCTCTCTGTTGTAGCACGACTACATCTTTCTTCAAAAGCTAATTGTCCATTGTCGAGATTTACCAAACTACAATATGTTGATGTACTGTCGCCACCATATTTGTTTTTATTATCTCTGAACGAAATCACCAAATAAACACCTATTACATTGTTATTTTCTTTCTGCACTACGACTGCACCATTTGTTAATTTGATATTTCTGTCTAAGTCTACACAATCGCAAACCCCTTTGATACTAATATTCTGCAATTATTTGTACCTCCTGTTATGTTATTCTCCTACTAAAATCCACAGTCTTCTTTTTCTACTAACTTTCAAATTATCAATAAAATCAACATTATCTAAACTTACCATAAGATTAGGCTTATTTCGTCTAATCTCACTGATTGACGGATAAATGCCTAATTCCACAAGAATTCTAGGGAGAAATCTCTCGTTTGTATAATAAGTCTTTTCATGCTCAATTCTGTTCCAATCGTTTTCATCTAATGCAAACATCTGTTGTGATTCTGCTATTGGTTTTCCTATTACAATATTTTCTATATAAGCCATAATTTGCCTCCTAAAAATCCTCAAGAAATCTATGTTTCTTGGTAAAAATATTACTATATATAGTGTCTATATTTTCTATAAACACTATATATAGTATTTCATTTACGCCTGATACACAAAACTTGGCATTGGCTGTAATTTAAACAGATTTTTCTCATGCATTGAATCAATCTTAGCTTTTACTTCCTTGCTTGGCTCTACTCCATCTCTAATGTATGCATCTAATTCAGCGTAAGTAAATCCAAGATTATCTTCATCCGTCTTGCCGCAAAGACCATCGGTAGGTGTCTTGTCAACTAATTCTGACGGAAGCCCTAACTCACGACCAATAGCCTTAACCTCTGTTACTGTAAGCTGAGATAACGGACTGAAATCACCAGCAGCGTCACCAAATTTGGTCGCATACCCGACAAAATCCTCTGAAAGATTGCACGTATTTGCAACACGACCATTTACTGTCTGTGATACAGCATAAAGAGTAGCCATACGAATACGAGCAGGAAGATTTGTTTTTGTCTGAATTGATAACTCTTCATCTAATGATGTTTTAATTTCATATTCAGCAACATCAACAATTGTTCCGACTGGAATAATAGTGCATAGGATGTCTAAAAAACTGCAAAGTTTACGACTATATTCAATATCTCTTTGTCTTCCCTGTGGCATCATCACACCCAAAACTCTATCCTTACCAAGAGCTTCTACACATAATGCAGCTACAACACTTGAATCTTTACCACCAGAGATACCAACTACTGCCATACAATCTTTACCATTCTGTTCAAACCAATCTCTGATCCACTCTACGATTTCATTTTTTACTTTCTTTACATCAAAATTACTCATGTCTAATCTCTCCTTTTTCAATCTTCTCAATCAATGTCAGTAATTCGTTATATACCTGAATCAACCCACCTCTATCATCAATGTAAACATTTGCATAAATTTTTCTTCCTGCAAATACGACAGACGCATCACAGTTTATACCTCTATACTTAATACGGTTGTCATTCAGATATTTTTCGATCATTTCATACTTATCCTCACCATTACCAGTAAAGATAATTACTTCTGAATAATTCTCCCATCTCTGCAAAAGATTAATAACATTTTCGTATGTTCTACCCTTCTTATGAAAATCATAAATCGTGTCATCGAAATCTACACAGAAAATGAGCTTGCCATACTTCTTAAATTCCTCTTCTAATCTATTGTAGGAATTGCTGGCTTGAAGATAAAAATCCATTCTACTTACCTCCATACATTCTATATCTGATATCCTCAAATGTGTCTTCTCTTACTAATTCTCCATCTTTAAATACGGTAGTAAGTAAACTGTCATCACTCATTTCAAGTAACTGATCCTGACACTTTAATTCACCATTATCATCGTATACTCTACAACATCCTTTATGAGATTTCTTTAAGTGACTTGTATCAGTCTTAGGATCTTTAAAAATCATTAACTTCTTTCCATCAATTACTCCATAAGTAGCCTTCATTGCAATACCAAAAGTATCTCTTGTAACAACAATCATCTTGCCGTTTTCAATAATTGCAGTGAAGCAAAAAGCTCCTACACCATAAGCAATATTATTAGCTGCGAAACCACGCTTTTCTAATTCTTTCCAAATAGTTTCTACATTAGAAAGTGTGCAGCCATCACCATAAATAATACCGATATGCGGATCTAATACCTTATAACCTTTACCATTTACAGAACCACCAAAAATCTCCCATAACCTTTCAACTGTCTTAACTGAAATCTCTACAATATCACCACTATCAGGACGAACCAAGAGCTTTCCATTATGATTCATAATCTCTTCTTTACACTGTGGAAGAATATTATTTACCATATTCCAATAATCATAAGTATCTGAAACCATACTAAATGATGTATTTGGATATAACTCTGTTAAAAGTCTCTTAACGAACGTAATCTCATCTCCATCAATTGAGAAATTAGCACCCATTACAGAATGCTCAGTTGAGACAGCACCGATTCCAATACCATTATTCTTACAATCGGCATTGTAATATCTATCAATATAATTAATTGCTGGAATTGTAGATGTCTTATTAAATGAAAGCAACCATGATGCTGAACATCTTGTAGCTTCATCCATACAAGACATTCCTCTCATGCCAAAATCTGCACAAGCCATATTTCCAGGTAATCCATCTGTTGTCTTGTCGTACCAATAATCTGCAATCTCACGATATATATAACCGATAGTTGCATGACAACAAGGTTTCCATAATTCTACCTGAAGAATACATTCAATCCACTGAACAAGCCAAGCAAATTTATCATCCGTATTTGTAATCTCAATACAAGGAACACCCATAGGAACAAGTGTACCTTCTGGCAATGCTCTAATCTCAAGTGGTAAATATCCTAATCTGTGAAGCTCTACAATTTTATCTAAATCATAGTTGTCTCTACCAATCTGTACGTCCATTGAATCTGTATAAAGAGTTAGCATCTCATCTTCCGATAAATCGAAGAAATTTTTCTGAAAATATCCAATTAAATATTCTTTGATAAATGCCTGTAATCCAAAGAAAACCATTTCATTCTGATTCTCTAACATTGATTTTCGAGGCACCCAATACGATACTAACTTGGTTAATCCCTTCGGATACATACGATCATGACACTGTTTATAAGTATCTGATAATAATAAAGCCATTGTGTTATCCATAATTTCAAACCTCCATAACTGTAATTTTTTCATGACTACCATTAAATAAACTGTTTGTGGTAAATAATCTGTTCACAGTATTATTCTCCAAAGATTTGATTAATGTTCCTTTTTCTTTATCAAGAATTGAATTCTCTGTATGTGTGGCATATGCATAAATCTCAGTTACACCATGTTTCTTCAATTCTTCTGCACTATAATAAAGTGAACCGCCATATGCGATAATATCATCAATCATTAACACAGCTTTATCCTTCAAATCAATACCATTTGTTCTAATGTCTAATCCAAGGATTTTACCAGTCTTCCAATCTCTCTTCTTTTCACCATAACAATACGGTAACTCAGGGAATAAATCTGAATATCTCTTAGCTGCACCTGCATCTGGGAAATAAAGTACAAGATTTCTCATACCAATCTTTGAAATAGCTTTATCAACATACTCTTTTGGATTTTCTTTTACACAGTTATTAAGTAATGCAGTAGAAACATCACTGTGAGCATCCAAAACATAAACTGATGAAAATCCTAACCAATTGATAAAATCGCAAAAATACTTCAATGTGAATACTTCATCATCATTTTTTACTCTATCCATTCGTGCATTAGGAATATATGGAAGAGACAAATAATAATTCACATTAGTAAAAAATCTTTCAAGATGCTTCCTTACTAACATCAAATAAAACATCTCATCGTTGCTCTCATAAATCCATTCAATCCAAATACAAGGAGAGCCATCATAAGAGTCTTCCTCAATGTTGTTTGTATCAATATTTACTCTTGGTGTTCCATCTGGGAATTTATTGATTGTTACAATGTCGCCATTAATTTTAATCATATTCTACTCTCCAATCACTTCAATCTGACACATCTTCATAGTTGCTAATGCAGTCTTGTGAGTATCAAGTGTGACACATGCACAACAACTTGCATCTACTGTAATATCAATCTCAGGATAATTTGCTCTAATAATAAGGGCATTTGAAGTTACGCAGATACTCGTACATAATCCGCAGATTTCAACACTTTTAAATTTAAAATCATCCCAATGTGTCCAACCAAATGTAGGTTTATCAATCAGAATATCGTTCTCAATATCAAAATCTAGTTTATCTGAAATCTGCCAACCAACAGTATTCTTTATACAGTGAGCAACAGGAAGATGCTTACCCTCATATGTTTCCAAATAATTCTCAGGGTGTGTGTCTCTTGTAAAGATTACCTGCTTACCAGCATCCTTATACTCCTTAATTTTCTTTGCTACATTTGGAACAATTGCCTGTGCTTCCTTTGTGCCAAGTGTTCCATCAATAAAATCATTCTGCATGTCTACTACAATTAATGTTTCTCTCATTTTGTTACCTCTTTTCTCTGTTCTTTCATTACCAAATGGGTAAGATTATCTACTTCTTCCTTTAGTTCTTTATTCTCTTTTTCAAGTGCAGCTATTCTATTTTTCAATACATCTTCTGTTGAAAATTTCTGAATTCCAATCTGCTTATAATCAGACGAAACAGTTTTAACAGAATAATTGCTAATGTAATCTGTTGTTCCATCGGAATATGTAATAATTGGTTCAAAGAATCCACGTTTCTTGCACTCATCACAATGACAAATGGATGAAATATATCCAATTTTACCTTCGTTATTTTCTACATAATCACCTTCATGGAATTGAATATCTGTTATATTATTCTCTTTTAGAACAATTGGATCTCTGAACCTAAGAGTTACACCATCAATATTTTGAACAGTTTCAACGTGTAAATAGCCAAGTTTTTCATATCCTTTTATTGTTTTATAAGCATCAATTAAATCCACTTTAACTATCATTTACTTATCCTCCTCATCTTCACCTAAAATTTTCTTTCTTAATGAGTTCCAACCATCATCATAACCATCGCAATATTCGTCCATATACTCATTATTGTGTGTCTCTTCTGGCAATTCTTTTAATGGACACCATCTTTGTCTAAAATCTTTCGGATAAGGATAATTAATTGTACGGTTATTTAAAGCCATACAACACATATCAGAATAATGACCACAAAAACATGGACATTTATCACAACTACTTAGCATGTCCATCACTAAAACAGCTTTACTCATTGTTTTATCCTCCTATCGTCTTAACAACTTATCTTTCTTCAATAAAATTATCTGGGATTATATCTTTATTGACAGTTACATATGGAGCTTCACTTCTGTCAAAAAAGTTACAAGTTAAACATAAATTAGCAATATATTTTTCTTCTCCAAGGATTGTTTCGGCGTTGTCCACTATATATTGTCCACAATATTTAATTCTCTGAATAAGTTCATTACGAATAGACTGCTTTACGTCTTTTACATCTCTAGTTATTCCTTCCATATTCTCTCCTATCTTCAGCCGCAGCAATCAATATATGTCCCATCTTATTAGCTCGATCGTTACCATAATCATATATAATTGCCTTTGATATGTTTAAATCTTCATTCTTAAAATACAAATAAGTTTCATCATCTTTTTCTAATGGCTCAGATTTATATATCAAATTACATTCTTTGTAAATATGGTCAAAAAGATGTGGTCTTGTTTTCATGAAAATTTCCAACATCTGATCCGCTGACATGCTATTATTATCTTTATCCTTGTTCATACCTCTTCTCCTTTCACCACATATCAATTCCATGTTTAAGAACATATTCGTATAACTGAATTGCCTTATAAAATGTAACATACGTCTTTACTGATTCATTTGTCATTTTACATTCAGCCTCACTTGTTTGAGTGTCGTATGTTATAACTTGAAAATCTAAAGTTATATGGTCAACTTTAACACCATAGCGTTTTAACCACTTTTTAAATATTCTCTTTTTCTTATGTGATTTCACTGGAATTGCATATGAAAGTTCAGATGAAAATAATGTATTTTGATATGTAGGGCGAAAATACTGATTGAATAAATTTTCGTTTATTTCACAGTTCTCTAATGTGATTTCTCCACTTAAACCATTATGAAATGTATTAACAACCTTTAGTTCTTCTTTATCTAAAGATTCATATCTAACATCCATAGATTCAATTCCCTGTATATCCATAAATTTTGTTCCATCAGATAGAAATAAACCTCCACCTGTAATCTCTTTTATTGGCATTTATTTACCTCCTTTCGCCCATGAAATTCCGCTTTACTTGTAACTTCATATTATGTTATTCTCTACTCAATCTTCTTCTCGACCACAACAATTGTGTCATTGTGCCAACCACCATGAGGGACAAGTAAGATTTCCTGAATTTCAAATCCATACTTCTTACCAATACCACCACTATTCCAGCTACAAGTAATCACAATGCCATCTTTCTTCACAATTCTTCCTATCTGTTCTTTCTGCTTAGACCAGTAGGAAGCTTGTGTTGTCTGCATATTTACTGTCTGTCCAAGATTTTTATAACATTCACTTACTTGTCGTGGGGAATATGGGGGATCATATAACACGGTATCTACTGAGTTATCATCAAATATCTTCAAGAAATCCAGTGCGTCCATATGGTAATCAGTATCATATTGTGTATCTAAGTCATTTGTTACTGTTGCCAATTTATTGCTATTTGCAAATGGATCAACAATCTTACCAGTTGCATATTTCTCAATCAGCTTTTTAATTGGCTTAATTAAAAATGTGTTACTATTTGGCATCTGCCAGACTCTATTTATTATCATTATGTATCAGGAGTAAACGCTGCGTTTTTCGGTATACCAAACCTCTTACTCCTTTCTTTTATGTTATTCTCTTAGCCCACTCAAAATCCACTCAATAACAGGCTCAGTCCATCCATTTCCCATCATTGAATATCTTTTTGTATCACTCATCTTTCTACCATTGAAAGTTACATCTGTATAACCATCTGGTAAACCTTGTAATCTCTCATATTCAACTGGTGTCAATTTTCTTGGTCTGCCATGATCCATAACAGACTTAATATGATATCCACCATTTACACAAGTCAGTGTGCAGCACTTAAAATCTGGATTATAAATTCTTCTATTCATTTCCATAGAATTAACTTTTAACTCTGCACATACACGTTTGTTCATATCCAAGATTTCAAAATCCTTCTTGTAGAAATATTTCTCTTCTACATTATTCTCCATAATATCTTTTAAAACTAATGGAGATTCATCAGGTAATTTACCTAATGGTATGTTTGTCCAATAATATCTTTCACGATTTTGCGCAGAAAATTTTCCTGAATCAATCAGAATAGGTTCTACACCAATACATTCTGTCATTGTCTTCAGATCTTCATCGCTACTTGGTATTACATTTTCAAACATGAAATATTTGGGCTGAATTGCCCTAAGACACTCAATTGCTTTAAAGAAAATTCCTGACTTACCATCAAGACCATTATTGACCTCTTTGCTTTTAATTCGTACTCTTGAAAGTGACTGGCAGCAAGTTCCTGCCAACAGTAAATCAAATCCTTTGAACTGTTCAAAATCCGCTTCATATAAATCGCCATGATGTACCACAAACGGAAAATGGTACTGAGAAACTGCTATGGCTTCTGGCAAAATTTCATATGTATGATATTCTCTTATAGGTATTCCGAGCTGCTGTAACGCATACAATCCTGTTTCAACGCCACCACATAAACTTAACACTCGTAGCCCTTGAGAATTATTTTTTTCATTATTCTCTGTCAAAATACACTATTTTACAGAGGTTACGTAACCATAATTACCTAGAATTTACTGCTTAATTCCTTTCTTCTTAATTATTTTGTTATAAAATCCTATGGAATTAACACGTCTGCTAAAACCATAGAAAAAATATTTCTTGTTACTTTTAATTGGAAATTTTGGCTGAATCGCCAAGATAGAAATTTCTATATATGATTATTCTTCGTTTTGAAATGATTTAATTCGATTTTCTAAATAATCAATCTCATCATTCCAATGGTCTATTAGCATGTATTCGATTTGATGTTTTGCATCTTCTATACTATTTGCAAACAATGTATCATATTCAACATTTAATTCTTTTGATACATATATAAATATGTTTTCGTCTGTCTCATCTTGTACAAAACCAGCTACTACATTTTCATCATCTTCTTCATAAAATTGACTAAAATGTAATTTATAACATTCCTTACCAAAGTCATTCTTTGCACCTGTTTCCCAATATTTCTTCACTTTATCACCTCACTAACTTTGAACCATAATATGTGATGTGTGCCTTCACTTTGAAATACTCACCACAACTATGACATTTTATTTTTACTTCTTTGCACCAACCTTGTGTTACCAAATTCATCAAATCATATTCCATAACTCCATCTTGATATTCTTTCTTGCAATATGGACATTTTGGATATGTAAATTTGCTTTTATTCACTCTTTTACCTCACTTACTACTTTTACCTTACATTCGATTTCTACAACTTCTAGCTGTCTATCAGCGTTATAACGTCTTGACATAAATCTTCTAACCGCATTCTCGGCAGTTTTTCTTGTTTCCCAATATTTGTGTCGAGGGCTTGTAATATTACTTACTAATTTACCTGTTAATTTATCCATTACACCATATAATGTAAATTCATTTACCATTCATCTCACCTCACTTTACAATATCCTAACAATCTGTTCATACAAGCAAACATCTCTGTCGTTGATTGCCTTATTCAAATGCATATGACCAAACAAATGTTTTTTGTATTCAGTTGCAGCTTTCACTTCTTCCAAATAATTAGTCAACACATCTGGTTCATATAATCCTTTACCACCCATAAGATACAACTCTGACGTAGAGGGGCTATGCGTAATAATATAATCAACTATATTGTTATTCTCTTTTAGAACATCTAATCCATGCTGCATTTCTTCATCTGTTGGTAGCTCCTCTTCCCACCAAGACAAATCTTTAATGCGATACATATATTTACCTTGTTTGTCAAGTTCTTTGGCTTTCTCTCTCCAATCTTCATCATTATAATCAAGAATACCATCCTGAATATCATGACTTGATGCACCACCAAAAGCAAAGAATTTCTTATCTTCGATAGTGAAAACCTCACCTCGCATTAGATGTAATACATTACTTCTAATTTCATGAACCTTACCACCACGCCATTCTTTTATAGGATAAGTTGCAAGTCTTTTATGATTCTCATGATTTCCGTCAACAAATACAGTTGTGAACGGTTTCTGATTAAGCCAATCTAACCAATATTTTTCCTGCTTGCTTTCACCATCTCGATTCCATACAAGACCAAAATCACCAAGAATAATTACAATATTTTCATCTTTATTACCAGAAAAATCTTTCTGCTCATAGAAGCTATCCTTACTTAATCGTGTAGGATTTCCATGTATGTCGCCTGTTACAAATACTGCCATATTTCACCTCACTCTATCATTTTAACTTTAATTCTAAATTTTGTTGTTTCTATATGTTCGTTTTCTTGATAAGGACGATTATAATCAAAATGCTGATGCCGGACAGTTGTAATCAAATGAGTATCGTTACCAGAAATAAATTCTGTGTCCGTTTCATAAGTATCTTCTGAACCATCACCAAGTTTAGAGTCTGTACAGTATATCTGATTTGCGTCTAATGCATCTTGAATAATTCTGTAAATGTCTCCTGTATTATACATAGTCACTCTCCATTCTACTGTCCAAAGATTTCCTCAATAACTTTCAACTTAATACTCTGACTAAATTCTGAACCAGCAGCTTTTGGATGTCCACCGCCACCAAATAAACTTGCTACATCTTTACCAAGATCAATATCTTCTTTAACGGTTCTATAAGATACCGTACAACCATCAATATCAATCATTGCCACAAAATCAATTTCTGGATGCATTTTACAAAGTCTATTACCTAATTCACTAACAAACCTATCTGCAAATACAAAACCACAAACCTTACCACACATAAGACTGGTAAACATAGTTTCATTCTTCTCTTCGATATATCTATCAATTTCGTCCTGTTTAATTTTTAGAACAACCTCATCTTTGGCAGATAATAATGGGAATATTTCACCACGTATCTCCGAAATACACCAATGAATAAAATCATCTCGACCATACAGATAAAGTAAGTCATTCACCTGCTTACAAATAACCCCATCTTCACCAAGTTCCGACCATCTCCAAGTGTCATAATCTCTCACAAGTTCAGCAAATCTTCTTAATGTCTCTGAATCTTTTAAATAACCATTCTTGATTAACCAATAATAAAACATCTCTGTTCCACTGGTTTTAATAGTTCCAAGTTCCATATCTTCATACTCAATAGTCACAGAACACCAAAGATACTTATTAAGTCCTAGAGCTGTTGGATGGTGATCTAATAAATAGAAATTATCAAATCTGTCATCAATAATTTTCGCTGTATCTTCATTTACTCTAATATCTGTAATAATACACATATCAAATTCTGTTTCACTATCAATAAACTCCTTGACACTTGAATCAATGTTATCATAATCACAATATGAAATATCTACATCTTTACCAAATGCAAGTTTTGCCAAAACTGCACAACCTATACCATCAAGATCTGTGTGTGTGAATAATTTAACCATATAATTTCCTCTCTGCTATTTCTAATAATTTTTCTTTCTCATTTATATATTCTCCACTAATGACTGAATCCAACAGATTATTTAATACCTCACCAATTTCTTTTCCTGGCTTATATCCAATAGTAATTAAATCCTTACCATTAACTGCTAAATCCTTTAGAGAAAAAACATTCATCGTCTTGTAAAACTTCTTCCAAAATATATCCGATATTGTCAATCTTCTGCAATCTTGTTTCCTGATTAATGTCTGCCTGTGCTTTAATATCAGCTCTACGAACATTTAATAATCTTCTAAACTGTTCTTCTCCGATTTTATTAAGCCATCTCTTGATATATTTCTTTCCCACCTCAAAAGTAGCATCATGATAATAGACTAATTCAACGACCTTTTCTCTTGTATCATTGTCAAAACGAAGTCTTTTCATAATTGTATCAGTCATATTAGCACTGACTTTTCCATGTCCTTTGAAATGTCTAATACCATCCTCGCCATCTTGATAACAATGTGGTTTTCCAATATCATGAAAGAATACAGCTAAAGATGTAATCAAATCTCTTGAATTTAAATCGGGTTCACAATCACATTCATAAGCTTGTACTGCATGTACTGTATGATTCCATACATCATAGATGTGATATGGATTATTCTGCTGAAAGCCAAACATGTCTTTAATTTCAGGAATAAATAACGAGAATACTTCACGAAATAATACTATCTGTATATAAAACTCGCTTGATAATGCAATTTTACAGAACTCACTGTTGATTCTCTCAGTAGATATATTCTCTAAATTCTTATACATTTTATGAATATTCAAACTTGCATCAGAATCAACCACAAATCCCAGTTGTGAAGCAAACCGAATAGCACGTAAAATCCTTAAAGCATCTTCTGAAAATCTATCTTCTGCTCTACCAACACATCTGATCTTGTGGTATTTCATATCTTTCATACCATTAAACGGATCTATAAGACCAGCTTCATTGTTGTATGCCATTGCATTGATTGTAAAATCTCTACGCTTTAAATCTTCTTCAAGGCTTCGTGTAAATGCAACACTGTCAGGTCTACGACTATCTGAGTAATTACCGTCAATTCTGTAAGTGGTACATTCATATCCTTCACCGTTAATTACAATAGTGATAGTTCCATACTGCAATCCAGTTTCAATAATTCTCTTATCCTTGAATACTTCCATCATTTCATCTGGTGTGGCAGAAGTTGTAATGTCATAATCGTGAATTGGTCTTCCAAGGATACTGTCTCTTACGCACCCTCCTACCAGGAAAGCTTCATATCCATTATTCTGTAAAGTATGAATAATTTCATTTGCACCTGATTGAATTTCAATCTTCAATTTCTTCATTCAAATTCACCTCGATTTTTGGTATTTCAATAAATTTTGCTAATAATCCTTGATGATAGAATACCTTGTCACTTTCAGTAACCTCTTCTCCTAAGAAATACCTAAGTACAAATGGCATCATATAATTATCCAAACATTTGAACTCATACTTCTTTACTTCATTGTCAATCTCATAATATTTATCAAAAATATAAATTTCTTTATAATACCCATCAGTGTTATTGATTCGATGAAGTTTAAATAGTTCTATCCTAAACGGAATATCAAATGTTTCTTCTAATTCAGATCTTAACAACACGACTAAACCTGCTATATTTTTTAATGACAAGTTATTTAAATTTGATACATCATATACCAATTCATCGTTTGAGAAAAATGAAATTCTGTCATATAATTCACTTATATCTTTATTTAACTTGGTTATTATTTTATCCATCAGATACTTTTCGTATGTTATGTGTCTTCTAGGATTACAATTGCCTAAAATAACCTGACGGATATATTTGCTATCTATAATATGTTTATTGTCTGTAAATTGAGAAATAAAATCTTCCCATGTATCCACTCCACCAAACATATTCTTGTTATATTCATGTAACGATGAAAAATTAGCCTTTTTCATATCAATACTAATAAAAACTCTTCCATCATTAGTTGGCTTAAATATATCTTTATTTGGCAAGTTCCTATTAATCACAGCATACTTATTCATATCCTCTGCATTAAATCTCTGATATGATTCTGACTCTTTAATACTTGTAATAGCTGCGTCTTTTACACGATTATATTCTTCAAAATAATCCTGCTCACTATTGTATTTTTGTAACTCATTTACGAATCTGTCCCACTTCTCAATAGTTCCATAGAACTTATCAAAAAGTTGAATTCTATCTGAAAAATATGGTTCTTGAAACAATCTAATTGGTATATTGCAATCTTTACAAAATCTCTCTTTTGCCCTATTTGATACTTCCATCAGATGTCTCCTTTCACAATTCGCTCATTTACATACATCTTAAATTCATTGATTCTCTTATAATCTGGTTTATCAGGTAAAGATGTATTTTCTTTTGCATATTCAAAACGTTTTTCATATTCGTTTAACAAATCATAGAATTCAGAAATAGGCTGTCTATTCTCGTCCAAATATTCTCCATTTCTGATACTCATAAGTAAATCGTGTTCATCTGCTCTATAAGTGATAATCTCTTCTTTTTCAAGAATATCAATACACATCATATACAATCGAATCAAATGAGCCATGTGTTTTCCTAACTTATCATGCGCTACAGCCTTTTCATTTCTTTTTCCAAATTTACTATAGCTGCTAATAATAGATTTCATTTCATTCCACATGCCAGCCCAATCTCTTAACGGATAATGCTGCAAGTTTACATCCATAAAAATCTCGCTGTCATATCCTTCTTGAACAGCCTTGTCAATGTATAATTTCACATCGCTGTCTTCATAAGGATAATATCTGTTTTTGAATTCATATCTTGCATTATTAATACTTTTAAAAATGTGTGTTTCATTTTCTGCCTGACCAACAAATCTTGCCGCTTTATTTTCCATACGTCTTAACTGAGAACCTGCATAACCTCCAAAGGTATGAATACAAATCTTAGAAAGAAACATCTTCTTATTATCTAATAGTTCCTTACCAATATCAGATAAGTATAAGTAATGATTTGGAAGACAGCCAAGTTGCTCGATTGTATTAGGATTATTTGATGTTAAAAGCTGTATCATTTTATTAAATGAATATATGGTTGTATCTGTGTCAATATCTACAACCTGCTCAAAATCTGTTCCAAGTAAGATGTCTGACTTACCGTTAAGTGCAATTCCTCTTACATCTAAATCAGATCCTTCTCTATCCATTCCATATGCATGACTTCCACCAAGAGTTAAAATAATGATATTGTTACCCAAATTCTTGTCTGTTCTCAGGAAGCCATACTCTTTTGATTTTAATTTGTTCTTAATATGTTCAATTGTCATTACATTCTCCTTCTAAAATAAATTTCCTTGACTATCTACCATGCCTTTGTAACCACACCATTTACACTTGCAATGTGCAGAAGCACCATCAAAGCTATTATAAATATAATCTTTTTTATGACAGTGCCATCCTATTTTACAAAAGAACTTTTGCAATGGTTTAATATAATCTACTAACATGTATAATGCTGATGGTAAAATTAATAGACAAACTAAAATTAAAATAACAGCATATTTCATTGATTTCACCTCCAAAAATTCCTCAAGAAATGTGCATTTCTTTTTAATGTAAAATATATACCATATATAGCATATATTACTTATTTCAAATACTATATATGGTATATTTACAACAATTACTCGCTTAATTCTGCAAGTGCCTTATCTAAATCCTCGTCAGACATGTTCTCAAGCGCAGCATCCTGTCTTTTAGCCTTGATTTCAAGTAATCTCTGTCTCATCTCAGCATTCTTCTTGGCATCTTCTCTCTTCTTCTTCTCATCCAGCTTCACACTAACAATATACTTAACAATTTCAATCTTGTTAGAAACCTCCTCATCTTCCTTTGACTTAGTATTTAGAAGACTTTCTTCCTCCGACTTCTTTGCTTCTGCATTGAGTGTCTTAAACACTGAGTCCAGATTTGTGAGAGATAAATCCCACAAATCAATTACGTTAATCATTCCTCTAAATGGGAACTGATAGTTATTTCTCGTTGCATTAATAAATAATTCGTTGTTTGTCATAATAATAATCTCCTTTTCTAATTAAAACTTAATCTTCATTACACGTTCTGTTGCGCCCTTAACCTTAACAACTAAATCTGCTCTCTTTGTCATAGAGAATCCAATTCCCGAAAGCTGATCATCAGTATCTTCTACATGACACTTAGCACCTAAAGCTTCAAATACTCTCTTATGCTTTTCAAGGTCACTCTTTAAGAACTCATTATAGTATCCATTAGGACTTTCGTTGTTCACACAATCCTTCAGGAAGAAGAATAAATGTCTATGACCAATTCCATCCTGCTCGTCAAAATAGTTTGGACTATAACTGATTACTGATACAGGAACAAACTGATTAGTATTTACACCCCAAATCTCACGACTTGAAATAGATGAACTTCCAGACAGTTTTTCCTTAATTGAGAAGTTGCCATTCTCGTCAAGTGTAACTTCTGCCACCTGAACATTTTCACCAGTTCTCATAGGGTTGCTATAATCAAATGAATAAATTTCGCCATTGAACTCAACTTCTGCTCTAAATCCATGTCTTACTGCACCTGCATACTGATGTACAAAGAATCTATATGTTCCAGGTTTCATTCTTGCTAAATCCTGCCATGTAATATTCTCTACTGCAACTTTTCCATCTGGATTTACAATATCTACATCCAACTGACCACCCATTCTTGACGACTCAGGTTTTCTACAATTACTGAAATAAATCTCGTTTCCACTAGGCTCAACGCAATGAGCATCAAGATCATAATTATCATTCCCGTCTTCATTCCACTGAATTGAAAATCTGAGTACACCGTCAACATTACCTCCAGCAGTTTTTACATTCTGCTTCATATCAGAATCGGTAATATTTCCTGAATAAGCCCAAGATAATCCATTATTCCACTTGAACATTGTCTTAGCGTCTGGATTAACAGGTGCAATCATAGAAACAAAGTTCTTCTCATGTTTATTCTCTACAAAAGCTTCAATCTCCTTTGCAGTTGGAAGCACCTTATCAATGAAATCCTGTGCTGAAATCTCTTCAACCTTAGAGAACTTCTTAGGACTTACAGCAACATCCTTTTCCATCTGACCAAAAATATCATCTGCACCGATCATTCTTCTTGCAGCACTTTTATTTGAGAACAGTACATTATTTACAGTAATATCATTCAGATTAGCAAATCTTCTCTGTAATGAATCCATGTAACCGAGTTCTGTAATGGTCTTCTTTGCATCCTCAAGCATCTTCTTTGTAAAAATAGCCTTTGGTCTTTTATAATTGCTTGGAGCGACAATCTGTTCATACTTCTTAACTGCTGTGTCAAGATCCATATCCTCACTTACATTGATAAGAAGCGTTCCAATAGAATGATTTCTAATTCTACCGATAGCCATACCTGCTGTTACTGACTTCTCCCAAGCATATAAATCCTTTTCAGTATCAGAAGTCAGCTTGTCATATTCCTTTTTATACTTCTTGAACTCTGTGAGTACGCCTTTCCATTCTTCACCCTTGTAAAGTGTATTTGAGTTGATAAGTTCAAGAATTGTATCGAGTGCATCCATAGTAATCTCATCAAGAGAACGCTTAAATACGTTTCTTGTATCTCTGAACTGTCCTTTGACTTCTTCATTAGAACGACTACTTCTATTTACGAACTTACTTGGAAGCTCTAAGAAGAAGTGATCCCACTGATGAGACTTTCCATTGATTTCCTCAAAGTTAAAGTCTGTACCAATCTTAGGAAACTTAGTTGTATAAATATCTGTAACTGTATGAGCCTTTACAAAAGCGTCAAGTGCATCGCATACTGGCTGATATGTTGTATCACCAAGATTCAGTTCCCAGATTGTGTGAATCTGATTATCCTTAATGGTGACAGCAGAGCCAATATTCTTGATAAACTGTCTACAACAACTGCAATCATGTTCTCTACGTTCTCTGAAAATCTCATTAGTACCAGCAGGAAAGCTATCAAGATATGTATTCCATAACTCATCCTTATCTACATTTACCTCAAATAAATGTGTAGCCTCTTTCTGCATTTCATCGAAGTGCTTCTGTAAAGCCTTCTTAAAGTTCATAAATCCATCCATATTTTGTACCTCTTCTTTCTTATATTTATTTTTGTTAATTGTTTCTAATGTTATATTCTCCGTTTATATTAATCCAGTTACCTTATCTGGATTTTCATTAGCCAATTTTATCCATCCTTCAGCATAAGATTCAGTCATATCATTTAATCCAAACACTTCTCTTACAATGATATATCCTTTACCAACCGACTCTTCCATATCTTTTGTATTGTTATCTACGTCATCTGCGTCTAATGGGCGAAACACTGTCTTGGTAAAATATCTTCTACCATATTTCTTTGTTGTGGTGATTTTATTTATCTTATCTTTATACAGCTTCCATATGCCAGATGAATCTTTGTCGATCTGCCCTACATAATCTCCTACATTTAACATGTTACTTTCCCCCATTTTCTATAAACTCATACCCTACTAATCTAACTGACACAAGCATAGCCATGAAATCAGAAGCACTTTCTACTTCAATATCGCAATTCACACCAATCTCATCAAACATTGTAATTTCATAATATCCATCACCATCTCTAAAAATATCATTAAATGGGTTTGACTCATCTGATTCTTCATCAAGAACTTCTTCTATCATATCTTCTAAATCACCAATAAATTCATACATTGGAATATTTACAGAAGTAAATGGAACAATAATTCTTCTTATAGCACCATCACAAGCAAATAAAAGTTCATATTCACATTTAAAACTTCCGTTCATACAGCATGAATGGTCAACATGGTCTTCGATTATTGTCGGCTTAAATTTGCTACTTTCTAAAATGTTATACATAACATAATAGTCTACAACATTCTTTTCTGTACAGTCTTCTCTATTAAATACTGTTCTATGTTTCTCATAGAGGTTGTATTTTTTTCTATACTCATCAAAATAGTGAGTATTCCCTGCTTCCTTATCCTTTTTGAAAAATGATTTAAGCTTATCGTTGGTTTTATCATATCTACCAATCCATTCTCCATATGTATCTGGGAAAATATTACCTCGTACTTCTAATTCCATTTTATTAGGTAATAAACCCAATCCATTTTCTTCTAAATTTTCTACTGAAATAGCTGTAATATTCATATTTTCTCCTTTCTAAATTCCAATGAATCGAAGTTTTCTTACTACTTCCAACCACTACAATTTCTACAACCTAATGCATATACATCACACTCTTTAACCGCACAAGTTTCACATTTATATGGTTCTCTGTATGATGTAATTTTATCTTGTAGTTCATTAATTTCTTTCATAATAGTATCAATATCTTTTAACCTAATTCCAAAAAGAATCTTCTTCAATTCTTCATACATAAGTTTTTTCGATACATTTTTATCACTCTTATCTGGTTTATATTTAAAATCATATTTCCATTGGTCTATTTCTCCATATCTACAATTCTTAACAATTGGGGAATCTCCTATTGGATGGCAACTGTTGTTATTTGAACAATAATAATTATTTCTCACATAATCATGTTCACATCCATATTTACAAATATCACATGATACGCCCATATAAAATCTCCTTTCCAATTTACCAAATTCCATTTACCGTCTTATCAATAGCTTCTCTCATCACTCCACCAGTCATTTTATTCATTGTATCTGCAACAAGACCTTTAAATTCTGCTCTTATTCGTCTATTGTGACGAGTACATGGTTTTGAACAATAATTATTTCTTCTACATTTTTCACAGTTGCCATTCAATTTCCACTGTTCATTTTCCTGAATCTGTTCCATAACTTAGCCTCCTCTTCTATCTAAAATCTTCTGAATAGTTTTCTTATCTTTATCAGACAAACTATCCCAATCCAACTTAAAACCTCCACAATTTTTATGGCGATTCCAACCATCATCACAATCATAAGAATAACGGTACACACAATAATCACATGCCATTTATTTTCACCTCTCTTCCAAAGAAATCGAACTTTACTGTAGTAATAAATACTCTCTATCCTCTATATAAAATTCTTTCTGCCGCCTATCCATTAAGTCATAATAATTTTGTTCCATATAACAAGATAAACCATTATATTCATATTCTTTCCAGATAATTTCTTCTGCCAAGATATGTAGCTCCTTATGTGATAACGATTTTAGAAAATCTCTAAATGTTACATAATTTGTTCTCTTGTCTAATACTTTCTTAAGTTTTGTTTTTCTTTTAAACATCCTTTTCACCTCACAATCCAAAGAAAGAGAATTTTCTGCTAAAATGTAGCACTATTTTTACCTTGATTAATCTCTTTACATTTTTGTTCACACTATCATTCTCTCCATTTACCACAAATCTTCTGAATACAATTCTGGCAAATCAGTAACCAAGTCACTGTTTTCTCTTTCCTGAATTATCCTCGATGATAATTGACCACATTCTTTTGCATGTATCCATGCTTCTTCTCTTGTAAGAAAATTTCCCATGTGGTCAATAAATCCTTGCTGAATTTCAGAATATCCTTTTTGTGGTTGAAAACCTAACTTTTTTAACTGCGCAAACGAACCACAGTGTCTTGCAGCACATAATACTACATCTTCGTTCGTTTTGTTAATATGAAATTTAACAGCCGCACATAAAATCATATAAAAATCCTTTCTATTGAACATCTTATGGAATACTCAGGCGAATAAAAACAAACGAAAAAGACCTAAGTATTCCACATTCACAAAGGAGATGGAATATTCTTCTGAATACTCCATAAGATGCTCAACTTAACTATACAAGTAATTATCTATTTTTCGATGCCAGTTTCTACTACTTCGATTGCTATTTCTACAGGAATAAGATAATTGTCACTATTACCACTACCATATGATTTTACAGAAGGATCTGTTTCCAACCTTTCAGTAATCTCATCAATATCATAAACGGTAGGTATATTATCAATTTCATATTGAGCTACTCTATTACAAATCTCAGAACACATTCTACTGTAACTACTTGTGACACAATGGAATGAAGCAGTCAAAAATTCAAATAATCTATTTGCCATAACATTTATAGCTACATCTGCATCAATCAATCTCATTCTTACTCACTTTCCTTGTACGGTTCAGGCAGTGGCATCCATGCGATAACCTTTTCATATCCTAATTTACTGTTTGTCTTAAATTCCGTATCTATAAACCCTAATGTATCAGGGTCATAAATAACGCTGTAAAACCCAAATCCAAGTTCCTCATTATATTGGCAATACATAGGTGGGTCATCTTCATGATTCTCTACAGTGCACATATAAAATCTACAATCGTCATCTTCAGGTAACCTATCACTACATGGAATCCAACCATTGTTGTGTTCATCTTCATTTCCTACAATTTTTACTTTGCACCCAAAATTTTTTTCGATTTCTTTCATGGTTACTTCTTTATAATCTTCTTCACGTTGCCAAAGAAGAGCATCTTTTGAACTAATTCCATAAAAACGTGCATTGTATACTCGCATTACATCAAAAGCATCAACATCTTTATACTTCATGTCTGTAGTATAATCATTCAAATATAACCAACCTATAATTTTATTTTCAGACATATTTACAAATAAATCACCCTCATCAATAAAATCTCTCATAACAATATGAGATGTCCCATTTCTCAAAGTTACTATCATTCCAGTTTTTAAATCATCTAATTTCATAGTTTTTACTCACTTTCTAACAACTCCTTATTGTCAAATATGTTTCCGATAATTTCCCATTTACTGGAATCAAAATCTTCCAGTAAATCAACCTCTCCATCTGCCGAACCACGAACATCCGAATTTTTGTATTTGTGTGTGCATATTCCAAATCCGGCAGCATCATCACACCAACAAACCTCTGCAAAGTAATCATGTTCTGAATCCAAACCAGAAAGATACGGATAAATAAAACCATCCATAAGGTCATTTTCAAAAATAAGGTGATTGTACTTATCCCTTTTCCCTATACATTGGCAAATGGTGGATGGGTCAATCTCGTATTCGACATAATCCGCTCTTGCAGTTTCAAATTGAAAAATTGTATATTTCCCAACATCACATCGAAGACTTCCATGAACCCACACGCCATCTTCAACATCATTGTTGTATGTTCCAACAATTTTTGCGGTTTTTGCCTTAAATAAATATCTATCGTCCATATTTCCTCCTATTCTATTTTTGATTGAAGCCAATTTAACATACATTTTTTACATCCATCTTTACCATTCGGATGGACGCACACATCATAGTTTCCTTTTTTCCAATTAACCATATGTGGACAAGGGATGGTCTCTGCTAATTCTTCGTCCGTCATGTTTCTTATCCTGTCTGCGTTAGTCATTGTTATCACCTCCAATTTCTATAATCAGCAACTTTTCAGCCTTTGGATTGCCTAGTTTCAATTCTTTGATTTGAAATCTATACTTATAAGCATCCTTTCCAATCTTTTCAAATAATTTCTTTCTTGCTTTTGTTTTGCTTGGTTCGCAAATATCAAATTGAAATTCTTTCTTTTTGGTGTTCCAGACACCATAACGTTTCTTACTATTCATTCAGCACCTCTCAATTCTTTCAGTTTTGCCTCAGCAGCTTCTTGCGTAAAGAATACTTTCTCTCCAAAATCTTCCCAACAAAAGTCAGTACAATCAATTGTATATACCATTTTGCCACTTGGCATAATCTTCAGTTCAATTGCACTCGCATTCAATTCAAATACATCATGACATATTTCATCAATGCAGTACAACATCTTAACTTTCCCAAGTGAATATGGCAATTTTATAAGTCTGCCTTGTTCTTCTAAATTTTCGTATTCAGCAAGTTTCAAAAATCTCTCTTGCTATATTTCTCTGATAACCTTGTGAAATATGTTTCTCATACTCTGCCTTATCAGAAATATAATCCTTATAGTCCGTCAATCTGCTCATTCTTCCTCGCTTTCTTTTTCAGGCTTATCTACATTTCGTACATCGTATGTTTCTTCATAATCTGTCAATACTGCTACTAATGTTATTTTATCCATGGCTAGTCCTCACTTTCTTCATCATATAATTTTGCATATTCCCATGGATAAGAAACAATTGAACAATCACTTGTAGTAAAACTAGTTCTCCCTCTTGCATAAGCATATACCTTTCCATTTTTATATTCATGAAAGTGTCTACGTTCCCAATGATCTTTGCTCCTATTTTTTACTAATATTTTGGCATCCGTTTCAACATTCTCCCACTTATTATATTCTTCATTAAGCCACTTCATTTTATCTTCTACACAACAGTTTTTTCCAAATAAACATTCCCCACATGATATATATCCACAGGGTGATGGCTTATTTATTTTAATATCTACAGCCAATTCGCAGTTATGTGATACAGTTATTTCTAAAATCTTATCCATGAATTTTTCTTTATTCTTCATTTTGTTTACCTCTCTTTCTCAAAGTGACGAGATTACGCCACTTTTGATTCACCTAAATCCCGAAGAAATGCGGTTTTCATCGCTTCGTAATTTTCTTCCATATTTTCACTAAATTCGTATGTATTGTTCGAATAATCTCCAATCCATTTCTCAAAATGCAAATCACAATCATTCTCAAAAACATATGCAACCATTGCCAACAAAGCTGGGTATGCCTGATGATATAACGGAGAAGACATTCTTACTGTGTCTTCGATATAGTCCTTATAATCCTGCATATCATCAACTGTAATATTTGCATTTACTATATTATGTACAAATTCGATATCAGTCATTTTATTATCATCTGTAGCAACTGCTACTTCATTATTCTCTGTTTTATCCTCGATATGTAAATAGTTCATCATAAGTGCCGTATATGTTTCAATTTTTTGAGAAATAAGTTTTTTCCCTGTAGTTCCTGGTTCTTTACTTAATAAATCATATGACCATTCACCAATTAAAACATCATGTAATTTTGTCTCGATAGCCATTACAAATTCTGCAAATTTACTATCTGGTAAATTCAACTTTGTAAATTTATCAAATACTGCGATCCATGTAGAGATATCTTTCTTAACAAAAATACTCTTACATTTATCCTCACAGCATTTTTCAATTCTCTGCAAATAAGAACGAATTACTTCGAACTCTTCATGATTACTATTTTCTTCAAGCATTGCGTTAGCAGATTTTGCATCTTTTTTATACTTGTCCATATGAAAGACAGTCATTGCAGCACCGCAAACTAACTGAATATAATTTCCATTTTTTCTATCAGCATCAGAATATTTCATAGAATTCTTGAAAAATCCTTCTTCTCCAATATTTTTGATCTGACGTGCATATGTAGGAATCCATGTCAATGCTTTTTGACTTGTCCCCATTGCTTTATGGTTATTGTATCTTCTAATAAGAATACTAATATCCTCCATTGTACAATTTTCATGAGTTACGATTGTCAATTGAAAACGATCAAAACGTTTTTTCAATTCATCTGGAAAATCATCGAATGTATGTCCTTTTAGATGGAAAGTTTTTTTCTCCCAAATAAAATTTCCATCATCATCCTTCAATACTTTACCAGTTTCATCTAATGTCTTTGTTTGATATTCAATTTCATCATCTTCAATTTTAGATGTAAACTTATAATTTCCGTATCTAATTTTCATTATTGCAGATGTTCTCTGCATTGCGTCTACAATATATTTCTGTACAATGTTATCTTGTAAAGGAATTTCTCCAATAATAAACGGAGGAAGATAATCATCACTCAGCATAGTAACACCAATTTCATTAATGAAACCATTATCACTACAAAAGAATCTTTGTACATCTTGATTATCTGATACGTTTCCCTCTTTAACATCATCAATATAACTAATTGCTGGCACACTTTCTATTCTCACTTTGTTTACTTTCTTCATAATGATTACTTCCTTTCTTATTTACATTAAAATCTTTACATTTTCATATGCTTGTATTGCGGCAAGATTTTCCGAATACTCTTTGTTATTCATATGTAATAACTCTTTAATTTCATTGGCTTTATACCCATCGCTAAGCATTTTAACAATTCTTCTCTGGTTTATTGATAGTTTTTTGAGATACTTTTCAATTTTTGTACCTTCAATATTATTACCACATGCTTCTTCGAAAGTATCAAATTTTGATCGTATCTTTTCGCTAATTTCATAACCATCTTCTGTTACTAATGCATTAATACTACTTATTTTTCTTGTTGGAATTCGTTTTTTACGATTTCGATTACGAACTTCTGTTTTAAATTTCCTTTTAATATTACTTGCTAAATAACATTGAAACTCAACCTCCTTTTCTGGTTCAAATCTTAAAACAGTATCTGACAAAACACTTAATGCAATACTGTAAAAGTCATCATAATCTTTATCAGATATTCCACCTATTTTATTAATCATTGGATTGCATATCTGTTTTAATTTTTGCATTTCATTTTCACAATACAGTTCTAAAGTTTCTTGAATATCCATTCTTCAAATTTCCTTTCTGTTTTATTGCTTTACTTAAATATTCTCCAAAATCCAACTCATCATCATTAACTCTTCTGTGTCTGGATTCGGAATAACATTTCGGACAACGACAAAACCTTTCGTGCTTGTCCTTTGAAAATGACAAAACACCAACCATAGGGATTCCACAATTTATACAGTTTTTAATCATTAAAACACCTCCTAAAAATCAAATAATTCTTCAATTATTCGTGGCTCATAAATACGTTTATCCATTCCTGCAACAGCTTTCTCAATCTCGTCTGTAGCAGTTTCAGAAATCTTCTTACCAAGAATAATGTTGAGAACATTCAGTTCGTTTTTTATTGTTCTTCTTTTTATTCTCCGTTCTTTTATCATTTTGTACGCCTTATAACCTTGAGCTGCGTTAAGGTTGCAGAACTCTATGTAATGATTCACGTCAGACAATTCTTGATCAATTAAACTTAGCTGTTCTACTAATTCTTTTTTTCGATTAGTAGCTTCTGTAGCCAATCCATTTAAATCAGATACCTTTTTTAACCATCTTTGTATATTTTCAGACATCATAACCTTTTCGGTTCTTTTAATGTCATTGTCTGTACATGGTTTTGTACAAGGTAAATCATCTGAGCATTTTTCTGGATGAAAAACTTTTCTCAATGCTTTATTTAATTGATTTTCACAAATGCTTTTTGCCTGTTTTTGTGAAAATTCGTCAGCAAAAGTAGGACAAGAAGTAGGAACATACTTTCCATTCTTATACTGAATCCATCGAGAACCATCTGTAATGACATATCTTGCCATTGACTTCATCTCCTTATTTAGTTTTTTGTTTTACAGGTAATAATATGGGCGAACTGCCTCATTTTCCTAAAACCTATTGACTTTTCAGATACAAATATGTAAAATAATATATCAAGGTTATAGTTTATTGCTATTTCCTGTAGACTTGTTAAAGCAGCCATTCTGTTAGGTGCGCCAACACCGTTTGAATCAGTTTTGGCTGCTTTCTTTTTATTATTATAGCAGAACATATGTTCTATTTCAAGAGGTAATATATGGAAACCACCTCACAGTCCAATATTCAGGACTTACGAAATAAAATTGTATGCAAATCCCCTTTTGGAACACCAACTTGTAAATCCGAGAAGACTCTAAGTTGATTAGCAAAGTCGTCACAGACTTTTGCTATTGTGGCGGCTTCTTCGAGAATATTATGACACTCTCCAAACTTTTTCTTTTTAAAGCCGATATTACAGTCAGGATTTTCAAGATCCTGTTTTGCAACAAGAACAATCGCATCTTCCTTCGCAACCTTCTTTGCCTCTTTTAATGTCGTTATTATATATTCCATAATACCACTCCTTCCTTTATTCTCCAAAATTCGCTTCATATACTTTGCGAATATTTAAACGTGTTTTTTTGTCTGTAACAGTTCCAATCTTTTTAATAATACGTTGATTACTAATCGCTCTCATCTGCTCACCTAAAACGACAGAATCCATTTTTAATCCATTGTCAATACTTTTATGGATAATAGTGTGTGTTGGCATATTAAGTGACTTCAACTTCGAACTTAATGGCATAATAATAGTACAGGAACTGTAAATATTCCCTACGTCATTTTGTATAATCAAAACTGGACGAATACCTCCCTGTTCTGACCCAATAGTTTCGCCAAGATCAGCCTGTACTATATCATATCTCCTAATATCCATAAAAATCATCCTCCTTTCTTTTCTTTCGTTGATACTTCGTATTATATACTATTTTGTATTATATGTCAACATATATTATTGAAAAATATAATATTTTTTGCTATTATACAAATATATAATAGAAAGGAGCAATATATGATACAATTAAACATAAAACAAATCCTTCAAAACAAGGGTAAAACCGCATATTGGTTAGCTAAAAAAACAGGAATATCGCCAAATAATATAGGAAAAATTTGTAATGGTGAAACAAAAAACATTCGTCTTGACACAATGGAAAAGTTATGTAAAGCACTTGAATGTGAAATCGAAGATTTATTTTTATTCACAAAGGACGATACTGAATAGTACCGTCCTTACATATACTACAAAATTCTCATTTCATTAGCCATATCAATTGCCTTCTGGTATTTGTCTACATCATCTGTGAGCATTCTTATAATCTTTCCAAAATCATCAGACTTTAATGAAATAACAGGCATATTCTTAACTATTTCATCTCCTTTACCAGCAAGTACATTATGAATAAACTCTCCATGATCATTGATTAACTGTCTGTTTTTCTCTTCTGTTAAGCCAATATAACGTGTAGTAGTTTGAACATCTGAGTGATTAAGCATATTCTGGAGAGACAAAATACAATCTGGGTCAAATGGATGTGTTTTATAAATCCAGTACCCCCACGATTTTCGTAAGCTATGACTTGACACTGGATATTGTATTCCAACATCTTCAACTGCCCTCTTTAATTTTTTTCTATAATCATCTGTTTGCCACTTAACAACATCATTATATTCAACTTCGTAATAAATGTAATCTCCTAATGATGAATATTTTTTCTGCTTATGAAAATCATTAAATATCTTTTCCTTTCGCTTATCAGAAAAGTCTTTATTTAACGCCTTACACCAAGTGTCTATACTATTCTCAGAATATATATCTAACATACATCTATTAATCCAGTCTGTCTTAGGCTGATAACTGAAAATATATTCATTATAATGCTCTATTGGATTGATTTTGACGTGTGACAAATAATTATCAACTGCTTCCCATACCATATTACTCACAGGAATATTGGTAATCTTGCCTGTTTTCTGTTCTTCAATAGTGTCAATCTCACTTTTTTGATTTCCGTTCTCATAATACAAATCTGACCACTTCATCATCACTGTATCACCAATACGTCTACCAAGTAGCAGTTCTAATAGAGTGATTAAATATCCATCCCATTCTTCATTCTTCTCAAACCACTCGACAACATTCTTAATATCAGACATATTCCAAAATGGCTGCACCTCTGTTTTACCTTTTTTCTTAGTTGCATAATCTCTTGTCTGTGCCATGATAATTAACCTCACTTTCTACCAAATCTCTAAAAATCTTTAATCCATATACTCCATAAAATCATCTTCAAAACAATTCATGCAATCATCCCAACCACCGATACCAAAATATTTTCCATTCTTAAACGCTACCATAATACCTTCATCTTCAGCACAACTTGATTCACCAAACAAAGCCACATCAGCAGTTTCTTCATCCATATCTTCTTCGACATTGATAAGAATTGAAGTCGGCATGAATACTTCGTCATCAGATAAAACATAATCATCATGAGTATCTTCACCTACAGCATCATTTAAATAATTGATGTATTTAATAATTTTATCTCTACAAAGAGACGAAATATCAACTGACTTAATCCAGTTAAGTAATTCCTCCTCTTCTCTTGTTAAATTAACTACTTCAAATTGATCTGTCTCCAGATTGTATTCTGGTTCATTATCACCTACCAGACAAATTTCAAGCTCTCTTTCTTTTCCAAATATTGTCATTGCAACTTTTTCATTACTTTTCATAATTAATCACCTTTCTTTTTTAAATTTCTACTTTAATATTCTCTAGTTTTTCAGGATAATATTCTTGTCTCAATTCAACTGCCTTGTCGTACACTTCTTCATATGTATCACACCAACGTATCTCAAGGCAGCGAGAAATTGACTTACAATGTAAACAATACAGGTTTTTAACGTGAAACTTCTCACGCTGATGACCACCTCGCTGAATTCCTGCGCCTAAATAATTTTCTCCTAGATGCTTAATACAAAGGAATCTGCTGCTACGTTTAGGATTGCCGTTTTTATTTTTATACACAGTTTATCACCTCTTTCAATTTTTCTGCTACACGAATTGTCTGTTTCAACTATTTACAGTAATTACTTCTCTTGGATCAACATTATAAATAATTGTATGGAAACCATCATATAAATGAAGTTTATATTTTAATTTATTTGACTTTATTGATTCTCCAATAATTTTTGCTTTTATGTTTCTGTAATAGACAATATCGCCTTTCTGCATTTCGTTACCTCCTAAATGAAATAATTTTTCATTCCTCTAAATATTTTAAATATCTCACAGGAACTTTTTTGGTAAGCCATACATTATTCATAGACAAGAAAAAATTATATCCATCTCTGTACATCTGACCTGCATTTACCTGATATACAACTTCTTTTCCATGCCGTTTACCAACTTGTTCAGCTGTTTTCACATCTTTTGAAAGATGGACATATAATCGACTCTTTGGAATCAATCCAGTTTCTTCAATTGATTTAACATACTTTTCACCAGTTCCATGATATAAAAATTCTGGTGGTCTTTTCTCTTCTAGTTCTACATCCACTGGAATAGAATGCCCCTGATTTGCTCTGATTAAAGTTTTATCTTCATTGAATGAATATCTTTGCTTTGAATCAGTAGAAACAATTTCTTCTAATGCTATCATATCAAACTCAGGATTATTCTTCTTAATTCCTTCTATCAATTCTGACACATTCGCCCAACCATGTTCATCAAGGACTATCCCGATTACTTCTGGTTTATGTCTCAAAATCAAACTAATATATTTACTTACATTATTCAAATTCATTTATTCATACCTCCAATTCCATTAACAAGCTATAACATTCTTCTGAGCCATTGGGCATCCACAACAGGTTAAACATTCTTTTAAGTCATGTAAATGCTGCTCATTTATTCGCTCTTCATTATTTGCTCGTTCATTAGATATACACAATCTACATTTCTGCATATTTTTAACCTCATCTTTTGTATAAAGCTTACCAGAATATTTATATTTCCCTAATCTCATATAAAATATCTCCTTTCCGCTTGAAAAATTATTCATAAAAATTTCTTAGCCCATAAAATACTTCCAGTATTATTACAAGTTAATTCAATTTCATACTTTGTCTTAAACCATAATTCCAACCATTTGAGGAAGTCTCTTGTTACATTGATGATAAAACTATCAACACAATTCATATTGGGAAGCGTAATTTCCATTCCTGCATGTCCACTACCCATGATTTTGTATTCATATCTAAAAGGGACACCCTTAACGGCTAATTCATTATTTAACTCCATTATCATTTCTCTTGTTATTTTCTTCATATTATATCCTCCATTATCATATTATTCTAATAATTCCTCAATTTTTCATACAAAAATTTATAATTCGTAACTACTTCATATTTCTTCCCACAGATATCGCACTGTTTTTCTGTAATGATTTCACAATCTGTATAATCTGCACATATAATTTTTCTATTCAAAATTATATCATCATTTCCATCACTTCTTCCGCAATGAGGACATCGTATATAATTTATTTGTCTCACTCCATTTCTTATAAAAATATTCATATTGACTATCCGATTTCAGCCACTTTAACGTTTCCTATTTGTAAAAAACAATTATAATCAGCAACAGTCATCTCAATGTCATTTCTCAGATCTTCAATTTGTTCTCCATCTGAATATTCATCATCTGATTCTATAATAAAACTCACTTCGTATTTCATAAATTATCTCCTTTCCTGAAGAAATCGTCATTTACAGTGGAATTTTACTACTTCTATAATCTTCAATCTTTGTGGTTCTCTGTCTGCCATCACCTCTTCTATCTAACCACCTGCGATTTAAATCATCAATATAATTCATTCTCTTATTTTCATCAACCGAAGTTTTCTCAACTCCGTTTTCAGTATAAACAAATCGTACTGGTAGTTCCATTTATATCATCTCCTTATTTACTCATATCAATTTACCATTTTAAATGAATTCTCTGCATACTAATAAAATTATCAAATTTATTACATTCTTTTATTTTAACATTCGTTTTAATTAAATTTCCAATTGGAATAAACTTATACTCTAAAGTATTATCAATCATAAATTCAACTCTAGCAAAATTACTATGTTCATAAACTTCAATAACTGTTCCAATTTTATGTGTTTTTATTTCAAAAACATTATCGCCTTTCTTAAATTCCATTTACATCACCTCAATTACTTCCAAAACTTGTTTTAACTCTTTTGTCAACCTTCTTACCTTTATTCCATTACCACATTCCTGTTTATACAATTCGCCTTTTACAAACATATAAATTTTATTATGAAGTTTTCTCTCAGATGTCTTGTAATTTATTGAAATGCGATATATATCCTCAGAAATCGGTTTGGTATTATTTTCAGCAGTTTCAAAACCTTTATAAATGGTAATACTTTTAGTATTTTTATTAAACCAATTTTCATTTTCTATATTAAACTTTGAAGTAAGATCTGTACAAAACCATCTTACTTTTCCATCTTCAAGACCAAAACTAATCCAATGTAGATTATTTTCCATTTACATCACCTCTTCCAATCTTCCAAGTAAATCATTCTTTCTTGTCTTTAATACCACTATTATATCTTGCAATCAATCTACTGATTTCTTCTTTGCTTAATTCGACTTGTCTTGAATCTCTTTGTCTTATATCATTGAAATTTATTTCTGCTTTCTCTTTTGTATTTAATTTTGTCAAAATTTCCATTTACTTCACCTCAATTCCAAATATCTCGCAAAAATCTTTGTCCTTAATAATATCAGCTATCCTAAAATATCTTCTTGCAATCTCATTAAACATATCCCTTTCACAAATTGCTTCCGCTGCTTTAGGATGATTGCTTTCTATAAAAGACTTATATTCTATTACTAAATCAGAAAATAACTCTTTTTCATTTTCTCTTTTGCAACTAACTCTAACATAACTATCATAGCATTCTTTTAGTTTATCATTTGGAATGCCTATAAATAAATTTCTTCGCATAATATTCTCCATTTCTATACCAAAGGAAAGTTAAATTTCTTTGCCTTATTCAAACCAATTATTTTCTTCACAGCAATTTATTATCGCATTAAGAATATTTTGGAGATTTTGAACTTCTCCATTATCCAAATCCACATTCATGTTTTCTCTAGCATATTTTGCAAATCGCTTTGATACTTCTAAGAGAATATTTTGGTTATCATTGATTAACTCTTTTCCTATCTGATTTCTCATGATATCTTCACTTATGCATTCTAACTTTACAGCTTTCTCATGAGCATACACGCAATCTTTGGCAAATTTGGTCAAGTCCGATTTTTTAATTTTTCCTTCCATCAATAACATCCTTTGGAATCAGGTAAAAATCTCCAACCATTTCTGCGATATGTTCATCTGTCCATACTGGTGTATCTGTTTCTAATACTGAATTTTGATACCAGTCTTGTAAAAACCCTTCGCTTACAGCATTTTCTTTTATAAATTCTTTTGTTTTATTATCCATAATGTTTTTCCTTTCACTTAAATCAAAGTAAACTTAGATTTATTTGGTTTTATCGGTATATTTATTCTTTTATCGTTTTTGTAACAGTAGCAAATTCACCTACAAAGTCAACGGCAATTATATCTTCACTTAAATATTCACCTTCATACGCACCATTTAAGCATTCCTTATACCTTACGGCATCATACCCCATCACTACAATATCTTTTTGAATACCGAAATATTTATTGCGATAAGTCACCTCAACTTTCTGCATCGGTGTAAATTTTATGGATACAGGATAATCTCCTTGGTATACAGATACTATTTTTCTTTTATTCTCCAACAACAACTCTACATTAGATACAGTTATTATCTCCTCTGTATATTCGTTGTTACGAATATTTTCTATTATATTTTCTATTGTTTTATTCATTCTCATTTTTATCATCCTCTCCTTAAATCTAAATTGTGTTTATTTATTGCACCAATTGTAATAAAAAATCCAATTTTTCATCACAGATTCTAAACTTTGGTAAGGACACCATGCATTGCTATTTTTATCATAGATATTAATATATGGCATACTTCCGTTGTTATGAATCTCTGAACGAATATCATACTTAGAACCTTTTATAAAACCTCTTGATGTTCTTCCAATAAACTTTCCAATCATATATTCTCCTTATTATCCCTTTAAATCTAAGCCATATATATTTTCAACTACTCTTAACAAAATACTATGCCAATTCCCTAATAATCCATTCCACAAGCAATACTCTCGAAAAACATCATACTTATTCATCTTCATAATTTCTTCATCACAAGATGTATTATTTTCATCTAAGCCCATACGTTCCCTTATGGCTTTCATTACTGTATCATTATACTTATTCATTGATTATATCCCTCCTTCGGTTTGAAAATTTGATTTCTTGTCTTATTCAGTTGGTTTATCTAATTCATTTCCATATACATCTACATAACCACCATAAGTATTTCCATCTTCATCATACCAAAAATACCATTCTGTATCTGTTATTCTCTTGATACTTACATTAGATGTTTTTGTATTATTTATCCATTTTTCCGCTTCGTTAATAGCAACATCTTCATTTGAATATATCCCAAGCACCCTTGCGTTTGCTTCTGGATGTTCTCCTCTATTATTAATTACTGTATGTACTATTGTATATAACATGTCATCCACTCTCCAATCTATTTAATTCCAGCTTCCTTACACAATTCCAAAAACTCATCCTGGCTAATTTGCATTTCTGGTTTAATAGTTGTCTCATAATAATGAATTGTATCTGCCGCAAGATTATAATTCTTATCAGACTTTGCAAGATCAACCATTGATTCTAATGTAAATTTTACAATACCTATATATGTTTTTTTATCTATTTTGTCCATATTATTCACTCCAATCTTCAAATGAATCTATTCCAGCAATACATTGCAGCTTTACTATCTATACTCTCATAATATTTTACTTAATTCAGGAAGTTTATTTTGCAACAATTCAATTATTTCGTTATTTCTCCTAACATTAGATGCTATTCTTAACGTTTGCCGTTTCTCTTCCCTATAACTACACGATATGCTGTCTAGTCGTTCCATGATTTGTTCGAATGTTGCTGGCTCATCCCCATCATCAAATAAATCTTCAAACATATTTGAATGAAAGAAATCATCATCAACAATACCTGCGTTTGCATACTTTATTCCTAACGCAAATATTTTTATCATGTTTATTCTTATTTTTATATTATCCATATCTATATTCTCCTTTCCAATTTTCCAATGAATCTATTATTTCTTCCTATGTGCTTCATCCCATCCTTCAGGCTTTCTCGTGTCAAATCCATCCCAAATCTTGTTTCCGAATGCCATACCACTGTGAGATTTACCTAATATTCTATCATATAACTCAGCTTCCTCTTTAGTGATCTCAATTCCTTTGTCATATTCTCCTGGTGTATCATATTCATACTCTTTTGCATCAGATTTAGCATAAAACTTAACCCAATGATTTTCCTGAGTAAATATATTATGAAACCATACTACGGCAGCTACCACTTTGCCTGTTTCAAATTCAGTTGTTACTTTTCTTTTAAATCGTGGATTATAAGCTGGATATGCGGGGAATCCATTTTTACGGCAATATTCTTTATCTTCTTCATCATATTTCTTTTTTAGCTGTTCAGACGGACATACATAGTCTCTATGAACCTTATTACTATGCACACCAATATATTGTCTATGATACACTCCATCATTATCTGTATATCCTTTTACTATATACCTTTCTCCGTTGATATACATATTACCTCTGTTATCCATATAATGACAATTTCCGTCTTCATCATATTCTGTTGAATAATTTTTCATAGCCGCATTGTCATAAGCGTTCTTTACAGCCGCTCCACCAAATAATCCTAAAGATAATAATAGTCCTAACATAATCATCAACCACCTTTCTTATTTTATATTACTATCTTCTCCACTTTTCCATCTCGTCTACAGACTTCTTATTTAAGTCATTGTACATATCTTGTCTCTTATGAGATTCTTGATTTTTACTATATTTGTAAGGAAGCCAAATACATAAATATCCTGCCACTAAAAAGCCAATTAAATCTGCCATAATAGATTCCTCCAATCTTAAATCTCTTTATATTCAAGTTTCTTCAAATTTTTCTTTATAAATAATGGTACTATAATTTCTCATAAATCTACCCATTGACCGTAGGAATCGAATCATAAACAATACTGAATATAGTACCATTTTCCACAGACTTCAACCACTCCCCAATCTGGAATAGGTGTTTTTGTTTCCACCATTTTTTTCACCTCGTCCGTGAATTTCTCTTCATCATCCTCATTATCTAAATACGCCCATTCTTTGAGATAGTTTTCAAGGTTTTCCTCTAAATCCTCGAAAACGATTGAACCGTCTTTCAAGTTTTTCTTGGCTTCCTCTTTTGTGCATCCGTCTGCTATAAGGATATCAATATCTTCCGGGATTTCCTCAAATTCATAGTGAACAGCCATTCCTTGAGCTAAAAAGGATAAATATTCTTTTAAATCATATAAATCATCAATTTGTGACCACTTATCCCACTCATCAGGTAACTCTTCTTCGTTTGGTTCAAAGAAATTTTTTAATTCTTCAAACGTATATTTTTTCAATTCAGCCGCTGCATTTCTTTCTGTTAAATCAATTAAATTGTATTTCATAACCTTTTCCTCCTTATAATTCATCGATTTCCTCGCAGGAAACCGCTTCTTTGTAGTTATCATCGTCATCCAATTCCCTATCTTCTGGGATGTCGAAATACATCTTTATAATTAGACTATTTTTTTCATCTACCATATAGCCATACAAATAATTTCTTCCATCACCTAACAATTCCCAACATTCATCATTAGAAACCAAACGCCCAATATATGTCTTTCCATCATATACAATAGAACGAATCGGGAAATCGTCTATAGAATCAAAGTTGTCGGAAAAGGAACTTTTCATTTCCTCAAAATTCCATTCTTTAAAATCACATGATTCTCCTTCCGAGTAGACTTTTAAATCGTCCATAGTCCACCCATCAAAACCAATTTTTGATAATGCTTCTTCTTTCGTCTCAAAGATTTCATTTTCATAACTTCCGTTATCCTCTCTTTCCAAAACAAAGAAGTCATACATGGAATTATCATAGATTCCAATTTCTTTGTATGGCTCATCTTCTCCCTCACCAAAAAGAAAATACGCAACATCACTTGCCATACTTTCATTATCAGCAATCACGTAGTCACTTTTTTCTTCATCGCCGAGCATATACTCAACTTCATAAATTTTATCCATATTTTTCTACCTACTTTCTTTTATTTGTATTACACAACCTTTATGCGCCTCACTCTAAACAGTATCAAGAATTATAAAGTGCAACAATTGTTCAAAATATAGTTACTGTCATTATATCATTTTATATTTTCATTGTCATTATTTATTTCTCATTTTTACCACCTCTTTCTTTTTAATAAACCTTTAATAAATGTTATAATAAACAAGTGTCCTATATGCAGGACACTTTTAACTTCTTGTGTTCCAATATTCAATTGTTTTTTTGATTGGATTCTTTTCTGTTTGTGTAAAATCTTTAAAACCATGCAATCCACATTTAATACATTGGATATGAACAGCTTTATAAGCATCTCTATCAAATTCTTCTATATAAATATCTTGACTTCCGCACATTGGGCATGGCTTTGCATTATTTGCCTTTACAAACAATTTTGATTCCACCTCCTCATTAAATTTAATAAAATCTGTTTTATAAAACACTCCATCCATATTCTCGATCAAAAATGTTCCATCTTGATTAGCCATTATTACTTTCACATCTCTTACATCAATTTCACATTTTGCATCTTCTTTATCTTCATCGTCATCCATGTAAAATAAATCTTTGAATTTTATTTTCATCTAATCTTCTCCTTTACCGTATAATAATCCTCATTTCTAAATGTGCTTTTCATTATGTCTAATCAAATGACCAATCCAGTGCCTGACCACAATTACCACAAAAATTATCTTCTCTCTCAACTCCTCTTCTGCATACTGGACAACAAGCGTATCCACTTTTCCATCTTTTAATTCGTTTTGGAGTTAATTGTTCTACCGCCTTTCTTATCCATTCTTCTCTTTTCTGTTCTTCATTTTTATCCATACTTTTACCTCCATGGAAATTTCCGATTCATTGATTAAACATAATTGTAATAGTATATTCATGTTCACTTTCAATCATTGCCATTTTAACTCTAGTATCTTTTTTAATTTCGTCACACAACATTCTTAATTGTTCTCCATTTAGGGTTTCTTCTGTTTCCATTATGGTCGTCATACCTTTATATGTATCAAATTCACCTTCAAGCCATTCAATTCCATATTTAATATATTTTTGTGCTAACAATTTATAATCCATAAAATTAACCTCACTTTCTAAACCAAGTAAATCATCGTTTCTTATGGCTAAATAAATTCTTCAACATATCCCATCGCTAACACATCTTGCATATAATTATAAAAATTTCTAGTTACAATTATTTTTTCAGGCGAATAAATAATATGTCTTTCATCGTATAATCTGTTTAGAATTTCAATTTCTTCTTCATCCATTTTCGAATAGCTCCATCCTTGACATGCATTTTTTATTGAATAGTCTATATACGGATATAATCTAAGTTCCTTTTGTGAAATTGTTCTGTTCAAGAATGCCACCGCTTTTTCTTGAATACTATCTGTTAGTATTCCTCTCATATAAAAACCTCGCTTTCATAGTAAATCTTCATTTCATTCCTCATCTGTGCATACAACGCAATACATACAACTGTCACAACAACCATTGTCACATTCTTCAGATGTAACCTCGCTGCAATATTTATCATATTCATCACAATATAACATATAATTACCTCCATTTCTTGAGGAAACTCTTGTTTACTGTGCTTTATACACTGTCCAATAATAATCTTCCTTACTTGGAATATCTTCTGCTGACATATCAGGATTAAGCATCTGCGTTCTGCGTATAAAATCTTCGTATCTATCAACAAAGTCATCACAATAAGTAATTTCTTCTGATAAAATTCTTCCATCATTTGCAGCATAATCATAGATAACAGATGATTCATCACTATCATAGGTGTCAAGAAACATTTTCACATTTCTATTATCTTCAGTTTCCTTTAAATAATCAGTAAGACATTCCTCTGTTATTGTAAACTTTGTTTGTCTTGACGGATTATAGTTATCTCCAATATAATCATTTAATAATAATTCTACTGTTTTCATATATCATCACTCTCCAATCTCAAATAATTCATCACCTGAAAAATCAGTCATATCTTATAACACTGCATGAGCAAATTCTTTTGGATATTCTGACCATATTTTATCTTGCAATTCTTCCGCACTTAATCCTTCAAGTTCATAATCCTTGACGAATTTTTGCATTATATTTTCCATTCTATATTCATAATTCTCTTCTATTGTTGGGATATGCATATCTTATACCTCCATTTCCGCAAAATGTTTCATATCTTCAATCATCTTTTCAGGTGTATTTGCAAATTTTTCTTTCCAACCAGCAAAACAATTTTCAAGATAGCCCTCAAAATTGTCTATGTTTTGTGGTTTCTCTGCAAATCTCCTTAATACATCAGCTATTTGTTTTGCATAATACCTATTATATGTGTTGTTATATTCATCTTCTGTAAGATAACTGTAACTTCTTAAGAATTCTTCCTTTGTAAGATATGTAAAGTCTCTCATTTTCTCTTCATCGTCAAGAAAATCTGCGTTTTTAAATTCATTGCTCATACAAATCAACCATCCTTTCTATAATAAATCTCTTAATTTCTCTGCAAACTCTTTTAATGCATTTTCTTTATATTCCTCATTATGTACAAGATCAACCACACCAGGAACACCTTGAAATCCATTTCTCTTTGCTTCTAACATAAGATATGTTTCTTCTTCAACATCAAAGTCATCATAAAGTTCCCACATTTTTTCGTGTAAAGTCTCTATTAATTCTTTCTTTGTCTTTGGATTCTTAATTGTAATTTCAGTACACCAATCTTCATGGCAAGGATTATCTCCCTGCATGTATAATTCGATTTCATTTTTATCTGTATCTCCAAACCTAAATTTAAAATCCGTTCCATCTGATAATTCATCAAGATACTGTTCTAATTTATCTAATCTCATAAGATCAACCTTCCTTCCCGTTTGAAATTGCTATTTCTTAGCATTTGAATAATGTATGCTTGCCATCTGCATTACGTTTCCATTCGTAACCTACAAATTCAAGAGCTTTCAAAGCTCCATTGTAATAACTCATATCTTGTGGTCTTGCATCTTTCATATTTGCAATCATCCACCGTTCATCTAACCATTCTTCCGTTTGCTGCTTAATTACTTTTGGTGTTCTCTTCATTTCCATCACTCCAATCTTCTAATAACTCATACACTTCGTCTTTATTGTCATACATATACTGACTAAACGCTTCATAATTTCCGTCTTTTTCAGGAAAATCCGCATAAAATCTATCATACATTGGATCAGTTATTATATGTTCATTGAATAACTCTCCCTTGTATTCAAGTTCTGCGTCTGCCCATATTCCATGCGAAATATATCCAATATCTTCAATTCCATAATAGTTTGGATATTCTTTCATAGGGAAGCTTGCTACACCATTTTTCACCACAAAATCTCTTTCTATTGTGCTTGTCATTTTAATCACTCTCCAATCTCTTTAAGAAACAGTTCTTTCCTTTGGTTTTTATTCCAGACATATCTTCAACTGTTTCTGTTCTGTCTTATTCGGTGTTCGCACTAACTTATTTCCATCTTTTTCTTTTACAAATAGCAGATTTTCTTTTGCCATATCATCAATAACTTTCATAATATGGTTGATTGTCTGACCGCTTCCATAATTCCGACCATCATTCAAACCAACTCTCCTTAATCTGAATTGATTTGCAAGACTTCTACACACATCAAAAGCGTAAAAATATTTAGTTTTCCTTGTAGTAATGCATGTTTCAAATAATGATTTGCGTATTTCTTTGTCTCTGCTTTTCAGATATTCCTCGTATTCGTCATCAGTTATATCATAAACGGTTTCATGTAAATCAACCCATCTTAATGAAAATGTTTTTGCTTTTTCTATAGCTTCTGCGACTGACTTAATCTCATTTTTTAATACTTCGCCACTATAATTCTGTGGGTGCATATACAGATGTGATTTACCTTTTGTATATGTGGCGCATACTCCATTAAATTCTGGTTTATTACATTTCCAGCCAAGACTTGTAAATAATCTATCAATTTCCTTTCCAATAGTTTCTCTTTCATCTACTTTCCAATTACCATTCATGCCATCATATGCTGGCGTATCAATGTTAAAATATACATTTGAATATTCATTTCCATAATCTTCATCAGGATTCCAGTTATTTGTAAGTGCATGATCTTCTCCATATTCATAGCCTAATCCGTACTGATGATATTTTATACTCATAGTCATTTCCTCCTTACTGCATAGCATATTCGTATCCATGTTTTAATAATGTTTCTGTTATTTTTCGCTTAATCCAAGGCTGTAAATATCTCCATTGTGTATATGGCTTTCCATAATTGAATCGTACATAATCTGGATAACCTAATCCATTTTCAGGCGTTTCAACTTCTACATACTCACTGTAAATTCCGAAACATCCTACACCTTTTAAAAGATAGAATTTATATTCTTCTCCGTTGTATTTTCGTACAAACAATAATGTCTTTTCCATATCAATCAACCTCACTTTCTATGCTATCTTTTCCCATTCAATATGTGTATCCTTTCTATGTGCCTCCCTTGATACAACAAGAATTTCTCCCTTGTAATATCTAAACATGGTGTCATCTAAATGTGGTCTTGCTAAAATTTTCTGCCTTATTTTTTCAATTTCTCTTCCACCATGTTCAGCTTCATATTTTTCTAATGCCCATTCTAAATCCTCATAAAAGTCTAACAATGCACATTCAATCGCTTTTCTGTGTCTGATTTCATTAATTTCATTCATTCGCTTTTCAGCAGCCTCATAAGTCTCGAACACTTCATTTGGATATCTGTCATTATGACTTCCATAACACTGTGTCCATACAGGATATTTTTTCACAAGTCTATATGTATTATGATCAAACTCAGGTTCAATAATTGGCTCTACATTTTCCATTTTTACAAGATAACCATTATCAAATAACCACTGAATATCTGAAGGATTTTTGATGTATCTGCCTTTCATTGCAGCATTGATTTTCTCTTTCTTTTCCAGATCCTCTGTGACTGTATATAAATCTGTATTATAAATACATCCTTTAGGAACTTTCTTAAATTTCGTTTCTGACTGGAAATCATCAAATGGAACTCCGTTTATTAGTCTGATTTCTGGTACTTTCAACTGTGATACTTTGTGAGTACACGTTGTTTTATATTCATATATTCCATATGATACATACATTCCAAACTGACTATCTTCAATGTAATAACAAACCTGATTCCGTTTCATTTTCACATTCTCCTTTCTAATAAATAAGACAGACACATTTGTTTGCGTCTGCCTTATTATTCTCTGTATTAGTCTTCTTTGACTTCTAAAATCTCGTATTCAACATCGCCATTGTCAAGTCCGTAAATTCGCTTACATTCTTCAACAGATGATACTTTACAGCTTTGTGTTCTCCGTTCCCAACTACTCATTGCATCCCTATATCTAAATTTTATATTAAGCATTTGCATTTTCCTCCTTTGGAGTAATTAAACTCATAAGATTATCTCTAATATAGCCACAGAAAGCATCAATACTTCCATTTCCAATTGTCCAACAACTATCTTCATCATAATTCCAATGGATAATTACTTCATGCCCTGCCGTAATATTAGGTAAGTCAACATCTGACTTGCTTGCATATGAACTCTTTGAAAGAGCTTTGAGATATACATATCTTCTGATATTCTCAATATCTCTTTCTGTTTCTGCATTGAAAATCTCTACCAGATATTCATCAGAACATTCATCATAAATATCATATTCAGAAGCTCCATTTTTCTTATTATCAAGCCTCTTCAACTCTTTACTAATTGCAAACAGTGCTGATTCCTCATATTTCTTACACTCTTCTTCACTTCTAAATACAGTTCCATCCTCTGCAATATACTCTGTTCTTACAAGTTTCTCAATTGTTTCTGTTTTTCTAATTTCGTTTACCTTCATAATATTTACCTAACCTTTCTTATTTTATATGTTCTTCAAATTTCTTTCTAACAAGTATCCAAAATCCTTTATCTGTCAATGGCATTTTAGATACATCACATACCTTTCCACCGTCAAGATAATTTGGATTTCCATTTAGTTTGTACACATCATAATCAATACACCAATTTCCATCATAATCTCTTAATGTAACATCTACGCTGTATTCATCTGTATTGTATTGACCAATACTATCATTCATTAAGTCATATTGTTTTGACTTTAACTTTTTTCGTAACTTTGCATAATCTTCATAGCATTTTATTATTTTCACTTCAATCACACTCCTTTGGAAATTACAATTTCTTTTGCTTTATGGTTGCTGATAAATCCAGTTTCCATGTCTTACCTTGTCGGTATTTTTACTCCAAAATCCTAATTTAACCATACCTTTAACACTCCCTGTTCTATGTATACAACTGCAATTCGTTGTAAAGCTTTTACCGGTTGCGTTCTCATATTTTCGTGGACTACTATAATATGCCATATAATCACACTCCTATTCTACTGACCAATTACCAACTTTATTTCCATTGATATCTATTATGTTACCTTCATCATACCCATTTGTAATTTTTCTGCAAATATCCATAAGATTTCTCTGTAACTCATATCTGCCTTCAGTTGTAAGTACATCATCTTCACTATAAGCTGCACCACCTGTTTTAATTTCAATTTTCAACATAATTTTCACTTCCTTCCAATCCGAGTACATAGCGATCTCTGTACCTATTCCAAAAATATGATTTTAAATCTGCAAGAGTTTTTGTACCATTTTTTAATTTCTCATAATCTGCCTTTAACATATCTGATGTGTAATTTTTATAGTAACAAATACATGAATGAAATTCTTTTCCTTTTTGTGCATACCATCCAAGATTAGGTGGAAATGTTTTCTTTGCGATTGTACGGAAGACAATTACCAATCCGTTATAGTCTGGCAGTTTATGTTCTCCACTTAAATCTCTAAGCTCAATTTCTATTCCATCTGGTGTAATGGCTTTATCAAGAATTTGCATACTATATTACACCTCCCCATGTTTTGGAATTTCAATTCCAGACTTTATTTCTTCTCTCGCAACAATATATGTTGGAGTTGTTCTAAGTGTATAATATTTTTCTCTTATTTTATTCTGTTCTGCACTTGCCTCAAAAAAGTCTTTAGTTGGATCGTCCCAATACCAAACATAATATGTGTGTACAGTATGAGTAATTTCATCATATTTTCTTTTACATCTCATGATGTCACCATTCATCAGGAATGTATCTTCTTCTAATTTAAGACTATCAAATTCCGTTGGTGATACATGATGCTGTTTCTCTTTCCAAGTCCATACAATGAACTGATTCTGCCAATGTCCTTTGAAAATTTCTGCTCTGTATGTTCTCAGATAAGCATATAAATCTGTTTTACTTTTCCATGCACAACCTTCTCCAAAATATACATAAGGCGAATCATCTTTAGGATTGAATGATATATACTGTTTATCAAAATCCTTTGTTGTGAACTTATATCCATTTTCACTTACAAAAGGATTTTTACTATCTACATATTCCCATAAACTTACTTCTGCTATAAAATCAATAGCACCATCTGCACAGCATCCACAATTACCCCAATCACAAAATCTCTTTTCAATTTTACCTATATATTTCAGTTCTCTTGTTGGTAAATATGTCCATGCTCCACCACTTGTATTACAACTAATTATACCTTTGTATTCATGAACAAAAGGTGTATATGGTCGTTCACAGATATAAATTTCATTCACATCTGCTTCTTCAATATGAGCTGCTCCATAGTAATCTCCATATTCATCTGTATATCTAACGCAATCACCTACACTTGGAGTCTTTTCAGATCGTGTATTTTCTATAAGTTCGACATACATATTTGCCTTATCTACATCGTAATTCATAAGTGTATGCGAACCACAAAATCTTGTGTTAATCTCTCTTAATGTATCTATTGTATATTTCATATTAATCAACCTGCCTTTCTAATTTCGCCAACTTCTTGTCACTGTGTCATATAAAGCTCCGTTTGCATCCTGGTATTCATCGTCTTCTGAATATGTGAATACATAACATTTATGACCATTGATATTTTTTGTTTCTCTTTCGCCATATAAGATTGCATATCTTTCTCTGAAACTTGCACTATCGCACATTTCTCTCATTTCTTCATCTCGCTTTGGATTTCCACAAGCTGCCTGTACACATCCATATAGCCAACCATTCAGATAATCAATGTTGTAACAATACTGTTTCCATAAATCTGAATCATCAGTGAATACATAGAAACTTTCTCCATCGTCTCCACGCTTAATCCGTGGCTTGCCAAAGTTTGCAATAAATGCCATCAGGTTGTCTTTAATAATTTCCATTTCGTTTTTTGTGAAATCATACATAATCATTCCTCACTTTCTTGTAATAAAATAGGCAGCTAGTAATATATTCTCCTAACTGCCTTTATATTTATTATTACTTACCAATTTCTTTTTGTCTAATGTGTTCACACGTTTCATCGGACACACCATGCTGTTTTAACCTTTTCAACAAACGTTCGTGAAAAGATAATTCTTTCCACCGTGGTTTACCTTTTGCCATTATTATCACCTACCTTTTCTATTTCATAAGTACAAGCAATTCCCTTTTCATTTAATCCAATTTCTATAATGGTCTCATAAATTAAGACACTGAACACGACATTTCTTAATGAATCTGAT